GGGTAACCAGACGCTTTAGTCCACACATCGCCCTGACTCAATTGCTGAACAGCGCGTGCGGTGTTAAAGGCGTGGACTACCTTATGGATGTGCCCCAACGGCAGGCCCTTATCACGAGCGGACTTTGCAATGGCCTCATCCGGGTTCTCACCCCCGTCGACGAGGTCTTGAGCCGCCTCTACAACAGCGGCCATCTTTTCTGCGGACTGCGCGGACAGCGACGGCGGGGGCATATGAAGTACCTCGGAAAAGTCTTTGCCCCATATTAACGGTATGGACCCGTTAAATAAAGGAGTTAACCCACCTGATCGACATGTTGTACGAGACGGGGAACTGGCGGAGATTCGGGCGTTTCGATCGGAGCCTCGTGATACTTCCGATCCAGTTGCTTGAAGAGTCGAGCACTCGCTTCGCGGAAGGTATTCGCGTCTTCGGTGCCCGCATCCTGCCCTGACTTCAAAGCCACATCCATAGCTGCGTGGTGCAATTCCATCACGCGAGCGTAGGTACGGCGACCCAGCGGCATCATGCGAACTGCCAACGCAGCCTTCAACGATCCCGAGAATACGGCATCTGCAGCAAAGTACTGCGCAGGATCCTTGGCTTTGGCTCGCGCAGAGGGCGCATCAAACAATCCCGTCACCGCGCGTACAATACGTGACGACTTCGTGTAATACCCATATGCTCGAATCAGGGATGGAAGAAGCATTGACGGCGGTCCTTGTTGTAAGGACCCAATAACCGACGTCGCGACCCATCCAGGATTCGCAAGCCGATCCCTCACATCAAACCACCACTTTTCGTACTGCGTTACAGCGCTTGGGTCGAGCCCTGTCACCTTGGAGATGTGCTCAGCACTTTTACCTGCAAGGACGAATGCCTCCAACTGAGCTTTCGCCATAGCATCCGCAGTTAACGGACCACACATCGGGTAATCAGAGTCTGGATCGTTCCCCGGAATGTCAGTATCGCGAGCCAAAATCGCCCGAGTATGGAACGCGTACGCGTCCGTTTGGGATGTGGGAAGACTAAGAAGCTTACTCAGGCGATCAGTCTCTGTTCGCTCCCCTTCAACAACAAACATGAGCCGATACGCTGCAACGACGTCCAGATCTGGGTGATCTACGTTCGGATCGTCGTAGCTCCTATCGCGGAAGTACCTCGCCAAGTCCCACCGCCACGATGATGGACGGAGACGGGAATCTGGTCGGTACGTCAGTAGGTCAATCGGCCGAATCACGGGTCAACCTAACTGGGCGACGATCAACAGTTTTTAGCGCAGCTCGCCCTCCGCCACGCGACAGATAACAGCAATCACAACACCGAAACCCTGGAGAGACTTCTCGTCCAGGGTAAAGGATCAGTATTACGAGTTGGCGTCAGCGCCATCGCTCTTAAATTGACCTGGCAGAATACCATGGTCACGTGGGTCAACGACTTGCTTCTCTTGAAGTTGCAAGTACACATCCCCTAAACCTTCAAACACGTCCTTAAGCTGATCCTCTAGCGGTCCGATTTCGGACTCGCCGAACTGCTCAACCCATTCGTCCACGTTCCAGTACATGTGAGCCAGCAAATCCGCAAGGTCGCTCACGGACTTGGCAACTCGCGGTAGTACCTCATCCAGAAGACGCTGAAGGCGGGTGTGCTTGACCAACGAAGCCAGCGCGGCGGTGTCGAAGATCTCCCGACGACCAGTCGCGGCGCCAGTAGCCACAGTCTTCAGGTCCTTATCGCCAGGACCTGCTTCTGTGTCTTCCTCGATGTTCTTATACCCGCCACCAACCGGACCGTTACCGATACCCTCCATAGGACCACGAGAGCCCGCCTGGATCGGCCATGGTCGGTAACGATCCGTCGTGCCGGGTTGCTGCAGCAGATCGTTAATCACTACTGCCAGACTGTTATTCGTCTGCGTAGGGATCACGTCGTCAGCGAATCCGCCGGGAGTCACGTTGGCGTCGTTGTCCAACACCGGAGCGTTGGGCCAGTCGTTGTCCATCCCTTGGTAATGACCCTTCGCGTACTTGATGGCAACCGTTGCGGCGCCCTTAGTACGAGCCGCGTCCAATAGTTGGCGCGCCTCCGGTACACGCAATCCGTGGTTGATGACGAGGTCAATTTCGAGATCCATAGGATCCGTAAACCAACTTCGCTTTTCGACCCGAGAGTCGTCCTTGTAGTATCCGCTACCGCCTGTTCCAACGGACAACATGTCCTGCGCAGCGGCCTCCTTAATCTGCAGGAGGAACTCATCCACATCAGACTTCTCAGCGAGGTCTAAACGCTTCTCGTAATCCAACTCAAACAGGTGGGTACCCTTAGGGATGTACAGAATAGTCCCCGACCGGAACGGGACACCTGGACGATCCCACACCCGAACCCGCTTTGGCGTGTACTCCTTCATACGTCGCGGAGTAAGAATTAACTCCGGCATCGGATGCGGGTCTTCATCCCAAAACGGCGCGTCGCACTTGGTCGAAGCATACGAGGTCACGGCTTCGCCCGTCACGTTGTCACGGACGCAAAATGGAGACGTCCCCATCGCCTTGAACTTGGACGGTTGGGTGAGTGCCACGTACCACTTGTTCTCTGTGATCTTGTCCTTAACCTCGGGGAGACCCTTGACCCATACGTTGTACTCGTGCGGGTCCGCCTCTCCTTGAGTCCAAATGGACCCGTGGTGTGTCATCTTAAAGGCACCATCCTTAAGACGTACAACGAGGCATCGACCGCGGTTATCCGGGTCCTTGGTACCCCAACCAATAGGCGGACAAATGACGAGACAGTCGTGGAGCTCCAAATCGGAGCACAACACCTTGTAAACACCATCGCCGTTCGGATTGGATACGGACCGATCGTGCCCGGTCTGACCACCCACCCAGATGGTGATCTTCGAGACCTCGTCATCCCCACGGTTATCCGTATACAGGTTCTTCCCATTTGTGAGGTCATTGGCCTCTTGAGGGAAGAAATCAAGGATGTTCAACAGCGGCCCGTTTGTAAGCTTTACGGACTTGTAGTGCGTAACGGTCACCTTGGCCGCAGCCGATTTCCGCGGAGCCAACAACGTCAAATCAACAGGTTTGGGGCGCGTAGCAGCCACCTTGCGGTAACGTTCGATCGCCTTGTTAAGCTTTTCCTCGCCGTGGTACTTGAAAATCGCCTCCTTGAACCACGGGTACGTCCGCATCAAGGACGCCACCTTCCGCATGATTGCCGGATATTGCGCGGCGGTCTCAATTAGATCCACGCCCGTCCCCGGAAGGCTGGGACGCTTACCGATCGCATGTGCCAACGCAGACTTCATCTCCGCAACCGCCGCATTAAATTCATTGCGGTCGTCCGAGGCGTACTTACTTGGCGGGAACCGCATCTGCCACAGAGACGGCTGCGCGGTATCTTTGTTGGCGTACCGCGGAGTCCGCGTGCCGTGGTCGGTACCCACATCCGTCAGAATTTTATTGACCCAGTTATCCGTCAGCGGCACCGTCAGATCACGCTTGGGATCCCGGAGCTGCTCCGTACCCTTAACTTGCCCCTCACGATAAAAAAGAGGGGCGTACAGGATCCGTTTACCGACGCGGAACCCAAACACACCAACGGCACGGGTGTTATCCTCGTCGGAGTCCAACACCTGAAACCCAATCTCGTGCTTGAACAGCGACGGGCACTTGCTCGCCATAACCGTTCGGCCGATGGCGGCAAGCGACGATTCAAAGGATTGAATGTCGCCAACGGCTTCCTTTCGCATCTCAACGGTCATGGTTGTCCCTCGAATGATCAGCTCAATTTACTGTGTAATGTACACGGAAGCCAGTTTGATTTCAGATGAGTACGGCAAACGAGGAAACTTCCGTGCGTGCAAAGATGGTTTCAGGGGGGAGAAACGTCGCGTTATGGGCCTTTCCTTCCTTCCACAAGTCTGCAACCCTTTTAACAACATCCAAAGACCCACCCGAAAAAATCATCGGATAGTCACGTGTGTAAACCACAGTAGCCCAAAGATCGCTTGGCTTACACAAAGCAGCCACCTGGAGCTGACCGCAGTTTGCAGAACGGTGTGCAAACCCAGCCTCAATCGCAAACCTCACCGCCTGGTTGTACTGTGGACTGGTAGTCAGTATCCGAAGTAAGTCGCCGGCCCGCTTCTCACACGTTAAAGAAAACGTCATCGTGACGTTGTGGTTCAAAACACTTGGGGACCGTTGGAGTTCCGAACACTTCGCGTGTCCAGCACTCACGGTCCCGATGTGATATACGCGGTCCGCTGCCATATCTGAAACTCACTTCGGCATCTACGACAGTCCGAGCTTAGACAGAAGCGGGTCGAAGTAATGCTTCGCCATCAATCCTGACTCTCCTCCCGCCATCAAGCCATGCGCCCCAAGCATTGCAGGAAGACTCAGTGGCCCCAAGCCCTCGACCAGTGACGGAGCAAGCGTCCCACCAATCATAGCTGTCCGTTCGGGATGGTTCTCCAGGAACCCCTTTGCAGCCCCAAGAAACGAGTCGGCGACACCCTTGAACGAGCCCAGATTCCCCGTGAACTTACTCAGTGGAGGTGTTGCACTCGCCGCTTCCACGGACTTCTGTGCAGATCCTACTGCGTCTCCGAACGCCTTTCCAGGGTTGGTGATAGCGGACAGTCCAGACGATAACCAATTATTCGACGGAGCGATTTTCTGAGCCTGTGCCCGCGTTGAAGCCGCGGGGTCCGCGGTGGTTCCCAAAGATCCCGCTGCTGGGGCGTACTTACTCAACGGACCCATCGAAAGCGTCGGATCCGGTGCGGGACTTGGAGGCGCCGGAGTGTACGGCGGCTCGAGAACACCACTTGCACTTGTACGAAACGGGTTGGATTTGGGTGCGTTAGTCCCAACAGGTTGCGGAGCCGGCGACGTAATGTCGGGCGCGGGTGCCGCAGGCGCCGTCATGGAAGCAGGTTGTTGGGCCATTGACGTACCTGATGGCTAAATGATCGCGACATACTCGCGACTGCAAATAATTATTACAGAAATACAGTTCGAGTTTACCCCTTCTCGGGTTTCCAACCAACAGTCAAACCCTTCGAACCAAAATTCGTACCCTCGGCTAGAGCCGGAACGTACGAGGTTCCACTAGGATCCGAGACTGCTCCGCGGTGGACCCCCTTCAAAAGACTCTTCTCCAATCCCGAACCCAGCATCCGTGTCATCCAATCCGAATCGTTAGCAAGGATGTCCTGACTACGAACCATAACTGGTGAAAACGGTGGAGATTCTGCATGCGTCGTTACAGCTCCGACGCCCCATTTCTGCAATGTCGGAAGCATCGCCTTAGTAACCCTTGTACCGACCGTGTAATGCAGAATAGGACGCTCCAGATACCGACCCACGGCTTTCTCCGGAGCGTGAGTCTCGTGTCCGTCACGAGGCTCATACTGGTTCTCCAACGTCGTATATGACGCTGTATCCCCTGGCGCGTAGTGGCCGTGTTCTTGATCAAACTTCACTGTGTCGATATACCCACGCGCTAAAAGCTCAATGTTCCGCCGGTTGGGGATAAAGTTTGATTTCCGAGCGACGTCCATGAACGACTTAACAAACAGTCGCCGACCCTCCCCAATACCTTTGGTAGGTACGTACTCCGCAGGATTCAACAGACCATCAGTAAGTGAGTCTCCGGCCTCAATTGAATCCCCAGGCTTGACCGTAATCTTCTGATCTGGAGGAGTGTAATGCCGCTCATCGCCAACGTCGATGTAGAACCCGCCTTGCGGTGCTGCAGTAATGCTCCCTACCACACCGTCCTTTTGCGCGTGAGTCGCACCACCCGGAAACTCACTCGGGATGGAAAACATTCTATCGATTACGGGAAAGCCCTGTTGTCCACCAGTCGCACCGGCCACACCCCCGGAGTGTTTGCTGGAGTTCGACACGACCATTCCGTTGGCAAGGACGAAAAGGTGTGACTCGCTGTCGACACTGAGATCGTATGTCCGATAGGCTCCGAGGAACGATTGACCTGCATACTCCGCAGATACGACGTCCCTATCGCGGACAATCACAACGTCCCATTGGTCCCGCACGGGTTGTACCTGATTCACAAAATCGACGCGGGATGTGAGAACCTGCGACAGGATCTTATGATCCAACGTCGCATCTACGTGTAAGAGATCGCTCCCCACAGCATAAGCAGTGCGGTAAACCTTCTGAGTACCTTGATCTAATCGGTTGAGAACCTTAACCGGTGACGTATACCCATTGATGTCTGAACCCATCACAAGCTCGCCAGGCTGAATATACTCAATCCGCTTAACGGTACCATCCGCCATCCTGACCTCAGTCCCTTCACGTAGACAGATGAGCATCTGCGTCAGCGGTTCCGAATTGTGTACCACTAACATATTCTCGAGAACAAATAGATGATCCGGATGATCCACTTCTAAATCGTAAGTGGAAATCTTTCCCAAATAAGTTTGGGACACGAATGAACAACGTCCCGATTCAGATGCCTTGTTGGTTATTTCCCATGATTCGCAAGCTTTCCGGAGGCGCTCTTGTTTTACACCAGGGATATTCAAAATCTGATGTAACCGCATCACATTGACATACCCGCCAACCGCCATGTTAAATATTGGACGATACGTCGCCCCATCTTTCCTTTTCTTGTAGTTAGCAGACACACCCGATGCATAAATACCAAAACGCACTGCAAGTAACCGACGTAGCTCGCGTACGAGCGATTCTGACGTAGAACCAAATCCTACAACCGCACCTCGATTTGGATCGAACGACACATAACCATCTGTAGCGATTAATCCGGAGATCAGCGCGGCGACGGATTTATTGCTCCATTTAGCGGTATTCGGCAGCGTTTTAGTATGCGACCGTTGCCCCCAAAGCGCATAGTCCAATAGCTTTTTACGCATCGGGTTACGTACGTCCGTCACCCGTCCGCCATTTACTGGGGCCGCACCGTGCACACTGGAGACGCGATACTCTCCAACAGTCGATTGCGGACACAAATAACATCCGCAGATGTCGCGAAGGTACGTTTCAACGTCCATGATGAGTTTGCGGTCATGACACGAAAAAGCGATTCCGTTGGAAGTTACGCCCCCTGTATAACAACCGTCGCCGATTAATAACCCCAGAGCCAATGCGTACGGCTCATCCTCAGTCCCTGTGTCATCAAAGCCAGTCGGCAGTTTCGCATAGAACCTACTATACCCTTCGGGTCGGCGGACAGGTTGCACCTCAGCCGCAGGACGGCGATTCCCTTGTGTCATATTCGACCGCTTCACCAGCACACTTAAAATTTTATGATCCAAAGTCGAGCGTAACTTAAGCATGTTTTCGGCTTTCGATCTTCCTGTACCGTTCCGAAATACGGTTTCGTAGACTTCCTTTGGTCCGTTATCGAACCTATTTAACACACGCACAGGACGCACCTCGCCCGTTCGCGATGCACCTAAAATCATATCACCGGGTATGACACTCTCGATTGCTTTTGATGTCCCGTCCGCCATTGCCACCATCGTCCCTTCCGCCAAACATGCTGCTTGAGCAGCAGCCAAGCCCACAAAATCACCAACTGGCGCAACCTTACCCCTTTCACGGATCCCTACATCGCGCCCGTAAACACCCCCGTTGATTGGTCCTCCGACGAGAGGGCTCCGAATCAAAATGTCTTGGATCCCCTGCTTCTTCAGATCACCGATCACGTGACGATCAAGCACCGTATTTCGTGGATACCCGCCCACCGGATGGGCCAGCAAAGCGCCATCGTTGTCCGGATCATCCACGGACGTTTCAAATCCTCGAACAATTGAAGCGTCGTGTTCTTTAGCGTCAGGAGCAGTCACAACCAAGCGGTGAGCAAGTCCATTCAAACGTTTCGAGTTCGATACGACTGCCCCGTTCGCCAACAAGAAAAGGTGATCGGGGTGATCTACCTCGATATCAAACGTCTCTCGAATACCTAACGGTTCAACATCCACGTACGTGTAACCGTACTCCAAATCGTCATTGGAGTCTGTCATCGACGCAACCGCGGTCGCGTATTTAACAGCGCGAGGGTGTTTGGAGTCTTTTACCAGTTCAGCAAACCGTCGTAGGTGTTCGCGGTTGCTGATGATAATAGCGTGAAGCGGATTTCGATGAATCACATGTGTCCGCCCAGAAAGTTTAGGACACGCACCCAAACGCTCACCGCGCGATTTCGAAGTCGCGTTAAATCGCTCCAGGGATTCCTCACTCATTGCCCAGCTTGGACTTGAATGAATACCGAATCTTACAGCCAACAGTTCACGAAGAGTCGCAACCATCGCTTGCGACGTTACGGCAAATTTAACAACAGGTCTCGATGTTTGCTTGGAGATCGAGAACGAGCCGTCAGTAACAAAAAGTCCTGTAATCAATTGAGCCAAAGATGCGTTGTCCCACCGCCACACTTCTTTAGGGATAAATTTCGTCTTCGCTTTATGTCCAAGTAACCCGAACGTGTCGAGCCACTCGCGAAACTTGACGGAGTCTCGTGAGTGACGTTTGGCCGAATTATCTGTGCTATTGAGCGTGTACTCAATACGCGTACCTGGACCCTGGTGTAAATCAGCGCGTAACCCAAATTGCTGCAGGTATTGTCGCCTTTCCTCAACGTAGTCCGCCTCCGCGCACGCCCAAGTTATTTTTGTAGGGTACGTCAAACACCCGTCACCCAGCAACAAGCCCATCAACAACGCGCGAGGCTCGTGTTGAAAACCAGAATCGTCGAACGTGTTTGTCGCAGTCAAACTGTAATGATGATTTCCCGGTCGGTAGTCTAAGTAACTCAGCGGTCGAATATCCACCGATGATTGGATCTGCTGTTCAGCACCTGTTTCCGTGTTAACTCGCAAATAAGTCTTGTGTTTCAAAAGCACCTTGTGGTCTCGGGTGGCGTCGACGTGGATTAACTCGGTCCGAGATCGTCCGGGGCGAAATCGGTACCGAAAGACCTCTTTGTTCCCCGTTGCAATGTGGGCAAGGACAGTAACCGGCCGCACATCGCCGGCGCGGGACACGCCGCAAACACGGTCCCCTTGTCGAACGTCCTTGATCGCTTTGACGGATCCATCCGCCATTCGAACCTCGGTGGCTGCATCCAAACACAACCATCCGCCCTTGGCAGTACCTAACTTCGTCAAAATCATAGCCAACCGGGCACCGTAGCTGCCTGCGACAAATTCGTGAGGACGTAGTCCTTCCGCGAACGAGTGCACCACGGGATATGGGACGGGGTTGTAGTAACTGTCTGTATACAACGTATCGCCGGCAATAAGCGCCTTGAGATTCTCGGCCTTGCCCTTGGCTCCACTCTCAACTTGAAGAGCAATAGGGTTCTTATGCGCCAGACCATTCCGAACAACAGAGTCCTGGAGGGTGTTCGAATACTCCGCAGCAATACGAACGAGGGTAGCCTCTCGCATCTTCGGCGAGAGGCTATTGTCGTTGAGAGCTTTCGTTACTTCCTGACGGAATTGCTGTCGGATTTGTTCCGTTTCAGGATCGGCCTGGAGGTGCTGCGGTCCAAACGAGTACCCACCTGACTCGTACCCGCCCTTGGACGCGATCTGCGAAAGTCGGTGGGAGATATCCTTGTATTTATCTGGATGCTCGTCAGCGAGTCTTTGGAATAGAACGCGGATATTCTTCGCGTTGAGATTCGAAAGATGTCCGTGGAGAGCGGGCGGGACCGCATCTTCCAACAACAAGCGTCCGAGAGTCGCTTCCCGCATGATCGTCCGTATTAGTCAGTGTGAATGTGATTCAGAACTACCGTATTGGGTGTTCCGAACGTTTGGAGAATCGTGTCGAAGTCGTCATCCCCAAGATGCGCCACAAGTGTTACAGGTCGCTCGCCATCTACGTACACCACTACAACACACACCGGGTTACCCACACCATCCCGAATCAAGACCCGACTAGCGGAGAACGTCCGGGGGTTCTTCCCGGACGTTTCAAAGGCTTCTACAGTTAGCATGTTCAGCCTTTCTTCAACTTAGACAGAAGCCCTGCAACACCCTTCACAGGCTTCAAATCGCCTACCTCAGCAGGAACCGGATGTCCGGCACGGATCTTCTCGAGGTCAGCCAATGAGGCTACTTTGCTAACCGCAGCTTTCGCGGCTACCGGCGGCAACGATGGGAGTTGTTGGGCAATCTGCGACGGTTGAGCGTTTGGATCCCCACCCGGAGCCGGTGTTGCAGGAGCCCCCGGTTGCGGAGGTGCACCAGGAGGCGTTTGTGTTGGCGCGGCCGGAGCATTCGCCGAAGGACCGGCATCAAACAGAGCAGAAGCCGGTACTTGAATACCCAGAGCATCTGCCAACTGACGCATAACCGCGCTCTGTACCTTCACGTGGTGCTGGACTTCCGCAAACGCTGCAGGGTCAATCTTGCCACCCTTACCGCCACCGCCAGGCGTTGGCGCACCCGGAGCACCCGGCTGGCCTTGCGTCTGTTGCATGGCCTGTTGCACCTGCTGAGTAATCATCTGCACGATCGCCGGATCCAACTGCGGAGCTGGTGCCGCACCACCAGGAGGTGCATTCGGATCCATACCCGGAGCCGGACCTGCCGCAGCAGGATCGCCGCCAGACATAGGACCAGGAGCAGGCCCAGGAGGCGCACCCGGAGGCATTCCCCCCTGTGCCGAGGGGTCACCCCCCGGTCCGCCAGGAGGGGCACCGCCGGCACCCTGGGCCTGCTCCATGATTGCTTGTGCCACCGCGGGGGCGGGAGTGAACGCTTCCTTCCGGTTTGTCTCCTGCATCGCGGCGCGACGAATGTTAGCAAGCAGGTCGAAGACCAGAAGGTCGTGGTTTTTCTCAGACATTGCACGCGGGCCCTTGTGACGGCTAAAAAACCAAGCGCGGGTGGCTTGGTTTTATAGTAATCAATCCGTCCCCATCATCCAAGCGATTATCGAATAGGTCAGGACCGGAATATTTGACAGGCATCGCGAATGACCTCGATGATCGCTGGGTCCCCAACCGGGGCCCACCCAAACCGCGTACGCACGCCCGAATCTACACGACCCCAGCGGTTCGGGTGCGGCTCAGGACGAATGTGAAACACACTCACCTTTAGCATGTTGACCGAAGCGCAGACTTTCGACCCTGACGTGGAGTTCTTTAGAATCACAACCCCTTGTCGTACTCTGAACTTCACACGCACCTTAAGCGACTCCCCGAAATCTGGTGTGTGCTCCAGCAAACAATCCGTAAAAACAGCGATGGCTCCCGGGTCGTTAGCCCGGGTGCGCATCACTGTTTTCAGCAACTCTTCAAGAGTCGTCATGAGATTATCTTGTGAGTTTGATTTCAGCCTTCAACACTGGCCGACTGTGGTTCTCGATAGGCATCTCAACAGAAACCACTGCAGTAGTCTTCACCTTAGCGGTCTCTGTTGTCGCGCAACCGGTCAAGAACATGGCAACGATCGTCATGATCTTCTTCATCGGATTCTTCCTTGAATCTAGAGTTTGGAATTAGCGGAGACCGCGAATGCTGTCAATGATCCACGATCCACGGCACCACTTGATATCGGGGTTTTGGAGCATGGTCAAGATTCGCGTGTCCTCACACCCCGCATCTTGCAGGGCATCCGCGAGAATCGGCATACAGTTGTAAACGCCACCAAGAGTAGCGTTTGCTAGGGTGACGACCGTCTGTGTCCGCCACTCCGGATTGAACACCCACCCATACGGATGAATCATGACCGACGCTGCATGGGCGGTGGCTTCGGCCACGTTACGACGAACGATGTGATCCTTCGCGTTGCGCCTGTGCGTCCCCATCCACGGACTACGCACCTGTTGGCTCTCGTCGTCCAGCAACAGATCAATCACCATATCGCAGTTGACGAGCGGGATTGTAAACCCTTCACGGACCTTAACCACGAACTTGTAAATCCCCTCCGGTCGATACCCCCAGTTGAGGTAATGGTCCGCGGCATCAAACATCGCTGCGTTCCGCATCGTCAAGGCTGAACCCGGAAGTTCATGGACCGCAATGATGGACAGATCCACCCTGTTCCGGTCGGTCAACGGTAGATACGGCACCAACTCACTCAGATCGTCTTCCACCATGAGGGCATCAAACCACGCACTGTAAACCTGATCGACGCAAGACATCCACGCCAGCGGCGATCGATCGACAACCTCAACCATAAGAATCTCCTTGTTCAGTTTCAGTTCATGAAGTTGATCAACTTACTTACAAATCACTCGTCGTTTACCACGATCGGGTACTTAGGATCAAATCCACCGATGTCGATCCAACCAATCCCAACCCACTCCCATAACCGATCCCGAATGTTGACCTTTTGCGGAAGGCTCTTCGAGTTACAGAACGACAGTCTTTGCCATCGCACCTCCAACAAATGAAGCAGGGGGCCCACACCCCCTGCTCGTTACCAATCACTTAGTTGGGCAACCCAACTTAGTTCCATCCGATCTGGAACACCTTGCCGTTGTTCACCGCGATCTCCCGGTGTTGCAGATTGTTGTCGATCGTGAAGCTCAGCATGTTCCCGGTCGCGCCGTTGGTGGCGTTCATCCACGTCCACCACGTGTTCGCCACCGGAGCGATGGGGTTCATGGTCGCCAACGTGCACGACAAACCCATGTAGTTCAACGTGCGCACTGTCAGGTTGGAGACGCGCCCAGCCGTCTCGTCAACCACGCCATTGAACTGCGTAGTGAACAGGTTCCAATCGCCGTTTACGCCGTTGATGTCCCCCAACGCCGATGTGAAGTTCAGTTGCGACGAACTGAACGTCACCGTCGGCGCCGTGATGAAGTGCGTCCCCGCTCCCGGCAGCGAGACGGTACTGTTCATCCAACCCATGGCATGCTCAGCCTTGAGCATGGCATTGGCGGCTACCGTAACGGTAGCACCGGTGCCCATCAGGTCCGGAGATGAGATCACGTTACCGCGATCCGCTGCAAAGGTGGAGCCGTCCAACACGGTGAGGACGCTTCCCCACATGAACCCCGCCGCAGCAGCGAACACCTTCATCTGGTACGTCTGGTTGGTCGGGCTTGCGCTGACCTGAACCGTACCGTACGTGATTAGGTTCCCATTCACGTTGTCCAACGTGTTGGTGCCGGTATGGGAGTACAGACTCCCATACACGTACATGTTCATCGGCCCCGTTGCCGGGGACGTGATCGTCGAATTGTTCATCGTCAGAGTCCCACCGGACTCGACGGTCAACCCGACAGCGCGGAAGGTCGCCGTCGTGTCAGTCATGGTCCACGTTCCACCCGACGCGACCTTAAACGTTCCGGATCCTGCGAACGTACATCCGTTCGCCGCGATCGTCCCCGAGGACGATAACGTGGATCCCACGTTGAACAATACACCCGTACCCGAGATGCCGCCGTTACCGACGGTGAGGTTGTTGTTGACGTTGACGGTCGGCGTCCACGTTGTCGTGGGCGTCCCAAACGTCAGAGACTGACATGCTGCGGCGACGTTCACCACCAAAACCGGACTGTTTTGTGGCACCACGACCGTGTCCAGCGCCGTGGGCGCGTTCCCCGTATCCCAGTTGTTGCCCGTACCCCAACTGGTCGAGGCGGTGCCCAACCACGTCACCACCGCAGGTACCTCCCGGTCCTCCAACCGCTCGACCATCCCAAACGCGTCGCCACCCAAACGCACCCGATTGTTCACGGGCTTCCGCGCCGACCGACGTGTGAAAAGTCCCAACATGAAACCACTCCTTCACAAAAAAACCCACACTCGAAGTGAGTGTGGGTAAGACCCTTGACGAGCAACGAACCCGAGTGACTCGAGTCCCAAGGGCACCGTAACATTATTCTTTTGGCGTGTCTTCTTCGATGGACCCATAGTACTGGGTCTCTGTTGTACCTTCTTCCTGCTCTTCAGCCCACTTCCACGCAGCCTTGATGCTCTCCGACAGTGGAAGTAGGTCACCAACACCAAACGCACGTGAGGTCTCACCCTGTCCGTGGTCGTTCTGGGCGTCGATCCACCGCCATGCCGCTCGGACGATCTCGGCTAGTGGCAACAGATCATCAACACCAAACGTACGTGCGGTCTTCTTCTGACCGAAGCCGTCCGTATATTCTCGGTCAACACCCACCGTATACCATGGGCCGCGGGCCCCCCGGTTCCGCCAAATCCGACACACCAGATTCCGCATCTGAATCTGGTGTGACAGACCATAAACTATTTGTGACACGTTGGTTCCTCGTTTGTAGTACCCCAAAAATTGGGCTAAGACCTGAACGGCTATTCTGGTATGGGAAGACTCGCAAGGATTTCTGCCGCCGAACCTGCCGCCGAACCTGCCGCCGACCATGCCGCCGAACCTGCCGCCGACTCTACCGCCGACCTTGCCGCCGACTCTACCGCCGACTCTACCGCCGACCATGCCGCCGACCATGCCGCCGACTCTACCGCCGACCATGCCGCCGACCATGCCGCCGACCATGCCGCCGACGCTGTCGCTGATCTTGTCACAGTCAATGCCGCCGACTCTGCCGCCGACCGTGTCGCCGCTAATTCCTTATTGGTCGCGAGCAGAAGAGCATACCGTTCCGCAACGGCGAACGTCCTATTCACCGTTGCGGCGGGCTCGTCCTGCGACGCGGCAAGCGGGTACTTCTCCAGCACGATACGTGCGACTTCAACAGTGTACAGCCGGCGGACCCATTCTGAAGACAACCTCGCAATTGCCGTAGTCACGTCACGCCGAGTCGTGTGGCGGTCCCAGATCACCCCCGCCCGCACCTTGTTGCGAGCATCAACCCACCACCGGAGCCGGGCAGCACTCATCGAGAGGTCGTGCTCCTCCAACCAGTCCGCGAACACCAACCGACACGTGTCATCGGCGTAGTTCTCCATCTGTGCGTAGAAGGCTGTCTCTTCGCTGTTCATGAAATTCTCCAGTACATGAAATTTTCAACGGGCAGTACGCCCCTCCAAGGAATACTGCCCGTCAAACAGGTCGAGTTTAGCTAATGCCCAAGATCGATGTGAGGACGCCATCTGCACGTGTACGGACTCGATGGGTATCCCGCAGATTGATCAACACTTCCTCATTGTCGCACCCCGCGTCCTGGAGGGCGTCCGCTAGAATGGGGAGATCATGGTACGTCGAGTTGCGGTAAATCAACTTGACCAAAGACACTACCGTATCGGTTCTCCAACTCGAGTCAATTACCACCGGCGCCGCGCCTTGAATCGCACGTCTCGTCCATCTCGTAAGAGCCAAAACAGCGCGGGATCTATTAAATCCCGCGTCTGATAGCTTACCGTCGACGATGCCGCCAGTCGTTTGCGGCAGATAACCCGCACACCTCGCACAGGTCGCGATGATGTCCATCATTCGCTCAAGTCTCGCGTGGTCCCGTGGAGCCCCTGCGGGCGTGATGGAGGCGCCGGTTACAGATCGACGTACCGCTGCAATGAACCCTGCCATGTTGTGCGTATCGGACGTACGGTGCGTTCTCTTTTCACGACTGAGGTGTGTCTGCGCCCATTCAAGCAGGGTCGTAACGCATTGTTCAGCCTGGGAGGGCGTAACGATCGGATCGGACAAACTTGCAAGTACTTCGTCAACAAGCTTCTGGGTGTGTTCGATTTGGGGCCACCGGCCCATATTGGTACTGACCCGACTCGGGTCGTTCAGCCACCACCTGTGGTGTCGATCAATTACGTCCCACAGAAAGATTTGGTAAGTTGCCTCAGTCAGGCATGACAAGACATCTCGAGTCGCAGTGAATACCTCATCGATGAGCGTGGACGGAGTAGCTTGACAGAGCGCCCTCACCTCTTGTTCCGTGATTGTCGCAAATGGCTCCAAGTAGTCAGGTAACATGTCTCCCTCCATAAAAGTAACAAGGCCACCCAGAACGGGTGGCCTCCTCAAACAATAGTGCCAGTCGCAGAACTCGAGTTTAGTCCTCGACGATCCGGACTCGAGTACCTGCATTAATCTCGCCGCGCTTATACGCAGCGAAGGCTTCCTTCTTTGTACGGAACGTCACGTGCGGATTCTTTTCGTCCGCGTTGGATACGGCGTGGAGTCCCTGGATGTACTCCATGTTCGGAACGAAATTCGTGGCCTTGAACGACGCCGGAGAGTACAGATTCTTCGAAGGCAGAAGCTTCTCATACGCCTCTTTCACTGCCTCCTCCGAGAGTGGTACGGACACCGTCATCGTGTTGGACAGGATCACCCCGTCGACACTCATGAACGTTTCGAAGCCCGGGACCGTAAGGTCGTAACCTGTTTCAAGAATCCCTGTTTTCACATAATTCTCTACGACGTCCCATGAGACGTTGTCATTGGCCGCAAGCTGTTTGAACAGCTCCCAATCGTCGGCCGTAACGCGGTCCCCCACGACAGCAATCACCTCACGTGCGACGTCTCGCGTCAACAAACCGGACTGACCGGCGCGACGGAACCTTTCATAAAAGGCGTCTCCGTGTGCTTTAACGATCTTTCGAACCACATGACCGTGGCGTTTTGGATACGGTACCCAAGTCGTGGCTGCATACCTCGGCCCGGCTTTTTGAATAATCTGCGTCCGAGCTAAGTTAGAACTCTTAAATTTGTGTAGCAGTTTACACTTCAACGCTGCGAAGTCCCTCGTGACGATGTTGACTATATAGTTGGACAAACCGGCTGGAGTTTTCGTCGGCGATACCGTTGCGTACACACCTAACAGTCGACATAAGTGTTGAACTTCTTGGGCCAATCGCACGGACGTAGTTGAATAAGAAACCGTAGTTCGGTCGCCGTCCTCGTTCGTACTCACCGTACCATCCGTGTCGATTAGTCCTTCCAACAGACCTTTTGCAAACGCCCGACCGCATGATGCAAAGAACGGTGGAAGGTGTTTGTTACGTGCCCCGATTCCGATAAGGGGTTCAACAAATTCCGCCAGTTTGGGAGACGCGACGTCGTACCTCCAACCAACGCCGTACTCCGAGGTCATCTTGTAGCGACCAATTGTGGGTGGATCGCAGAACACCTTCTCTAGAAGAATTTTCCGAAATTCATCTCCCACGTTGTCGTCAGAGCAGGCGAGATACAACCTTCGGTATCGATCCTCCCCCTCCGTAACCCATCCGTTACCGACCATAGTTCCGAAGAAGTATCCAATGTCTCGATCAGCCATGATCGACTTATTCAACCGTTCGTCGTCCGGAAGCGAAAATTGACTAACCGTACGATCGTCTTCGTTTAGTAATTCCAACCTGCTCGCGATGGGTACGTACATCCCCACCCCATCAGCCGGGCGTGCTCGTTTGAAACTGTAGGTCTCCGGGTCGATACCATACACACCGCGAGGATCGTCGTCTGTAAAAATTTGACGTCCCGATCGAAGGTTGACGATCTCCACTTCGCGATCATGGTGAACGGACCAGCTCTCGACAGTCGCCATCACAACGTTGCTGGTACTTTCGTCGTAGCTAATTACTTTCACGTCGCTCGGTACCGCATAAAAATCGATCAACCCCTTCTCGCCTACCTTTGAACCGAGGTGGGATTCATGTGGGAAATCTGCCAGGTTGACTAGGTACGTAGAGATCCCGTTCTGGGTGTGTATAGGTAAGGCAGTTTTCGAGAATGGCACGCGTCTGGTCTCCCAGTACAATTCCGTCGTGGCTGTTCGCTCTCGAATTGAATCAAGTTTCATGTCCGGGATCAATACCAATACGCTACCAAGCTGTTGATCCCCATCATGGTCAAGATTGAACGAGCGATTGATCAAGTTGTTAGTTAATAGTGCGTCACCTTTGACTAATCTCGGAAAAAATGCCTGAACGTTATACCGGTGCAAAGCGGGGTAACGTGTGGCTAATACAGGGCGCTGCTCCATCTCCTTCAACAGCGCCTGCCGTGCAACAGGCGTCTGATCCGCAACGTGACGTGCGGCCTCCACCCTGGGCATACCATTGCGGACCAACTGACGCACAACAAACGGGTGGAACACCTGCCACCCCATCTTCTCCGGGATACCAATTTCGTCGAGGTTCAGGTCCGGACTCGGCAGAACCTGTCCTCGACCCGACAGATCGATCGGCGTACCCAAGAGTTTTTGCTGTGCGTACGAATACTTCGCCGTCGACCCTAGAAGCCGCTCCAGGACCCCCTTCACCTGCTTCTCCTGGTGCTTGGCGTTTACCGGAGCACCAAGGCCAAACGTCGCTTTCACCGCGTCGTACAGGTTTAACCTCTCCTGACCAACATCGCTGACTTCCTTAGATAGATCCTTAAGAACAGAGTTGGCGTCCAGGAGATCCTTATACACAAGGTTCTGGTCGTTGACGATGAGGCCGTTTGCTCCTTGGGACACCGGGCGGAACGCTGGAGGCATAACAGGAACCGACGAGATTACCCAATCCTTCGGGCTCGTCTTATTCGCCTCCATCGTCTTCAGATACCCGATAGTCCGATTGGCCTCATCCCGCTGGGTCTTACGTGCAGACTGCGAAAGTTTTCGGACCTTCGCCAGTTCCGTCGACACGTCCATCTGCTTCAAAGCGTCCACAATCGCAGACATGCCGGTGCCCGTTGCGATCTTGTGCTTCCCTGCAATCGTATCCCGGAACTTCTGTTCTGTAAGACCGAGAAGTCTACGGGCGGGCTCATCAAACACGGGATTCAGTACGGGTTCGTGGAGCGGAACCTTGGCCCACTGTGTGGCGTTATCCACAGACCCGAACGTACCAACATCAAACAAGCCCTTCTTATAAGGCTCGCCGTTGCGAGAGAAATCCAACGTCTCCCCGTTCTCAACAACCCGGTCACCAGCGAGTTCGTTGATCTTGGTGTCTGTGAGCGCCATCAAGTGGTAACGGGAATCCTTACGTACGGGGTCAATACCTCCTGCCCGAAGCTCCGTCAAGAACCGCTCGAATGGCTTGGAAACATTGGGTCGCGGAGCTGGGTACCCTGACATGTACGACAACCAAAACTCCGGGTTACTTTGACCTCGGAACGCGTGGGCATCATGAATAACATTCGTAGCCCCGGAACTCAGTAACGCGTTTGTGTCGCCCAATGAGCTCCGCATTGCCGCACCGGCCTTACCGCGTAACGGTTGACCAGTTTCATCGTACCCGCCCAAACCTCGACCCTTCACCTTGCCCTCAGACATGTGCGTGAGCTTCATAATGTACATGTTGCCCACACCAACTTGAGGGATCTTCCGTCCCGTCTGGGGATCAGTCAGGTCCTCCATAAACGACACACCATGCTTCTCCCCCTCTTTCTGCACGAACTTCGCGTTGTCCTGTCCGTGTTGGAAGTCTGGAACGACGTAGGGCTGTCCTCGCTTCTCCGCGATCTTACCGAGAAATGCTTCGAAGATTGCTGAGGGGTTAGCGCGGCTCACGGTACCGAGGGACGAGATAATAATGTCGATCGGACGTCCCTGCGCGTCGTGGGGCATTTCCTCATCGGGCTTGATAACGGTCACGCCCTTGTTACCGTGGCGCCCGCTGTTCCCGCACCACACCGCAATATTGTTCCCGCGACGGGCATACATGACGTTGTTGCGGGGCAGCGTCGCGCAGTACACGTGCCCGTCATAGTCTACCCATGCTTTCTGATGTGTCTCCTCGTCGACGTGGATCTCGACGATCGCTGGGGCGTCATTCGTACGGATTGTCGATAGGAGCGTGTACCCACCCTTGAGGTCCTGCGCCTCAATAAGCTCATACGTATACGCATCATCCCGCTTTACGTACAAGTGGTGGTTCGGTGTAACACACAGAGAGATCTCCTGATGCTCCAGATGAAACATCTTCCCGGTGTGCGCGTAGCTGTGGATTGCTGTGGGATACAGGTACTCAATCGTCCCATCTTCCTTACGGGACAAAACGAGATCCGTCGGAGTCAGATCGGAAACTGACTTCCATCCCTTGCCCGTAAAGATCTCAGTCTGGGGGTCGTAACACAGCTTGTCCCCCTCCTTCGCCGCCTTCTGTGCGTTCACCAGCACGACGGGGCCGTTCTTTGTCTGGTGGACGCCCACCACAGTCCCGGGCTCGTCATAGTCCCACGTCTCCGACGCGTCCCCGACGTTTGATCGCCCAGACCGAGACAAACGCCCGTATTGGGACTGCTTGTTCTTGATGGCCAGGATGAGGGGGTCGCCCTTCTTCACCACGGTCCCGGGCTGTACGATGCCGTCGTCCCCAATCGTCTTCAATACATCCAAAGAGTGTCGTCCAGGGAACGCCGCAACGTACCCGGACTTACCAGACCGAGTGGCGTCGTCGTTTTCCAGTTGGTGTCGGTACAGGTGCTCCGACGTCAGCCTCTTCGCGAATGACTTCGAGATCGCCAAGGAGTCCTCATAAACACCTGGTGCGGTCATAAAGGCCACGCGAGCGTTAGCCCCATATGCCAGGTGGCCGTTCTTGTCCACGCTGTTGGACTTCACAATGAGTTGGTTCGGGTTGACCATGTCGCCCACCTTAACGAGGGGCGTCTGGTGCGTGGCGCTCTTCCGACCACTAGGTAAATAGTGGTAGATCTGATGGTTGTCCTCCGTCCCGTCCGGGTACCCGATCTTCACAGCGAACGGCGTAACCTCCTTCACCTGCCCAACTGCGTTTGGACGGGAGAACACGGCACCAGTGTGCTTCCCGTACAACTCCTCAAACGACTTCCCTGGTTGTCCTGGTACTTCAGTCCTTACAAGCGGGGCTTCCGCGTTGGAAAGTTCCAAGGACTGGACCAACATCTTCGCACCCATGGAGCTCCGGTGCGCCTTGGAGGACGACTTGAGGGGCACCATGTTCGTCAATGGTGAAAACGTCTGCTCCATACTAGGAATGAGATAGTTGATCTCCTTCTTCGGAGCGTACGTTAGCTTCCCGCCCTTGATGACGGGAACAACGGCATCAGTAGAGTGGAGCGCATCCGGGAACCCCACCGTGGAGTCAGCAAGATCGCGGGGGGACTTATAGACGAGCTTGTTCGTCGTCATGTCCTTAACAGGAGCGTAGATCTGCTTGTCGTGACCCAATCGCGTCCCAAAAGCTGTACGCAGGTCAACTCCGATCGTCTCACTGTTACCCGACCAGAACCCGCACGCTTCTTGACGTCGAACGTATAGCTTTCCCCCGGGAACCGTAGCGCAATACACCTTCCCCTTGTACGCCTGGGTGTAGTAATCCCCGGTCTTGTCAGATTTCTTGTGCGTGTAATCCTTACGCACCTGTCGAACAGTACGCGTGTGAAGCGTCACCAGGTACATCAGGTGGTAGCTGTCTTTTCGCCGGTCCTTGTACGTAGCGACGGTGGTCGAATATCCGAGCGAGAACGCTAAACGGCAGAAATCCTGAGCCATTCTTTTGCTGGTGCTGGAAAATTTTGTGTAACGCACCGCGTTGCGTGTACCCTCTGCGAGCAGTAACGCATCGAACAGCCGTTGTCGTGCCTCCACAGGGGCTGCCAACAATTCTTCAGGAATCCACCGTTCGTGCGACCTCCCAAACTGACGCACGTACTCCGTAAGCTGTCGACTCCGAATTAAGAACCCATGCGCACTGTCGTAATACTTACCGTGTAGCCCCACCTCCGCGATGGTTTTCTCGATCCTCTCGCACTTCGCAGGATTTGCTGATTTCGACTGCGTAATAACCGTGGTGTACCCGCTTACGGTACCGGCCGCATTTGGGACGCGGGTACTGCCCTCACCTAGATACCAACCCATGAACTCCGCAAACGGAGCGATGGGATACGTTTCCGACTGCTTGAGTCGGCGATCACCCATGGTGCGTCGAGAAGAATTTTCAGATTCGTCTTCTGCTACGTCTGCCTCGTTCGCTTCGATCAATGGAACGGCAAAGCTATCACCGAAGCCCAACAGCGGCTTGTGCCCCGCGGATTGGTGCGACACGTTACATCCGTGTACTTGTTCCGCTGTGAGAAACTGCCACGGCTTGCACCCGAGACGTTGTACCCAAAAGCGGTGGTTGGGCGTAACGAGATAGTTTAGGTTCTCGCCCTTTACGCCGTACATCAAACCGTCGTAATCGCTGACGTGCAGCTTCGACGCATGATGAAACTCCAGCCGGTCGTCAATCAAGCACGCGAATCGATCCGCATCAGTAACTTCAGACCATTTCTTCCAACCTTCCGCGGTCATCACTTCGGTCTCGGAATCGAAACATTCCGACATCCTCGCAATATCAATAAATGGTATTTGTGATGGATTGACATAACGTGCCGAGTCCGGGATGGTGTCCGCGGAGCGTCCAATACCACCTTCACCGACCTTGGTGATACGCGCACCGTTGTCCATGAACTCCGCAGCGTTTGTGCCCTCAGCCGAGTTACCAGACCAGTGACCCTTACCGTCCCGCATTACGTACAGCAAACCACCAGGTACAGTTGCGCAATAAACCTTACCGCAGTATGTCTGCGTGTAATAAGCGGGTGTACTACCAACTTTAAGTGACTGCCTGCTAGTCATAGCCATCGAGTAAGGATTCTGACCCAAAGACAGTGACCAAGTCGGGCGACAGTTGTAAGTCTTTCCTGTCTTTTTCGAGAACTTTGTCCGCGAAGGGATGCTACGAATCCTAGGGGCATACCCCAGGTACCCAGCAACGATTGCCACATCCTGAATCAAACCTTCAGAACTCAACTCAATCTTAGTACACGCTTCCGGTCCGCTAACGTTACCGTCGCCCGCAATGAACGCGTCGAGGAAAATATCTAATAAATCATCGGACCAACCGAAAACGTAGCTGGGAATACGCTTGTTCCTTGCATACTTACCACACCCTTCCAAAAACTCGCCGAGTCGTCGATGGGTACACTTAAACTGATTGCACCCTTTCAAAAAATGCCAACGGAAAGGCATGCGCGCCAACAGGCGATTTAATTGTGCGAAGTTCTCAGGATTTGCTTTTGGCGACTGCGCAATCGCGGTAATTAATTGCGTGCCTTCTGTGCTTCGTACTGGGCTGGTTGTAATCTTTTGATATTGGTATCGACGCTTAGCTGTCATTACGCAACCTTCGGACAAAAACCATCCCAAGAATTCAGCCCACACTTCAGCCTTGACGGAAATCTCCGCCTGTTCCACATCGTACTTGTAGTTGGGCGACGTAGGAATTTGAATCAGGTCGCCAACACGTGTCGTAATCTGCGTAGCTGAGCGCTCCCCGATTGTGGAGATGAATCGACGCTCTAAATTATGTGCATCTTTGGCAAACTCGAATCGGAAAACGTCTCGCTTGGCACTAGCTGACGGCGCTGTGTAGAGTCGGTGGTCAGGTGTAACCAAGTAGCTGAACTTTTTGGTCTTACACCCGTACATCTCCCCCTCGTAGTCGTACTCCCGCAATTTACCATTGTGGAATTCGACCTTCCCTTCAATAAGACACGCAAAACTATCCTCGGGCGTCACCTCCGGCCACGAAACAAACCCGCGTGCGGTTAATACCTTCGTCTCGGAATCGAAACATTGCGCCAGGCCACTCTTCGTGAACACGGTACGAATAGCTTGTGTGAGAAGCCCAGCAGGAAGTCGCTTGAGATTTCCCGTATTTGTCACCTGCCACATCATCTTGGACAGGATCGGATTGACCCGAGTTAATCGTTCAGCGATGAGGTGTTCCGGACCCCACACCGTCGCGTACGCGAGGCTGTCCCGGTCGTCGGGCTCAGTCTCGCCGTGGGCGATTTTGAGAAGCCTACTGGTCGCACTAAGAACGGCGTCCTTCCCGTACTTGTCCAGGGGCTTTCCCAGGGTCCGTTGGGACACCCAGGGATCCATGTCGTAGTTGGAAATGCGTTCCGCAACGACCTTCGCGAGGTCCACACCGTCCGGGCGCTTTCCCGCGGGGCCGAACTTCTCGTACAGGCGGTCGAGGTAGTGCGGCTTGTCGTGCTTCCTGTTCACGTTGAACAGGTCGTTGCCCCACGCGGACTTGATCTCGTCGTCCGTCGTACCAAATGCTCGGAGCAAATTGACCACGGGGATCTCGGCCTGACCCACGGTCATCTTGAACACACCAGTTTGCGGATCCAGGTGAATCCGGTGGGAAACTCCGCGACCTGTTAAATTTACATGACTTTCGAGTGTATTATTCTGTCGCCGCCGAGAGTAGACCCCGGGGAGCAAACGTAGTTGGCTGGAGACGGGCATCGCCGTCCCGTCCATGATGAACGTGCCCTGCTGTGTCAGCACCGGAACGGACGCGATCGTCGTGGTCTTGTGGTCAACAACGTTCCCTGTCGCTTTGTCCTTCAATGTGTACGTACCCATCATCCGCCGCGACAGAGACCGACCCTCAATCATCGCCTTAGTATGATCCTCAGTCGTGTAATCCGCCGGTGAGGGGTAATGCGGCTCGGTGATCGCAAGGGAGTACCGCGAGTTCTCTACAGGCTTGAGCCCCTTCACAGACTCCAAAGCGTTATCAAACACCGCGTTGCGGATCGTCTTGTAATCACCAAATTTCCGCATGGGCGGTTGCGATAGTGCAGGCACGGCGTATCCCCTCAAATGAACAAACCCAGACCTATTTCGGCTCTGGGTTTGATATTACAGGTATTAGTGATTGGGCTCAACCTTTAGCCGAAGTACCCAGGAGCTTCTTACGCTCCTCTTCGTCGCGACTCACCGGAACAAGCCGAGCGACCATAGGAGCGGGTACAGTGTCAGCGTTCGCCCGATCCAACTTGTTCATCTCGTTGCGAAGCATCCCCTGCGTCTGTTCACTCCGACCTGCGTTGTAACCGAGATACCCTGCCGTACCTCCTAAGATGCCTGCCAAACCCATGTTAGCGAGGGCAGCATCCCGCCCCATATAAAGGCCGGGGAACAGTGCGCCTAATCCCAATCGCTGCCACCACTCCCCCTCCTCCGACGACTTGATGATGTTGTAGACCTCGTCCAAGGCCCGTTTGATTCGTCCGTCCGTTGAATTCGGAACGAGCTTCGTTAGAGGCGATGCATCCATAGCAGACTTAGCCGGAAACCGAGATTCCGCAAGGCGTTTTACAATGGTCCGTTGATACTCTTTTTGAGCAGCCTCCAACTCATCCCGCGCCTTGTTCCGCGCCGAAGACCGCATGAGTTTGTCCACTAAAGCGTACCCGCCCACACCGGCACCGACTGCGAGTGGCGCCCCAATCAGCGCTGTCGCAGGAATATCCGCGGCAGTTTGGGCATTTGCGTTACCGAGCGGTGCATGGAATGTCGGAGTGTAGGAGTCCCACAGACCGCGTAGCCCCTCGCTGATATCGCCTAGGACATTGGCTTCCTTCGACTTCTGCTTTGACGCCGCAACAGGAGGAAGTGACGTAGCCTGATGAGACGACGGTACAGGCATGTCCACAATGATCGGCTTCTTCGGCTCCGGAGCCTTGTACTCTAAGTTGGGGTCACCTGCCAGCCCCATCACAGTACGAAGAGCAGCGCCGCCCAAAAGTCCCGTACCCGCCAAGCGGATCATAGACCTCATGAACTCGGATTGAAGCTCCGGGTTCTCGGGGAGCGTACCGAGAGCACTGGAATTGGCGATCTTCGTAGTCATTGCATCCTCGGACTATTGGTGGGGATGGTACCCCGGAGTTCCACCCAAACCAACCACACGTGCCATGTCCCCGGCTTGGCAGGGTCCGGCGTTTTCTCTTCCGTGCGGATCGAAGCACCACCAACAATGGCGAGCTTACTAATCCAATCCATAATCTTCGTGTACTTGTCTAGATCCCTAGGAATCTCAAACACCTCTGACCGAGCAAATACTACGTGAGAGGCGTACTCCAGAAGCTTCTTATCAATCAGATTCGGGGCGTCGCCGTTACGAATTGGAAGACCCGACGGGTGTGCACTCCAATTAAGCGGCACATTATCAATCGGGTCCTTATCGTTGAAGTAACCAGTCATGCGGTTTTCCATTCTTAACCAATTACGACGTACTTCTTTGGATCCGACGCAACAACCTTACGAACCTGCGCGTCTGTCTTCGACTGCGCTGCCCGACGGCGGTACGCGTTGGCCTCAGCCTGAATCCGAAGGAGCTCGGCATCGTCTGTATCGGATTGATTTCGCATCTTACCTGCGAGCCACCCAGCCGAACCTCCCAGAAATAAAGGTAGACCTACTGTTCCGAGGAGGGCTGTATTGAGGCCGATGTTAGCGATAGTTCCTGGTACGGACTCACCAGTAGCCTGCTTCTCCGCGGCCTGCTTCACAACCGTTACAAGACGCTCCGCGGCTTTTGCTACGGCTTCCGGAGAAGTAATCCCCTGTTTTGCACAAGCGAGAACAAAAGACGCTACGAACGCCTTCTTTTCGAGGTCGTCCGCAGCTTCCTTTTTGTGCTCTTTCTTTTTTGCGTGCTCTGGCAAAGTTTTCATGTCCTTCGTGTGGTGTGCCCACCTCCGTGCTGTACCCTTGGGGAGTTCTCCGCGAGATTCCGCGGCGTGAAACCAACGGTTTTGTGCCTTACTTCGTAGTGGAATTATTAAACCCTCCAAGGTACGTCGTCGCGGCGGTAATCCACCCGTCTGACTCAAAACGTGAAAGAGCTATATTACACCGATAACAAACCACGCCACGGACGCAACTGCCACAAGTCACATCACTCGGGCAGCATTTATGATCGTGGTCAATCGCATCCGGTGACCCTATCTGACATAGACCGCATACGTTGTTTTGTAATTGGATCATCGCAGAAATTTGCGGCTGACTCAAACCAAATCGTTGCATACGTCCTCGCGATCGAAGGTCGGGAACGCACGATTTACACCATTTCTGTCTCGGTGACGTTGGTCGGTAAGGTTGCCCACAAGCCTGACAATCCCAACGATTACGCACAACCACCTTCACCTTCGAAGTGCGCTCAGATTTTAAGTAAGCCCAAGCTAAATCCACCCAACCAAGCGTTTCAACAGCCGACAGTGCCTGGTTACACGTTTCACAAACGACACCACGTACGCACCTCCCGCAGGTTACGTCCCCTGGACAGCACGAATGATCGTGATCTACACATTCAGCGGTTCGAGACTTACAAATAGCGCACAAACCTGAACACTTAGCTTTAAGACTCTCGAACTGCTGTTTAGATAATTTGTATCGGCGCGCCAGACAGCGAAACTTTTTATCCGGCACACAGGTGGAACACCATTTTTGCCTACCACTCGTTGGTAAAAATAGTTCTCGACAAAATTCACACGAAACTTCCAACTTCGGGCGTTTATCTGCCCATCTCGATTTGGCCTGCATCCTAGCCAAAAGGTCCATGTGCTCTACGTGATCACATCGTTTCTTTTGTCGACATGAGTGAGAACAGTAATTCTTTCGGGTAACGTCTCTCTGATTATTAAGAATCAAACCCGTATTACACCAACCGCAAGCCTTAGTAATAAGGCTATAATGTGTCGACGGCTTCGAGCTTTTAGACGTCACGTCCGTTCCCACCATTAGGACTTCTTATTGAACCGGGGGTCGGTCGCGAGCCATGGCACATCCGGACGGAATACAATCGGGTCCTGGTTAGCACCGAATAGCGCGGTCAGCTCCTTGTTGGAATCGAGTCCTGTACCTGAGTACTTGGACCGCAGGAAGTACCGCATCTTCCGTTCACGGATCTGCTGGTCGTTCGGGTCTCCTTGCCTTTTCGCATCCTCAACGGTTGCTTCGAGAATGCGGATTAAGTGCGTCAGGTACCCGTGATAATCGATTGCGTAAGCCCGTTTCTGGGTGTCAACGTTCTGTTTCTCTTTATCCCAACCGCTAGCTTCGGCTTTATAGCTATGGAGCTGCTCAAGAGATTGCTTACAGCTCAACACATGTACGTGACCGTCTTTACGATCTTCCAAAAAGACGATGCCGTCCTCGGCCCACATCGTCCACTCCTTACACTGTCGCCGCTCACCCGGTTCTGTCGAGTGGGGGCCCCGCTCAATAGCCATACGGAAGTCCTAACGCTTGTGGGACAACGTTTCTAATAACCCCAGACCACATGCCCGCTTGTTGCATCTGTTTTTGGGCGTGTGGTGTTAACCCAGCCAATAATCCTAAAGCTTTACCAGCGATAAGTCCACTCACCAAACCTGAACCCGCACCAACTGCAATACGGGCTACGTCAAACGGACTCACCAACTCCGTACCCCGTACCGCCGAAGCCGCCTCGACCAGACCTGCCGTTGCGGCGCGGAGCTTCATCGGGGTCTGAAAATCACCCATCACCATAGCATTGAAGTGATCCCGAGGAATGATGGGATCGAACATGTCGTCTGCAGCGGCTTCTTTGAACGGGTACGGTTGTGTAAGGGTCCCAATGTCACCGTCCGATTGACGGAGGACGTCGTACGTCTGCCACGCTGCTGGAAGAGCGCCGAGCGCGCCCCCCAGGATTGCCGTCCGTTTTCGCATCTCACCAGGAGTGAAATACTCTTCAGGGAGGAACTCCTCGGCAAGCCGCCCAACACCATACCCACCCAAGGATCCCAATGCAGAACCGATAAGAAGATTGGCCAACACTCTCGGACCGCCCCATGTCTCGTTAATCTCACCTGGTCGCCAACCCGCAACATCTGCGAGATGCGTAAGTCCAGGGATCCCGTCCGCCTTTTTGTAGAAAGGCTTAACGAGCCCCGCACGTACGGCCCCGGGAACCTCAACCCATGCCCTAGGTGGTGTGTACTCCATCGCACAATCTTAGCCACTTTTGATAACTAAAGAAAGTCCCCCCGTACGGTGGGGGAGACTCTCAGGCGCACATCGGATTCCGCTCCTGCGGAATCAGGTTCAACTTGTGCGCTACATCTTCAGGCACATCTCGGAACCGAATACTCTGAGCGTGCCGCACACGATCACGATCTTCGCAGACCAGCTCAATGCCCCACGAGTGGCGCTCGACCCACAAGTGGTCCACCCATGGTGAGGAAAATTTCCCTATGAGAAACTTCAAAAACCCCGGTTGGAGGCGTACCCAAATGCCTTCGCGCCCCACCCGAAACCACTTCGGACCAACAGACCCCAAAAGGGGCCTCGCGTCGGTAACCGCCCACTCCTTGACGACCACGCTCCAACTATCCAGTACCGGTTGCATTTTGTACCTCGTCTCTGTACCCCGTGAAATCTGGAATCAGCCTCGACCTTGGACCGCATCGACGATCCCATCCTTGACACTCACGTTAAGGCGGTCCGTACGAAAATCGCACGTACCCACCTGCTCCACCCCATCCCTGGATCGGACCCGCATCTTCACGTTCTCGCTCGCCGCCTTCTCCCGGGCGGCTTCCTCCGTCAGCCCAACCAAATCCCTGTCATTAAACATAGTACTCTCCTGTGGTTGAGAAACAATTGCCGCTTAACAGCGACAGACGCCCGGGAAAACCCCGGGCGTATTCGTCAAACGCACGCCGTGCAAGCCTCCAACGCTGCGGCGTACTGCCGCGCCCGCACGCCGACGCGATAGGATACTTGACACCTTGACGCAGGGCCGTCGTAGCACTGCCACTGATGCCGGCCCTGCGTGCGGCACCACAGCACACCCTCAGGCGTGAGCCACAGTCGGGCGTCGATGTCCCCACACTGACACGAACCCATGTCCTCGCCGATATCCACGGACTGACCCGTGAGGAGCGGGGCGACCCATTGCTCCCACTGGCGAGCGCGGCGGGTAACCTGCTCATCGGGCCACTGACACGATCCGGGACCACGCATGTCGATTTCTTCGATTCGGCGACAGTCGTTGAGCGTAATCATCATCATCTCCATTAATGTTTCAGAAGAGTCTGTTACTGCAACAAACCGAGAATGTACGAAACGGATCGCATACATTTGGCACTCCCCTCGGGGTTCGAACCCGAAACCAAAGAATTTAGAATTCTCTGCTCTTCCAATTGAGCTAGGGGAGCAAAACGGGGCGGGGCCCAACAAGGACCCCCAAGCCGGTCGATTCGCACAATCACCCTGCTTACGCCTTTCAGCCTACCCCGTAGATCAACGCCACCGGCCCCAACTTACTATGTCTTTTCCATGTCAGTTTCCGCGCAAGTTCATCCCTGGATGCTCGCGCGTGTAAACTTTTCATAGTACAGGCAAGGCGGGCACATAATCCCCCCACGGCGTATCGCCGCAGATCTCGCTAGTGACCGGTGACGTTGTACGTGAAATGACTGGCACGCTGGGCAACAACAAGCCACCCAAACAGACCGAAAGCGTTGTCCGGCGCCCCGTCTGTTAGACCTTACGGACTGCGTGCCATGCGAGCGGGACGGATTCGAACCGCCCTCGTTCCAGGAATTGCACAGAATCCCACGCCCGCATCAGTGTGTAACCGCAACCTCGTAGCACCTGACAAGACCAAGACAGTACCTTAGTACACATCACCCTAACCACACGGGGCGGTTCCCTTACGTAAGGTCATTTCGCATTACCCATGCCACACATAACGAAACCCAACCGTTGCTCGGCGATACGGGACCTTGACTGCGCATCTCACGGCGACACCAAAACGGCACACGACGCCGCCTCACCTCACCAATGCATGGTACGGCCACAACGACATGGAACGTAACATGACCGCAACAGTACAGTACGCCATCCAACGCTACCGTACCTAGACACAGCTTTACTACACCAAGGCACTGCCAAACTATGCCAATACCACTCTCAGTTTTACTGTGCCCATACAGGACTAAACCCTTACCTGACCGAACACAACCAATACATTACCGCAGGCACGGGGGCGATCCGTGCCGGCAAACAGTCAGCGGCTCTTGATCTTTTCATTGAGCCGCACCAGTTCATCACGATAAGCCTGGTCCAGATTCTGTCCGTTGACGTGCCACCACTTCACCTGCCAGTTGGCGAATTGATCAACGATCTGCGCCAACGTCCCAAACTGAGTGACGCGATACTTTTCGTCCGGCCCGCGGCCGTAGTTCCAGACCAAGACGAAGTCGAGCTGCTTGTACAGCACCAGCCAGTCGTAGTTTTCAGACACGAATTGGACCAATGTACGGACGAACATCTTTTGCGTGTCCACGCTGGCCGGCAGCGGAAACTGGTCGAATCGTGTCCACTTAAATTGAGAATGCGACCCGAAAAACGCTTTCTTGTCCGCGGCGTTCCACCTCGCCATGACCTCTTGTTCGCTTGTCATCACTTTGTCAGACATCGGCGGGACTGCAGACATCTCATCGTGGACTTTACCGACTGTCGTCGGTTCGAGATCCGTCGCGTCCTGATGAATCTGCACCGGAGGGCTCACCCGACCAAATGTCAGATACGCCGCAACGGCCACCACTGCGAGTCCCAGAACGAGTACCTTCGAGTTCATAACTTTTCTCCATGAATCTGGTTACAAACGAAATAAGCACCCGGCAACATACCGGGTGCTCGAACCAACCTCCAAACTGTCACCGACCGTCGATGTGTTTTTTAGCCGCCAAAAGCGCGGCACGATCCACGTCCCCGGCGCTTAGCGCCAGCGTCTCTAACACATCCGGGAGCGTATTAAGCGTGAACCGCACTACTTTCCCATCAGCGTCAACACTCCGAGACGTGTGGACGATCATGTTCTTGCCTTGCGTGGCAAGAAGCTCTTGGTTTTCTTCGCAAAACGTAACCATAGTCGTGATAAGTCGGTTACGGCCGACGACGTCATCCACTAGCGGGAACTTGTCCAGTTCCCGCCACGGGAACACCCCGCCATGCCCGTTCACCTTCTTGTCCACAGCGTTCCATTGCTGCATCAACGCGTAATTGTGGGTGTCTTCGGACTGGACCAGCATCGCCTGGGCCCTAGTCTCTTGACGGGTCCGGCGGTTTCGAGGGTCCGTGTCCGCGACAAGCACCGCGGACACTGCAACCAAAATCAACGTACTGATCGCAAGGGACTTCTTCATGGTCAAGCCTCGTTGTTTGTGGAGTCCGATATGGGGCTCCCTCTCAAACAATGCTGCCAGCCAAACGGGGCGAATTTAGGTCTCATCCGGGTATTGCCAACCAGTTAGGTCGGTGCGGCATTCCCTCTCCAAACAATAGTGCCAGCCTAGACGTCCAGATTCAGTCCGTGCAGAGGGTCTGCAGTTGGCATCAGATCGATTACGTTCTTCCTGGGCATGTGGAACTTGAAACCGGTCCTATGTGTGAGTCCTACCGTATGAGGCTGGTGTGAATCCACCGTCCAATCCATCGGACGCTTGGTCATCATATTCCGAAGGATCTCGGTCTTCTTATCGTAATCGCCCATATCTGAATATCGCTTCGCATCCTTTAGAAGCACAATGTCCGGATACACACCTGAAGGCGTTGCGATGATGTTCTCAGTGATGCCCAATGTGGGGACGATTTGGGAGAGCTTCTGAAAGATCACAATGTCCTGTGTCGTGATTGACGCTCGCTTAATCGCTGAGCCAATCGCTGTAGTCATCTCCGGTGTCAGCTTGTAGTGTGCTTCTGGCGGTAGCTGCCCCGTCTGGTGAAATGGTGTATGTACATCGTCTTCGGGGTGATTTATAGCTCCCGAAATAGACGAACCCACGGCAACAGTCTTCGTTCCCGCAGGCGCGAACCTCAAGCGATCGGCACCGCGGCTGTGACCCAACCATAGATCCGCAGCCGCCGGCTCTGTGAGTGGCTCACCTGGATCCGTTGATACTTCGTAACCTGACATCGATAACAGATTCTCCAACTTCTTGTAAAACGAATCTGCGTGGGGATTATTCGCGATAAACTTGGGATTACCTTTCACAATAACCGCGGTTGCGGCCGTCTTGAGGGCATCTCCTACACGAGCAATAACTGTTTGTGGCGGTACAATTTCATAGCCCATATCCTTATAATCTCGTTGGATGTGCTTATTTTCATACCAGTGACGAATAATCTCTCCCAATGTGTAATTCGGCTCCGTAGACCTCCTCGCTCGATGATAAGCCCGCCACGACCCTCGCAACGGGCTCGTATCCAACATTAACTTATGCGTAGCTGGTAAATCCAAAGCGTAACCACCTCCACGTTGTTCAAAATGAATGCCCCCAGTCACGACTGGCTTTTTAACGTTGGTGGATAAGAACTTACTGAGCAGTCTTTGCTTCTCGTTTGTAAGCGCTGAAAGGACGTCGTCGGTTAGCGGCCCTTTGATGGCGTACGGAAGACCTAGTTTCTTTTTTGCGTCCTCATCAAATTCATCTATATCTTTCGTTATCACCGTCGGATACGTTTTCCGTAGTTGTGACAATACCGTCGTTTTACCTGCGCCGGACACTCCACCGATATGCGCAATCAGTGCGGCGCCCTTGTTTCGTGATGCCTGCGCTAACACATCCATCAACTGGTTGTTCAGTTCGTCTTTCTTCTGCGACATGTGTTCCAGGTAGTCGTCTACAGTCTCCTTGCTTCGGTCGCGGTTCACACCCATCCGCGACAAAAGTTTATCCTTCAACGTCAGCGGCAGCTTCGCCGCGAATTGCTGGACCTTTACGTTTCGCAGGTCTTCGGGAAGGTGCGTGTGTGAGTCGAATCGGATACCTCGAGCTTTAGCCTGGGTGTTCCTGGCCGCATTCCAGTATTCGTCTAGAAGCTGCGTATTCTGTACACCCTTCAATGAGATCCCCTCACTACCTGCCGGTGCCACAAGGGCAACTCGCAACTTGTCCTGGTTGAACTTGTCCACCAGAGCCTTCCGCTCTTGATCTGACAATCCGCCGTGGAAGATCCCGTGCGGAATCTTGTCCCGTTCCAAAGCTGCGGCATAGGGCTTCAGCCCGGCACCAATAAAGTTGGAATATACGATCCCTTTGGTCCTGGGGTCAGCCAGAGTCTTCTGCATCTCTCCGTACGCCGTGGTTAGCTTGCCACTACGATTGAACGCCTTAAGGGGATTCTCTCGTCCTTGGTACGGCAACTCCGACAAGGCCGACTGTCGGGCTCCGCTCAAGAACGACTTGGCCTTCATCATCTCGCTATCCGTCAGCGGATAATGCATCTTCAGCTTCTGACGGATCACCCACGGGAGCTTGCCAATGAGTCCACGGTACAGCTCCGCCTGACGTCGAGGCATCTCAACGTTGATTCGCTCGTTGGTGACGTTCACCGGTGGTGTTTCCGGATTGAACACGTCCACGTGACCCGCAAGTTGACGCTTCAATTCATCCGTGTTGACCAACGCTGGTCGGGTCAGTGTGGGGCGTCCCAAAATCCTCCCAATAATCCCTGGTTTCGTTTCCTCATTACCGACGTACTTCTTAGCAAACTCTTCGTGGGAGATGGGTTGGTTCTTAAGGATTGATAACAATGGTGCAAACTCCGCCGGGTTGTTTCGGACCGGAGTTGCAGACATCATCACGACGTTCTTCGCCCGAGATGCTAGATCCTGAACGGCACGAGCTTGTGCAGACGACGGAGACCCAAGACGTTGTGACTCATCCACAATCAACGTCTGGGCGTCGGGAACCTTTCCCCGCGCCGCGGCGTTGTAGGAGTACACCGGATAATTGTTGTGCCCCAACAACCGTTGGGATTCGGCCTTGAGTGTATTACGAAGTGCCGCGGGGCCGATAATGGTTGCGGGACCACCGAGTGCGTCGGCAATACCCAAAGCCCCAAAAGACTTGCCTGATCCTGTTCCCCAGTTCAACAGCACCCGATATGGATCGCCGCTTGCAGCGGCCTGTTCTGCCTGCTGCCGAACGCGCTTCTGGTGCTCCTGGAGTTCGATGTCGGGGTTCAGGGGCACAGGACACCTACCTATAGCGTGGCGAGTTTGAGTAACTTACTCGCCAGATTATAACAAACGTCCCCCGCCGACTTCTTCAACATCTTCTGCTTCTTCAACCACTCACGGAACTGTTGCGTTGTCATTCCCCGGATCTCACCAATACGCGTATCCAACCACCCATCCGGGTAGTTTTTGCGAATGACGGTCTTGGCCTCATTGATGTTACGAGCCCCCATCACAGCCTTCGTCTCGTCATGCTCGTGATCCGGAGTAAGAAAGTCGAATGTGTATACAAGTTGAGATTGGGGATGGTCTGCCAAAAACACGTCGAGAAAGTCCCCATCTTCAGCCTTGGTTTTACGGATGTACCCATAGCTATTCTGGAGCACCCGGGACCATTGATTCCCGTCTGCAGACGTGCCCTTACGGATGGATCCTCTAGGATGTGTAATTGAAATAGCAAAGCCGTGAATGTGGGCCCGCCCCACACGAGCGTTACCAGCATCACGCTGGGCCTCGGTGGGGTCGGTGTCAGCACGCCTCGCCGCCGTCGCGAGGATCTTACTGTATCGATCGAACGCAGGCATGGGTCAGATCCGTAGGGGCTACATATGCATGTCGGTATCGTCGTCGGTACGCATAACAACCACGCGACGTACCGTAGTATATCTACTGATCTCCAGACCCAAATAGGACAAACATGCAACGAATGCTTGCGACGCATTCATGATCGCAAGAGGGAACAGTACACACAACAAAAGTTGAGGAAAGCTTATACCAAAAAGAAACGTTTCCATCGTCGCCTCATTTGCTGAGAAGACCATTGAATGAGCCGGCCACAGCGTTTCCTAACTCTTTGTATTTTTCGAGTTTCGGGAGGCTAGAGAGGGTTCCCCCACCCACACCCCACGCTGCGGCACCAATCCCAATGAATGGTAAAGCCTTCATCAGGAACGACTCGTCCTCCTCCTCATCGCCGTCCTTTTCATGTTTGAACATGGACCGCAACAAAGAGATTCCAACCATGGAGACGCCCGCAATAGCGAGCACCTTGGAGGTTGGCTCCAGTGACTTCCAGTACTGCGAGAATCCAGAAGGTGGCTCCGCTTGAGTCGCGAGACCTATTGCAGCAGCCACACCACCGGGACCAGCAATAGCGGCTTGGACGTTTTGTCGACTCGAATCTAGCTCTTCTTTCGGCCGAGATGAATCTAGTACGACGGGGGCCAGGTGTCCACCTGGAGCTCCAGGCGCAGGATCCTTTACACCGGCTGGACCGGAATCCACTTTCGGGGTGGATACTGTTGCAGCTCCCGTGCCAGATTCGGGATTAATTTTGTTCTTATTTAAAGACGAAGATAAAAGCGCACCGTTGGCAATTTCACCTGCCGCAGATGTGTCTCCACCCAACGAAGCCGCACCACCTTCCGGAGGTGTCGCTACTTGTTTGTTCAGTACATCCACAAGATTCGGGAGGCTCTTAGCTTTCGCAGCTTCAAACTTCTCTTTAGCGAACGCTGCGTTCGCTGGTGTGTGTCCCCACGGATCGGAACCTCCCGTGAGGGCTGTACCGTGCGCAATATCATACTTTGTCGGATAGTCTACAACCTGCGCGCCAGGATCCCGTCCCGCCAACGCCCGACGCATGTCCTGTGTAACCGAATGGGTCTTCAAACCTTGTAGTGTTGTATCCGCAACGCGTGTCGCGTCAGGATTGCCCTGGTTTGCTGCGAGCCAATCCTTGACCTTATCTTCATTGACGCGGTTCGAATACCACGACGACGCACCCACACCGCCCTTAGACGGATGGTCGATAGTCGCAGCACGTCCTGAAAGTGCTGCGAACCGATCTTGAAAGGATTGCTCTACTTCGGGGCTCAGTGTTCCTGTCTCTACAGCTTTTCGGTATTCCGCGGCGAGTCCTTGGCGATCTTTATTAAGAGTCTCCAACTGGACCGCTGGATTCGACATATCCGTCGGGTCGATATGTTTCGCCAGAAGAGAGTTACCCTCAACACGCAAACCCTCCCCCATACGATTAAATGCAGCCCGTGGGTTTTGCTTTATAGCTTCAGAGATAGTTCCAACGTTTCGTAGACCTTGACGCGCGGTCGCAAGGGTTCCCTCAGGAGAGATCCCTTCGCCTTTCAACAAAGACCGCATATCCTTAAATGGTCCAAAAGCTGTACGTGTAAGATTATCGAAAGCCCCCTGGGATAGTGAACTACCCGCAGTGTTTCCCGACAGGGCGGCGCCAAGTGGATCCTCTGTCCTCTGTTTAAGCAGATCTTCTTCAGTACGTAATGGTCCATACTGAGCATGCTCAGCGAGACTCTGAGCGAGCCCCGGAGCCTGTGTCGCGGGAATCATTCGAAGCGCATTCCCACCCAGACCCTTTCCTTGCCCCTTAGCGATGTTTACAGCCATCCGAGGCAGCAATTCAAGCGCCTTGACGCCTGTAGGATACGCCGCGACGTTGTATGCCGTACTCAACAGCGACTTACCCAAACTTGGAGCAGCCGGTACAACCGTCCCAGCAACAGCGGGAGCTGCTGCAGCACCTGTGGCACCCGCGAGCCCTGCAGCGCCGGTACCTTCGACAGCCGCAGCGCCGCCTAACCCGAATGCAGAACCGAGCCGACCTCCCAGCCATTTAGCACCACGTGCGGCTGGAAACGTCAACAGTGCGTCCGACAAGTCTGTACGGTAGCTACCACCACCAGGAAGCGGAATATTTGGCAGTAGCGGCGACGCCGCCTCATCAATACCGTTGTAAATACCACGAGCTACGTCAATAGGCCCTCTAGGTCCCACATCCGTGTACCCTTTCGGCGCGAGCGCACCAACCTCCCTAATTGGCCGCCCTAACGGGTCGGCCCTCTGGTATGTATCCTCAACAGTAGTTACTGGTGATTCTGGTTTTGTATGCGACGTAAGTAACGTTGTGTCGTTGGTGGCTGTCGGTTGATTGTGTTGACGCAAAATAGGGGGTGGTTTGCTAGATCCCAACTGCTCCAAACGATCCGGAACGCCAAAACGATCCACCGTAGGGAACCCGTCAACGTTGTTCGTGGACTTAGCATACCCTGTCGGGTGAGGCTCTTGCAAAACAGAGCCTCCACCTGGAACGAAACCGTTAGATGTCCGCGCAGAAACCGGGGTGAGCTGCGGACGCGGTGCCGGCTTGTCGATGCCAGGAGTAGTCGGTTGGTATGGTGCCGACAAGAGACCTGTCGGTGCAGCAGGAGGCGCGGCAGTTGTGCCAGGAACTGCCGGCTTGATGGGATGCGATGGCGGGGGCGCAATGGGAAGCCACGCGCTGTTCTTGACCGCCAGCGACAGTAGGGTCGAAGGAGTCATAGGTGTCCTACGTCAACTGGCGTGTGAAGTGCTTTAAGACCGATCCGCCGCAGCCTTGAAACTCTCGTTCGCGCCCTGGAAGTGCGCGAGGAGTCGCTTGTGGTCGGGCGTAAGACGGGACAGCAGCGCCTGGTGTTCCGCGGACGTCTTCAGGTGTTCCGCGGCGAACTTGACGAGTGCAACAGCACACCCCAGTTCGTACGCCAACGACGGGGTAACTTGGGTTCGTTCCTGTGGAGACATCGTATGACCTCGAACGTAGGGTTGTGAAGCCGTTGTATTGTTACCAAAACGAACGTCACACGCAACATCAACGACGCTTGTGAATGTAAAACCATCCATGAGCGTTGTCCACAGTTCCCGGTTCGATCTTGAGAAGCTTGGCTAGAGAGCTTACAACGGTGTCCCCCATCGGACCGCCCAACAATATAGCCCCGCGATAAGACAGCCGCCTCCACATATCTGTGGCTGCTGTAAAACTAGTCGAAGGATCCGCGGTAACGTACACCACCGCGAGGTCCACTCCCGAAATCCTGCTCTTTTCCAACTCCGACGTCCGATACGTCTGAATAAGCGCCCGTCGCGTAGATCTTGCTGATTCTCGATAGACAGCCGCTAGAGAATCAGCACTCGGATTCACGAGATGTACCACATCTAGTAGGCATCCATTGTCGTAGGCCCCTTTAATGGCACTGGCAGATAACCACGCAGGAGACCCCTCGTCCGCAAACGTTGCAATGGACCGTGGAAGGATTGTCCGAGCTGCAGACTCGATAGCGGCACCTGGATCGGTCGTTGTAGCACACACTCGCTTACCTTTGGCCGCATGTGGAGGCCAGGTCGCGGGCGCTTCTTTAGTAACAACTTGATACGCTTCGTACACTGCAGACTCGAATTCGACCTCGTTGGCTGCATAAAAAAGGTCGCGATTGGTCAAATCATTCCACGTGTTCACCAATCGGGGTACGTACCGCGGATTGTTGATCACTCCCCGCTTACCAAGCACGTCAGCAAGCGCCGTGAACCCAGACGCATGGCCGAACACGTACCGTGCACCTTGAATCACCGCTAACAAGTTAGGCCAACTCAAATCTTCCAGAAGCGTCACGGAGTCTAGTTGACCGAGCGCATTCACAATGGCTCTGGGGCGGATATCGTAACTGCCGCCGACCACATACACGTGACAGACCAACCGGAACAGTGTGATAAGTGACCGCCACACCTGGTCGGATACGTCAGGCCACCCAGCCAGGTGGAAAACTACGTAGTCGGGTTTTAACCTGATATCAGGAGGATCTGACGGTTGAAACTGAATACGATGTGCCGTTACAGGGATATCCGGAAGCCACCCTTCAATCCGGTTACCCGCCTCTAACCACCGATTACATTCGACTTTATATGGGATTGCCGTATTGGGTTTGAAGCCAAGCTCCTTCCACGTCTTCCCAATCAAGCAACATGGGTCTGTAGCTGGCGTCCAATCTTGTCCACCAGGAGCGAAGGTCTCCCCATCAAACCGCCAACCAATAACTCGTGGGAGGTGATCTGCGAGGATTCCGCTTCGTCGCGGACGTGCACGATTCTCTTCGGAAATGCTGAGGAAGATCGGGTGATCAAGGTGCGCAGTCCTTTTGTAGACCCACAACAAGTCGCCCAATCCGCCGTGTGTTTTGAAATGATAAAAGGGTTCGACTGGAAACCCTTCAGGCATGTACTTCCGAAAACTCATCAGCGACCCTTTCTCAACTCTTAGCCTTGAGCACTTGAGCCTCAACGGCATCAGCAACGGATGCGTCCCGAGACCTCAGCACTTCTAACAGTTCTGTGTACTTATCCTTCGGGAGCGTAAGAGCGTATTGTACAAGTTCGGCGATTGGATCAACTGGTGTCGGTTCAGTCGTTGCTGTTTTTGTAAACACACACTGGAGCTTACCCTCTACTGGAACCTCGGCATGGATGAGCTTCAGGGCTGGAGCATAAACCTCAAACGCCTTTTTAAGAGACGCCTGTGTAAAGTGATACTGGTGCTCCGTTACTTCCGCGTTGACACGACGGTGCTTCCAATCCGAAAACACAGCGTCGCCGGCTGTACGTACGAAATGCTCTAAATCCGGAACCTCAACGATTACGATGCCACCAGCTTTGAGGTCTCCTGCTGCTGCCCGAATCACAGCCGGAAAGTCGAGGATATGTTCGAGCACGTCAAACATACTGATAACGCTGCATTTGTCGCGGAGCGTCCCAGAGACAAGCCACTCGCTAAACGTCGCGGCATGGATACCAAGAACCTTATTGAGCGCCTCGCACGCGGCGTCATCGGATTCGATCGCCACAACGTCCCACCCTCTACGACGGGCGGTAACCAGCGTGGCACCATTACACGCCCCGACATCAACCCACAACGCTCCCGTCTGTCCTGCGTCGTTGAGTACCGTTGCGCATTGTTGCATTCGTTGATGGGCGATAGCACAATCGTGATGAAACCGTCCCCACCGGGACGTAGTGCTTTTGGTGTTGTTCCTCGCAGGATCATACGTCCCGGGAAAATACTGGTTCGTCGGATCCTCAGACACAGACAGTTCAATACCTAAAAAGCAAGACTGGCACACCACCGCAGGTGTGGTCGTACTACCGTCCAAAGTCGCAAACGTGTTTCCACTACAGATCGGACACACCGCCTGCGGAAACTTCGAGTCATAACCCATCTTCGGCCTTTCTCAGGACTGTGTCCCGTACTGTTGTGATTGAACAAGTCTCTGCCCTTCCGATCGCATCTCCCGGCGCTTCTCGTCGAGCTTTCCGGTGACGATCTTATGGAACAGTTGATTGTTCTTCCGAATCTCCTGGAGCTTCGAGAACCGCGTACTCTCGTCAAGCTGCAGCAACACTTGGACCGCAGCGTCGGCGCGGGACTCGAGTTCCTGGGGATCAATACGCGCCCCAGGTTGCGGCATAATCCCAGCCATGGGATCCGCACCGGCCGGAACACCAGGGGCTTGTCCTGGAGCCGGCTGCCCCTGTTGCGACGGATCTCCACCGCCCCCCTGAGCAGGAGGAGCACCTTGCGAAAGACCACCAACAGGTGTAGCCTCGGCCAATTGACGACCAAACGAGAAGGCGTCCATCTTCTGTTGGTAATCTGCCTGCTCCGTCTGCTCAATACGCATGTCTTCAAGCTTCTTCTTCGTCTCCGTCCGGAAGTCGGACTCAACCGCCTGGAGCGCAGAGCTGCGAGACATAAGCCCGGCTTGGGCCATCTGAACTTTGAGTTGGTTCAACTCAATCGAGTCGATGACCCGCACAGATGCAAGCTTATACGTACTCTTCTCCCACTTCTTCAAGAACTGCATACGTCGCTGAATAAACGACAATAGCTCGTTGAGGCCATCGACAAGTGGTGCCCAATACCGCTCAATCAGCCGCAAACCTACGGGTGCTACCTGTGTACCCATAGACATGTTGTAAAACTCGATCGGCACGCCTGAACCGTTAAGCAACGTCTCCTGCGCCAACTTGATCAGATCAGCCGGAATCAATTGCTTAGCATCAGCCCCCAAAGCATCCATCTGAAGAGCTGTGGGAGAGTAGTGGATACTGTTCGGGTCGGCCCGGTGGTTAGCGACAATTTGATTAAACCGAGCCCGTAGGTCACCCATAAACGACATTTTTAGGATGTCACCGTCTTCCATACCCCGGCCCGCTGTGGTCTTCGGACTGACCACGCGGATCGGAACGATGTGCCCCAAAGCAAGCACCTCGTTCATCCGATATAGGATTTGAATATGAAACAGTCGACGGAAATTGATGATCGCCCGCGGGACACCCCACCCCCGCATCCGAAGGCCGTTAAGTCCTGGCTCCCGAGAGTGGTGGATGTAGTCCTCGTCGAACCGCACGTTCTCGTCGTTAAGAGCCGCTTGGATGTGATCCCACGGCGTTTCGATCAGAGTTTCGAGATTAGTGCCTTGTTTGATTTCAGTCCGTACGTCTGCTGGCATCACCCAGTCAAACTTGGTGGCTCGACCAAGATACTCGACGTAGACGTGGCGAATATCGTGAGGGTTCCACACCTTAATGATCGGCGGACGGCTCTCGTCGGGTAGATCTAACGGACCTCCGTTTGCCCCACCGCCGAACTTCCCTTTGTGCCCGCACGACAGACATTTGCAGTGGAACGCCTGCTTCCACTCAAACTCGAACCGCTTCTGGTGCTGAATAACTTCAGCCGCACGATACTGGGTGTGGCACTTTGGACACACAAGATACCGCGTAATCGGCTGTACCACACTTGTATATTGGTTGCCGTAAACCAAACGGTTAAGGCTCGCCTCGACAAGGGAGCTCATCAGCCGCATTTGGTCTTTGAGGTAGTCCTTCTGATTCCGCTTCTCGTCGTCCCCAAGATCCCCCTCGATCTCGATGTCCGTAACGAAGTACGCCGCGACCTTGTTCAGCGCTTCACGGAACGTTTCGTTGGTTACGGAGAACCACTCAGCATGCCGCAACATCGCGGGAATACTGAGAGGCATAGCCGTCGAAGCGACGTCAAGATAGGGGTCCGCGAACGGGGCTGCGCCGTCAAACGACGGAGCAATGCCCGCGGTTTGTGCGTAATTGTATGGGTACAATTCACATCACCTTATTCGCGTTCGATCAACATCACCAGGTACCGGCGACCACCCATCACAAACGGATCCTGGAGCATGTAAGCGGCAATTGTATCATCTACACCAGGGATCCGCAGCCGGATCTTATGCTCTTTCTCGTCTGTGGTCTTTGGCGGGGTGTACATACCCATCCGCGCAGTCTGATCAATTGAAGTCGCCAGAGCGAGCGTATTTCTATCGATCACTACGTCATCATATCCGACCACAACAGTAGCGCCGTCTGACAACAGATACTCAACTAGGACCATTGCAGGCGCGGGACTCATGGTGGCCTTCTGTGTCGCCGGTTCTGGTAATAGGGTGGTTGTTATCGCTGGTGTTACGACTGAAGTCACAGACTGCGGAATAGCCGCTGGGAGTGATAACGACTCCCGCGTCGCCTTGATCCTCGCAGCCTCGCGGTAGACCCGCATTGTACGATCCGCAGCCGAGTCGAGGCCGGCAGGTACTTGTTTTGACACGCGTTCAGTCGCCTCCTTAAGAGCCGCATCATTAGGGCCGTCGAGAGTTAGCACGATACGTTCGCTCGTCTTTTCCTTATCGACGTCACCCCGATCTTCCTCAATAGTAATCGTATAACGAGAGAGATTGGAGACGTCGTAACCTGGGATAACACCGTCACCACCTTGGGAAGACGGGCACCGAACAAGCGGTACCCCGCTGGGCATAACCTGAAACAGATCTTCGTCGGGAACAGCCACGGTTAAAAACCTCCGATGGTTAAAAAATTCGCACACCCCGTACGGTGTGCGAACTGTGGGTTAGTTTACAATCCGCGAATCCGCGGGGTAGATAATCGTGTCGGTGTCGTCTTCGTGTTTATACGTGATCCGGTGGTGCTCCGGGTTATCCGGATCGCCGCCAAACCCGGTGGGGAGCGGTGCCTGGATAATCCCCCATGGCACCATCGCCGGACAATCGATCCATTCCGCATCAGTACGTCCGCGATCACGTCCGCACTTATCGAACACCCACACCATATCATCAGTACTCAGCCCGTTCTTCTTGGCCTCCAAGAACTCGAACGCGATCGTGTTGTATGGCAGATAGACATCCTGAGACACGCCCCGAACAAGCCCGTCTTCCGTGTAAGCCCGACACTTGGCCTGAAACTTGGGATTCCGAAGCACCATCTCCTCCTGTGTGAACTCCCGATAGAGGGAATCGCACAAGATCCGCATACCCGTCATCGCCAAAACACCCCATCGAATCTCATCTTCGACGAACAGCGGGGCGTCGTACTGAAGCCCCGTACCCACCAGAGCCGTCACGCCCCGAACATACTGAGGACGCGCCACAATGCGACCCGGCTCAACCATCTCGAGCGGGCATAGCATGCTCCAAATCACCGGATACGCGCCCGGCGTAAACGCAGCCTCCACCGCCCCAACCAGAACCATAGCCATGTTCTGAATCGGGTACCGATTGCCGGGAACGGGCGAAGTAGCCGTTTCGGCAAACCTGTCGGGGTTTGGGGACGCCATATACGAGGCCCAAATCCGCTTCGTAAACTGGTCCGGGAAGTGCCTCCCGGCCTTTTGGCACATGTTCGACACACTGTTGGCCGCGGCTGCAGCAGCAGCCGGAGGCATCCCCTCGTGAGCAAAGTCATACCACAACCACGGGTAGTTACCCAAACGCGCCGTCTCTTCGACCCGTCGCTCAAACTTGGCGACCTTCAAATCTTCTCGCATCAGAAGCTCCTAGCAGCCTTCCAACAACCGTCCGGTGGCGACGTACCACCCTCCAATTGATACTGACCGCAAACGGTGGTGAATTTAGCCTAGGAGTGAAGTACGATCCGAAGAATCTACTGGATCCACCACCACAGGTGCCTGGATCGCAACAGTCACGCCGTCGATGGTGACGTTAGGGGGTGTCCCTGAAATCAAACACCGCGAGCCCTTAAAAACAATTACGTTGTACGGACAGCTCTTGGAGACCGGCGAATTCCGAGCCTCTTGATACGCCTCCCCTAGGAATGTCAGGAGCTGATCAAGAGTCGTGAACGATTCTCGGTTGGGAGCAGCTTCACCCCACCAATACACGACGTGAAACAGAGGTTCAGGATCCATCGGACGGTCTCGCTTTCGGCTTCTCTCGTTGGACCAAACTAATAGGGTCTGTCCAAGGATTCTTCGGAACCGACCACACAACAGCGTGGGTGTCAGTTTCAATTCCGTACAGATCTACAAATACAGTGGGAGGTTTTGGAGGCGCTACGGACATCCCACGTAATAGAGGCCAATCCACCATGGGAAGTCGCTGGCGTACAGACTTGAGTAAGTGACCTGAAGGTGTCCGCAAAGCAGTCCAGTCCAGAAACTTGATGAGTCCAGTTGCGTATTCCTTCGGACACGCAAACACAATCTGGTCGTATGGAGGAGGGAGTCCTTTAAGTACTTGACGTCCCACATCGACCCAATAGGGAGCCACACTCTTAGGTAAATTATTCTCCGACCAGTATACGGCCACCGGATCTGTCGGGAACCCAGCCAACGGGAGCAGAACGGAAGAGAGCAGAACATGGTCCCGCTCGAGCCCCGCGAGAGACCATTTCCCCTGGTGGTAATCGACGTGAGCATCTCCGTAGTACACAGACGGACCTGCATGGTCCCCTTCAGGCCACGGGAGTTGAGTGTCGCCCACATACTCAGGTCGGAGGATCACGTCACAAACCTCGGGTCATACCGTAGTGAGCAATGGCTGCGGCATCCATCAACCCGTCGTGAGGAACCCGACACCGTCGAGGGATGAAGTTATCAATCGGCGGATAGTTGCGCGTACAGAACAACCTCACTGCCGCCTTAATTCGCTTACGTCGCTCGTCGCGGTTTTCTCCCTGAATCTTCGGGGTTACAATCCCGACCGCCCGTTGCCACACCGCAGGCATCACGGGGGAGTAAGCGAGCTTCATCGTTTTCAACATCCCCAACAACTCTCGATACCGCCCAGACAATACCGAGTCCCCAAACCCGCTGGTTGCCCCACCGGCACGGAACTTAGCGGGCATGTACCCCACACGCTCAATATAAATCGCGTCGGGTTTGATTACGCGAAGCCAATCCGCCACCGTCGCAATGTCCACGTCCTTGACGCGATCGTCCGTCTTCAGAAGTGGCATGACGAGGTGCGCTACCACAGAAGTCTTTTGTGGATCCTTAGGATCTGACGTCACCGCCACAAGACCGCCGTCCCCACCAGGATCGATTCCGACGCAGATCATGTTGGACCTATTGGGCAAGGTTTCGAATCGACTCGTAAACGAGGTGGGCAAGCCACGTGTCGTAGATCGCGTCGTGTGATCGCCGAACGACAGCGCCTTGTGCCTCCAAACCAAAGTACGTAATGCACGTCGCCATCGAGTACTTGAACGGTCCACGCGTATCCATGATTCTACTAATGTACGACACGTAGGATTCACGTGGACGAGGACGAATTCGAGCGACACACGCCTTATACATGAGGGCGCTATCGTGGATGTGCCCAGACTCCAAGTTCGGGAGCTCGAATCCGTTAATGGGTTTGGTCAGGTTGCTCAACATCGGATAGTCGAACGCGATACCATAGTGGGCCAAAACGTCGTCAAACGGCTCCGTGACTTCAACCAACTTGTTCACCGCAATCTTCGGCGATACCCCCTTCTCTTGGATCCTTGAGACTGACCATCCGTACTGCTTCCCCAATTCTTTCATCTTCCCGGCTGTCGCGTCGATCCGCGACTTCAACATTGCCAATTCAAGGTCTGACATACCTACAGTGTGGTCGATAACGATCCCTGCGTTCTCCTGGCACCGTCGATTCTGTACGGTGCACCAACCAATTTGAAGGACCTTATCGTGATCGTGGTTCAGCCCCGACGTCTCAATGTCCAACACCACATACGATACGGGCATGCCGTACATATCGGCCCAGGCGCGGACCACGGACGGATCCGGCCGTTGTGTGTTTGTTGTTGCCACGTTCAACTTTCTTTGGGCGCAGGGTGTGCAGAGTCGTAGGAAACGTTCACCCGATTCATCTCATCCGTCGCAGCACGGTGCTCAGAGGGAAGACCTTTCTTAATAGCAAAGGCCGCACGTTGAGCCATATCCTCAACAGCTCCGGCCCCAGGAGACGCTTGACCGAGTTTAATGGCCTCCCGAACACAGTTGAAGAACGCGGCACAAGTCCCAAGACCAACCTCAAACATGACCGCTAATAAAACGGGGTGCGGCAACCCCGCCAGCCCCGAGTTGGTAAATGCCGCAGCGAAATTTGGTACGTCCGAGTTTCCGCAGAGTTTTTGAAACTTGGCCAAACACACAGCGCCATCGACTAACGCAGTTTCCGTAAGTCCAGAGAACGCTGCGTAGTCTTTGATGACACTGTGCCAAGACGTAGCCGCCAAACGGTATGCGGCCTTCCGACAAATCGGGTCGAAAAGAAAGGCGAGGTCGCGACCAGGACGGTACACGCGATTGTCGGACCCTCGGATCTGGAGCATAACCTCGCCTTTCACGTTTGGATATCAAATTTGGATGGTGCTGGTAATGATATCCTGCAACTTAAGACGTTCAAGTAGGGCAGGCAAGGTCAACCGTTCCGTGTGGAACATCGGGTCGCTGGACCCGTCCTCCTTCATCAACTGCCTGAACTCGACTTCCATCGGCTCACCCTCCTTGTAGTACACGTTCCACTGGAAGGAGGGCTTCACGAACTTCCGCTTCTTGACGTCATGCTTCTTCTGGATCTCCGTATCGAGAATGAACTCCGGCCAGAGGTAGTTCATGACGCTCGGCAAGTTCATCGTCTGCGGTCTGGGATTCTCCGCGTAGTGATCACAATTCGGGACCTTGATGCCGGACTTTTGTCCGGGCTCTGAATCCACCGACTTCGGAAGGTCCTTAATGGACACCTTCGACTTGCCCGCCATCAATTTCTCGACCTCGAACAGGAACGGCAGGATGTCCTCGACCGGACAGAAGAACGCTGCGCCCAACTGTACCACGTAAATCGGATCCTTCTCCTCCCCATCGAGGTAGAAGAACCAGTCACCACGCCAAGTGTGTGCAAGCGGCTTCGGCATCTCAAATCTCCATCAAAAAGTGGTTACGAAAATCCAAACCAACACATCAGGCGGTTACACGCTCTTAACCGCTCCCTCTTTCGCTGCCATCACCTCCAACAACGCCGTCACGGACATCCTCGGTAGGTCCCAGTCAGGAACCATCTCACCGTTCTTATCCATATACTGGAACGACACCTCAATCCCCTCCCCTCCAGTCCGATACAGATTCCACACATACGCGGGCGGAGGAAACATTCTCTTTCTAATGTCGTACTGCTTGCGGATCTCGGAGTCCAAGATGAACTCTGGCCAGAGATACTCCATCGCACCTAGAATATCCACATCCGCCGTAGGCTCATGTCTGAGATGGAGCGTATGTGTATTCGGGACGCGGACTCCTGCCCCCGGAACCGTGTGCTTCAGGTCATTGTCGTCAAGACTCGCAACAGTAACTCTCTCCTTGCCAGCCATGACGTTGTCTAGTTTGACCAGAAACGGAACGACATGATCAACAGGGTGGTATAACGCTGCACCTAGTTGTACCACGTACACATAAGGTACGTCGTTAACATGAACGAACCAATCAGCCCTCCACGAATAGGGATGTAGTTTGTTCGAACTGGACATGACTGTCCTTTCATAAAGTTAGGAATCTCGTTTTCGACCTTTCGAAGCACACGTCACGCACACGTTCTGGTTCCAGAACGGATCGTGTGGCGCCATCGCTGTACACGCCGGACACAACTGATCCACAAGATCCAACGGACGCACTGCTGCCGGACACGAGTTCTGTCCTTTAGGACAATCGTGGCAGTGGTGGGTGAATCCGAACGGACATGTGAATCCTTGTCGCCAACGCATCTCCATGACCTTGCGGTTAAACTCCCGCATGGCCCCTGAACAACGGAACTTGGTCACCGACGCCCGCTTATCTTGCGCGAGAACAGTAGCCGCGAACCGCATCCCAACGTACGTTCGGAAACTCTTATACGGCCTCCCCTGCGGGGCGTGACCGAACTTGGGTCTTCCGGCGTACCCGATCCCATTTGGTTGCGTTGCGAGATAGGACAAGAACTTCGAACTGCACACGAAGTCGAACCGGTGCGGTGCACCGAACCCGACCATGGATTGGACCCGAAACAAGACCGGAAAGTTACCGTTTGATGCCCTCTTGCTAGGCATCCTCCGGTTAGCCACGACCTGAACCACCAACTCCGTAGGCTCGTTCGGTAACCGCCCCGGCGCAACCGGGAGCCCTGCACGAAGAGACTCAACGTCCGCAGCTAGAGACCAGCACACTTTACGAACGTCATCGTCCGCATGCTTCGCTAAGAGAGGCAACAGTGAACGATATACGGCGTCATACTTACATCCCTTAGGGAGTACTGTGATGGCTGCTTCCGCTGCCGCATTGATACTATCCCCCGATAAAAAGTCACAACCGGCCGACGACTTAAGAATGTCGATCAGCCGGTTGCGTCTTTTAACCACCAAGTTCACGGTTTGCATTGGCAACGTCCGCTATTGTGACGTCCTTGAACTTCTCCTTCTTAGGGCGCCCGAGACCGGGCTTCTTAGGGGAGTCAGGTCTAGGACGCTTGGCCCCAGACTGAGACACTCGGGACTTATAGCACGGACCGGGTCTGCCGAGCGGCATTCGCTTGCCCACGCAACGCGTTGAGTTGGTGTGTCACCTGACGTGCGGTGACGATCAGTTCTTCAACGATTGTAATGGTGCGATCCATATCATCAACAGTGCTTTGTGTCGGCCTCTTCTTCGCCAGCTCCGCAGCGAACAGGTCGACTACACCGCCCTCGGTCAGCCACCGCTTCTCAGCGGTATTCAGCCAGTTCTGAGACTTGTCCCGAATGTCTTCGTTGACCTCCTCCAAAGACCGCGCCTTCTTCATCGGGCGGGCCCCCTTCGACCGCGGACCACCCGCAGTCTTAATGACGTTCTTGACCAGCTCCCTGGCCGACCACCCACTCTCGACGGCTTTTTCAGCCAGGGTCATGGCCTTCGCCTTATCCTTGATTCGCATCAAGGCACTGACGTGAGTCCACGTCAGACGTTCTTCCGTCTCTTTGTTGCGTAGCGTCGAAAGTCGACGTACTTCATCAGCCGAATAAGTACGAGCCAGGACCATCATCGGTCGCAGACTGTCCCGCCCCAACGGCATCACCTGGTACATCGCCTTCTCGGGCTGCTTACCGTATTTCCCCGTACCGTCGTCGACAATGGTGTTCAACCGCTCACCGATACTTCGATACAGTTCGATCTCTTGCTCGTTGAGCTTGTCCAGGTCCGTCCGGACCTTAGTCATCTCTTCTCGCAGTGCAACCGTTACCTCAACCTGAGGTCGCGGGGCCGCGTCAGCAAGTCGTGGACGCCCACGGGGTTTCTTCACAACCGCGATCCCAGTGACATCTGCAGTCGCGTCTTTCTTAGGCCGACCTGGACGTCGCTTGACCGCTACCTCTGGGGTGTCCGTGTGAACGTCGTTGGAAGTACCGTTCGTAGTTGCGGGCAACGGGTATTTACGCGGGCGCCCACGGGGCCGTTTGACCACGGGTGCTTCGATGCTCATTACTGCTCCAATCATTTTCGAGAGCCACCACCTATTGGTGACCAAGAGAATGATAAGCAGTTATCGATCCTGGTCCAGACGTCCGCGAACAGAAATCTAAAAATTCTCTCAAGTCCTTCCTAACGTAGTCCGTAAACAGGAGCACACCGACCAGCAAGTAATTATGCCAGTCAGTGCAGTGTAATTTAGTCTGGTTCCGAGACCTTACGGTACTCGGCTAGCTCTCCACCATCCCACGAGGATATAGCCGCGCACCATGGTCGAAACTCCTCGACCGCCATGAAGAACCGCTCTGGGTGGACCAAACAAATGTGGGCCCTCGCAGGCGGTTGCTTCGTTGGGTACAGAACGCATAGACCCAACGACCCTCCACGAAATACGACGACCCTGGGACGTCCAGATGCCTCCCAAACAGAAAGCATCTGGGATTTGTGGAACTTGTTCAACAAGTCTGACGGTTCGTCCGGAGTCTCCCCGCTCACTAAGGGACGTACAGGGAACGCCGTCAGTCCTGGGTCGCACAGCTTCGCAAACGTGATTTTGGACGCCGCACTCGGGAGATCAGCCACTTTAGCGAACAACGCCGCGGACAGCCCGATAACACGAAGGGCGCAACGACAGGCGGCGTCTTCGGTGTTATCGGCAGCAAATCCACTGCCAGGAAACTTGGGAAAGCGGTTACTCGCCATCGGGTTCCTCCGACGTGGATACCTGTACCTCCTCGCCATCGTTCATGTCTTCACCCAGAACGCCCACGGGAAGAAAATCGTCGGCCATCTTCGCGGCTTCAGCGATCTGCTCTTGGTATTCAATTCCTGGTACAAACGCGTAGCTAGGTTGGATACCCAGACGCGGCTCAAGAGCCGCTAACAGCTCGGGACTGTTCTCGATGAGTTTACCCATTTCCGTTGCAGGCAACGGATCCGACGTCTTCACACCAATACCCGGCGCCGCATACCGACCCCCGGTGCACTTTGTGATACCTAACAAGTCATCAATCGCCGCGGCGCGAGCCCCAAGCTTCTTCGCCGAGATTGCATACAGATATTCCGTCGTGGCCTTATCCCAATTCCACAGAGTCTGTTGGGCCATGATATCCTTACCCGACCGCGACTTGCACGCCACCTGACGCCACACCAACTCTGCCTCAAACGATTGCTTATCAGCCCCAAGACCGTTCTTCTCCATTTGGAACTTGATCCGGTTCCCTTCCCATCCTGACGTTGTTTGCTTGAGTTGCTTAGTACGTTGCATCAGCACCCGGTACGTTGCATAGAAATTAGGTGCGGAACCTCCAGGGGACCCGTGAATAACCATACCTGGGTGGGCGCCGGGCTTGGGCTTATCGTGGTTGATTGCGATCAGGTTGATTGGCCACCCTTGGAGTTTCGTGGGGATGTACTTAAACCAATCCGAAAGAGCGCGGGCCTCATCCGCAAATCGACGTCCAGGTACACCGTCGTTACGAACGATCACGTCCGACGCCTCCTGCGTCAGCTTCGCAACGATACTATCAACACCAATAGTCAACGGCATCCGTCGTCCTGGACCGCCTTGCGCCTCGCAAGTCTTCTTGTAAAAGTCGATGTTGCTGTCCACCGCAGACATGAAGTCATTCATCGTCTGACACTGGTACAGGTTGCCAGCGTATGCGTCATACCCCGTCATTGAAAGTCGAAGGATCGGAGTGTCCTTGTCTTCAACCTCAACGTGAAGGTACATACCGCCGATACGACGACATTGGTCGTACATGTAATATTCGAACGTTGACTTATTCGACCCCGTCGGCCCGAACACAATCATGGTCCGTTCGAACGGGTACGAGGTGCGTTGAAAGAACAACCGCAAACAAAGATGACGCAACGGCATACCCACATCGCCGCACGCAGCGGTAACAGAGTCTTGGAGGCCGCTACCCTTTACCATCTGAGCCCGAAACTGCTCGGCCATATACGCGGACGCAGACGCAGCGTCCCAAGCCTGGGACGAGCCTTTTCTCTTAGCCATGAGTTGGATCACCTACGAATTGATCGGAACGGAAAACTCCCCGGACACAGATCCGGGGAGGTTGCGTGTGTTACTTCGGCGGGTGTTGAGCCCGCGAACGCATAGCTGTCGGGTTGTTCTGTTGGTTCATGTACTGCTTGAGACGCTGATTGGCTTCAGCCGCCTTCTTGCGATCGAACGCCTGCTCCCCATCATCCGCATCGTCCTGGTCGTGCAGGAACCCATCAGGTTCCGTCGTCGTAGTATCGCCGATGTTACCACCCCACGGTGCATCGGCGTGTGGGTCCATACCCGTCGTAGCCGGAACCGTACCCACAAACCCGCTAAAGCCTGTGCGGTGTTCCGCAACCGGAGCGGGTGTATCCTGATGGACGTCCTGAGCCGCAATCACCACAGACTTAGGACTCTTAAGCCGCGTCTTCAGTTCGTCAGGGTAGTACTCGGGATGCGACTTCCATGCGTGGTACAAGAGCGAGAACGGAAACCCGCACTGGGTCGCAATCAGGTTAGCCGCCTCAATTGGCGTGTACCCCTTGATGGTCTCCTCCCACGGCCGCAACGTGGCACAAGCATAATTAACAGCCAACGATCGGTCCTGCTTAGGATCCCCAGCACGACCGGAGAACGTATCCGTGACCAACACCCCGAAACCGAAGTCCTTCTTCTCTTCAGTCGGTGCCATGGGATTAGTTGCGCGGCGAACACCGCCAAACGCGTTTGCAGCCATTGCCGCTGCCTGTCCCTGAAGCGCCGGAGCGTTTTGCTTCTTCTTGTCGTAGAAGTGAATGTACTTCACGCCGGTCACGTCCTTGTGCCGATAACGGAGATTGTCGTCCTCACCCACTGTCGCGTTCAGAGGCCGACCCATTGACTCGACCGCAGTGTAGCGGGACATCACAAACACCACAGGTAGGTCGCCCTGGGCTCCACCCAGTGCCTGACCCTCGTTGATGTACGTTACCTTGCCGGAAGCGTAAACCAGGGCATACGCCATCACCAACGGTTGCGGGCGGCTAATACACGAGAAGATCTCTCGCTCGTTCGTCTTCCCACCATTGAGCAAAAGGCCCCAACGATCCGTATCCGATGTACCAAACGGAGTCTCGATGAGAGCATCCGGCTTCGCCGCCCGTTCTGCGGCCTCATAGATCATATGTGCCGGATTGTGCTCCGACGAAATGAACCCAGCGTCATCAGGATCGTCGAACAGGTATGTGATGTTCCGAGGGCCGAACTTCCAAACTCCCGTAGCCGCAAACATCCACGGCCCCCAGTCACCGGGATCGTCTGAGAGTCGATCTGGCAGAACATCCCGTTCCCGCTTATAGTTCGGGTTTTCGAAGTTGGGGTATGGCAGGAAGACAACAGTAGTCCCCACACCGCCCATCTCGGGGCATCGAGCTACAGCCTTGTTGGGAACAACAATCGGGTTGAGGTGACTAAACTTGTCACCAGAATTGTTCGAACCAACCGAATCGCGAAAATTGCGCTTATCGAAAATCGCCATCACCGGCTCCTTATTTTGCCCCTAAACGGGGACTTCTTTTTACGCCACCCAAACGGTGGCTCAGGTAATGTACGCACTGCAAAAAATATGTCAACGGCGCCACTCAGATTCTGGAACTTCGTCACCCCAGTTCCGATAAACCGTCACATCCACGCCGAAGAAATACGGCCCACGGGGTAACGGCATTCCATCCAAGGACGTCACAACCACGGGCGTCTTCGTCGTCATCGCCGCGGGTAGCATCTCTTCCGCGACGATTTTGATTTCGTCCGGTGGGCACTCGACCATGATCGAGTCGTGAACCGACAAAACGATCCGCGACCGCATCTTCGCCTTTCTCAGGTCATACCACAGAATTCCAAGCGCCTTAGCGATATGATCCGCAACACCTCCCTGACACGCCCAGTTTTGAGCCTCACGTTCCTGGGCCGCTTGAAGCTCCCGATCAGTAACCTGACGAAACCGTCGGTACCCGCCGTGTCCGTTACACATCCATCCCGGATTCATAGACCGTCTACGGCATGCTGCGAAGAATCCGGCAAGGACCGGATACATCTTGTCGTGACCAGACACAATCTTCTGAATCTGTTCCACCGTCACATCGGGACTCTCGACCGTAACCTGTCGCCAGATCGTATCTGGAGATGCGCCGTAGTAGTGACCGAATCGAGCACGCTTCGCTGCAGTCCGCAATGACTTGAACTGCTTCTTCACTTCCTTCAAAGGAATCTTCAACCCAAACGCCTCGGCGGCAAGGTCGGAATGTAAGTCCAACCACTCAAGATCCGACTCGTCCAGAGTAGACCGACGAGCGTGTTCGATAAGCTTCTCATCACCACTGTACCAACCGGCCATCGCGATCTCCGCACCCTTCAAGTCCGCGTTCGCAATGAACCACCCATCTTGTGCCTTCATGATGGTGCGCGACTTGAACGCCAATTTACGGAGTTCACTATCCTCTGGTGCATTCTTCCCCCAACCTAAAATGCGATCGTAGTTCTCGTCCATACCCTCCGACACGTTGTTTTGGAGATTGGGCTTACTGCTGGAATACCGACCTGTCTCCACGTGACCTATCCGCGTCCGAATGCGATTGTCGTGGTTGACGTAATGCATAAACCCGCGGTCGTGGATCTCCTCCCCTTCATCCTCGTCGTTGACCCTCGTCACCTCAGTCGGCAACCGGAACATGATCTTCATGGCCGTACCGAGGTAGTCGATGTCCAGAAGTTGTCCCACCAAAGGGTTCCCGCGACTCAACGTGATCAGTGTTTCCTTGTCCGCAGCCGGAGTAGGCATTGGGAGGCCGTTATGCTCCGCGGCTTTGCAAGCCTCATCCCACAACTTCCCCCCGCCGGATTGCGTAGCCTTATACGGTGTCAAATAGAGACTCAAAGCCCCATTAGGTCGCGGCTTTTTGTTGGTGCTGGTTGCGTGCAGCTCACCAAACAAAAATTCCAACCGTTGTAGACGCTTGGCAGGATCAAATTCCGGCCAGTCGATCTTCTTCCGAAGTGATGAAATCAACTCCTCCCGTCTCGACGACAGGTACCCACGAAGACGTTTGTGGGCTTCGTAATCGACCTCCATACCATACCGCTCCATCTCCGCAATCGCTGACCACGCCTGCATCCGCGTCACGAAGATTTGCCGGCAGTTGTTACCAAACCGATCCTTATCGAGAAGACCTGTAGTCCCGTTCCGCGGGTCGCCGTTGTACATCAGATAAAGCCGACCCGTTGCGTCGCAGTCTTTCGCTGCGTACGGAGTCATACGGTCCTCAGGGATGTTACCGTACCCCTTAAGGGCGGATCGCTTAATGCCTTGTGCCTTACAGTATTCTGCGACCCAGTTGCTGATATCAACGTCGTACCGGTCCATACCCAGAAGTGTCGACGAGAGTACCTCAAGCCCGCGAGGCTGACTCTCATCCACGGCGTGAGCCGCAATATACGTATCGAACGCACCCTCGACATAGCACCGCTGCCAATCCCAGTACCTACCCTCCGTCCCATCCGCGTCTTTGTCGTCCACAGGTGCTGTGAAATGTGGGTACAGATCGACCCCAACTGACTCAAGCCACGGAAGGTCCGCCTTGGCAAAGTGTCCTACCAACCGCGCTCCGCGGTCCCCTGCGTCACAAAACAATCGCCGCAACAAAGGAACGGCCCCATGTAACGGCATAGCCGCATTCTCGCTACCGCCACACCGACGTAGATAGGCAACGCGACTGTGTCCTGGTTTGTGTGACCACTGAACAGTGTACAGATACGCGTCGGGGTCTTTTGGGTGTGCACCTTCCCACTCACAGTCAAACGAAACGTACCCACCGTTAGCGGACTCTCGCACCGTCTCGGCAACTGCAGATTTAAGCTCCGCCAGTGTAAGTACCGCCTTGTAGTCTGTGGGCAGGTCCTGACCCATGGCCTCCCCATATCCCATATGCCGAGCCAGGTACCGCATCGACGAAATCAGAGATGGGTAAAGATCCGGATCCCGTGACACCGCAGCCGGGTGGTCCGCGACGACGACGTTGCACGTAAACTTGTTCTCGGGAGAGTTCACATCAGGGCGACAATCAATCTCCAACGGCACCAAACGACCCTTGTAGTCCGAGACTTTAGCTTTGTGACCGAATAGTGCTTTGAGAGCATCGGCACCAAGAACAAGCACGAACTCCGGGCGGCAAATGACGAGCTCCTGGTACAAGAGGTGAACACCATCGTTCATCCACTCCTTGGGAATCTTGGTCCCCATCACGTTTGGCGGCTCGAACCGAATAAGATTGGTGAGATACACACCAACGTCACCCCGACGAGTCGGTAACCCCACGTCTCGCCACGCCCGCCACAAGGGTTCGCTCCCGGCACCACAAAACGGCTTTTGCTGCTCCACCTCGGTTCGCCCGAGACACTTACCGATAATCATCAATCGGCACGCCCCTGGGCCGACGTAGTTGTCACCCTCAATGTAGGTTCTTCCGGTCATAAACGGGACACTGACTTTGTCCAACCCTGCGTCCAGTGTCACCGCCGTCCCATTCTGGTAGATCAACGATCGCGTGAGCGCAGTCAACCAGGGTCCGTGCGCACGAGCCGGTTTCGCCTTAGTTCGCCCCTTGGTAGTAACAACTTCCGGGGAAGCATCCCCCAACGTCCGAGCAAACTGAACCAGTGATGTCCCCAACGGGGGTAACCCCGGAGCATCAACAGGCAGTATCGGCATGGTGTCTGCGACTTCTTTGGCCGAACGGCCACCGAAAAAACGAATGCGATAAGACGGAGATGCCAAATCCACTGTAGCGTGGTTGATCACGAGAGGCTCCTGTGACAGTAACCGGTCTGGCAGTGCCGAGCCGGAAGGTCATGTAGTAACAAACGATTCCGCGCTAGCCGCAGCATTAATCACGAGGAACCGCAAGTCCCTCAGCGGCATACTCGCCGGATCCTTACCAGGCGGCAATTCAGCCACCCCAATCTTCCCCTGATATCCGGCCTGTACCAACGCTTTAGCCGACTTAAAAAATGCCTCTTCCGATTTCGGATCATCACAATCAGGAACGAGTACCAACGGTCGAGTCTTCCCTCTACTGACCAACAAACTCACCTGGTCCGCCGACATGTCCTTACCCAGGCTACAGATCGCCCCAGGACCGTACCGCCACACGTCTGTGACACCTTCGCAGTAAACCAAAATCCCCTCACCCTCGGCTTCATCAATCCCATAAAGCGTGAGGGATTTGGGAAAGTACGTCAGGTACTTCATCACCCCTGCTGCTTTCCAATCCAAGTCGTCTGGGTATCGAAACTGGTACCCCACTACGACACCATCCCGCATCACAGGTATCGAGATTCGACCTTGTGCCATCGACTCCTTCAACCTTATCGGGACCTCCGCGGCGTATCCGATGCCCCATTTTGCTACCAACTCCGCCGGGTCGAATTTCCGGTTCACCAAATACCTTAGTGCCGGGTGCCCGTTCGGCAACTCCGTCAACGGAACAATTAATCCCGGAAATTCGTACGGCTCCAACGTTGGCTTGTTTCGTACCGCGACGTCTGTCGCTCTCAACAGCGGACCATCAAACCTCGCCGTACTGATCGCTGTACGGAACTTTTTGCGATTCTCCGGATCCTTCTGACATTCCTCGTTAAAGCACTTCCACAATTCCCAACCCGATCCATGCCACACCCCAAAGCCATCATCCTTGGGCCAGAACACTTGTTCGTCCCGGATCCCACACCGATGACTTACCGCCAACCGATTGCGGCTATCCCCGCAAAACGGACAGTTCGCTAAGTACCGTTCCCCCCACCGCACCACCTTCAATCGTTGTGACCCAGGTCGCTCTGGGTCCTGACAGTAGTACCCCTCTAAGGGCTCCCCAACGTGTGTCACCTGAACCGACCCGAAGAGCTGTGACATCTTGCTCACCAGCTCCGGGTTCGAGACTGGTTGATCGTGCCTCATGGTTGTCCTAGAAGTCACCCAGCGGGTCAAACCGGGAACCGATTGGTGCCCCGGACATGACGTGCCCTCGTGACTGAGTAGTGTTGTCGAGTTTGTCCAAGAATTCCTTCGGGACGAATCCACCCGTCATCGGGTCGATCGCATACTCCTTGTCCGGAGAGACAAAGGCCCCGAACTCGCCGCGGAACTGAACGATGATCCCGTCTTCGACTCCCGGGGCTCGACGGTGTTTCGTACACGTTGCCGTGAGTAATCCGTTTACCCGGTTGTACATACCCCACTGAAGTGCGAAGTCGGCGTTGTTGGCGAAGCTGGCACACCCCTGGGCTTCAGAGTGGTGCATCTTAGTACCCGCGCTCTTTTTGGTAACCGCCCCTTTCAACTGGTGCAGAATCCAACCAGTACACCCAAGCGGCAGGGCAATCGTATTTCGTACGTTGTCGATGAACGACGACAAGAGAGGAAACGCGTCGTCCGGCTTTAATTTTCTCTGGCTTGAGATCCAACGCTCCACAACCAAACCCGCGTAGTCGATCACAAACCCCGTAACCTTCCGACCCATCGACTGTTGTCGTTTCAAGTACATTGCAATTTCTGGGATGTACCCATTCCCGTGACCTTCACACGCCCCTGAGTAATCCACCAAATGGAGGCGATTCTTCACCCCCGACATACGTTTCGTGAACGCCGCGACACGCTCGGACTCTCCCAACATCTGATCAGGATCTGAATTCACATACGGATCCCGTTCGTACGCCTTGAGCCCGCCTGGGTTTCGTACCGAACTGCTGTACGGTTCGTTCCGTTGCAAGGTATCCGCGTGAATCTTCGCGCCGTACTGGTATACCCGAGATTGAAGTTGCTTCCGTGTCAACTCGTACGTGAAGTAATACCAGTGTCCTGCCTCTTCTGGACCGATCTCATCTACGAGGGATGCTTGAAGCATCGCCCCTTCTAACGACAGTTGCACACCCATCGATGTATTGTGTGTTACCGTGAAATCACCCAGAAGGTACAAATGGTCCCCGTCAATTGTGAACCCGTAGTAGTCCCCTTCCCCGATAGGTTCAATCTTGATGCCATACACAGTCGCGTCCTTGATTTGCTTACGTGGGGACGCCATTTTCCTCGGGATGCGGCAAGGAATTACGGAACAGTCACCAGAAATAAACAACCTGTAGGACACACAAGTCACACCCGTCTGACATCGCGTCGTTCGTTGCTTTTTGTGACACGCCAACCCTAAGGATCTCGCCAAGTATTGCACGGAATCCGCCAACGATTCCAAAACCGTGCTGTACTCGTATCCTCCGTGGCTCAGGCTCCCATCACCGTCCACCAAGCCTGCAAGCAACTGGAGACGCTGATCCCTGGATGCTGTCAGATAGTCGTGAGGAATGTGTTTGTTGTTGAACAACTCCATTTCCGACATCTTCTGGCGTAAGCGGTTTGTCTCCGATCGCGTCTTCCGTGACAGGTGGTGCGATGGGCAACGATTACGACCGGTCGTGTTAACACGCAAACCATAAGATTCCGCGATAGTAGTAACGGTCTCCAATACTTCAGGATCCGGTTTGTGAATCGTTGGCGCGTCAACGGAGCCGTCAGCTAACCACAAACCAAGGTAATACGCGTCCAGCGGAAGCGTTTTAGTACCGAACTCAACGCCGACGCGGTAACCTTTGGCGCAATGCTTAAATGTCTCATTTGCTTTAAGATACTCGCGTAGAGGGATATTTAGTACGCAATGCTTTTGTCCCACACGTCGTGGTGTAATCTTGATACTCAAAATGTGCGACTCGTTCACCACGTAACTTGATTCGTCTGTTCCGGTCACGCGGTACATCATCTCTCGACCGCGTCCAAGCGACAGCACAGTCCGCGGTCGAGAGTCCGGCCCCATTACCAAATCACCGACCACAACGTCTTGAACCATCTTCACAGATCCGTCGAACATCAAAATGGGCGTATTAATACCATGGCACTTCCCCGCACCGGTTGCGGCTAGGATCGAGTAACACTCATTAGGCGCTTGTCCCCCATTAAACATCTGGTCCATCCAGTTCACCCTTGTGGTGAACAAATTTGGGGACTCAGGACGAAACTCGACTTCCTCATCCACAGCTAAAGTGCCGGGATCTCGTCCCAAACCGACAATGTTCAATGTCTGTTTTTGGACTTCATCAACGATCTTGCCGAAATCCGACACGCTTTGGTTAGGCCCCATCCCCATCACAGCACGACGGAATGGATCGAACGAGGCCCGCTCGTTGATGAACTCGGCTAGGAGTTTAAACGCTTCGACCTCAGTCTCTGGCCCAACGGCCAGCATGTAAATCTCATCTAGGAGACCCGACTCGCCCATTACAGCTTGTCGAACCGTAGGCGTGTAAAACGTGCCCGTCGGGTCGTTGGCCATCTCCGCGTCGCACTTCACGACGAGGATGTCTTTTGCAACCGAATCCACGGACGGCATAGCCCCCCGATGATCCGCGGCAGTTGCGAGTGCCCCTCGCCAAAGCAAAATGAACTTCGTCTCTGAAGGTTCAAACAGTTGTGTTGTCAGGTTCCGCTGCGCTGCGGCAAATACGCTCGGGATTCTGATGCACCCAGCGAGCATCCAACAAATCTGCAGTTGTGTCAGTCGCGGACGGTGAGCGAGCTTCACGGCAGACCCAATGGGGTCTGTCGCGTCAACGATCTCGGGCATGACTGAACCTCAAGAGGCGCGGTTTGGCGCCTTGGGAATGAATTCTTTGGGAAGGATGTTGAACCAGTACTGTAGGTACGCCTCCGGATACCCATTGAACTGTTGGTGGGCCAGTTGTTTCCACGCTTCCGCTAGGTCATCAATCTCGTACAGGCGGGCCACACAGTAACGGAACAACGGAGTCAAACCGTTGCTCACGTCTTTGAGGGCCTTACGGTGAGCGGCAACTTTATCAGGGAGGATCACCATAGCAGCCCAAACAGCCGTCCGCCAGGTTGCTTCGTGGGTGACCATCAAAATCCGAATCCGGTTGAGTTCCTGTCGCCGTGCCTTATGCACAGACTCCAGATTCTCTGCCCGGAAAATGTTGTTCGGGTGCTCCGCAGGATCAAAGTTGGAAACGTGTCGCTCGAAGTACGTATGGACCAGGTCCACCGGATCGTGACCGTCTCGGTTGGCTTTACGTACAATCTCGGGCCATACGGGCTTATACTTCTTTCCCGTCGATGTAGCTCCACCATCCAAAAGCACAGGTGGAACGTACTTTGACGGAGCACCGATCCGCTGGCTTTCCAATTTACGAACACCGTGAATCCACGCGGTGCGGACCTTTTCAGATTCTGGGTCCAGTATCGATCGAGATGGGATCCCCCGCGGAACAGGGTCCGCGTCCATCTCCCACGTATCCGGCGGAAGATCATCAATGTACTTGGGCATATCAACCACCCTTAGAAGCTAAACTCGGGTCCGAGAAGGTGATCTCCCACCCCCTCTTAGCGTAGTTCACACGGCGCTTTCTCGATCTCTCCAAGAAAGTCTGATCCCACTCATCGTAAACGTCGATTAGGAGAGCAGACTCCTTAATTCCAGGCACCCGGCGACAAATTCGCCCCGGGATCTGTCCGTCCGCAATCTCACTGGCCGCAGCATCTGCTCGCACCAAGACCGCTAAATTGACGAAGTTCACCCCAGTGGACCATACATAGTTGCTGATGACCTTCTTCAATTTCCCACTGGCAAAGTCGCGACGCAGCGTCTTCAATCGATCCTTGGTCAATTGTGGCTCGTCGGCTTGCAGCATCCCAGACCGAACGTACTCCCGGAACCTCTCCGGGTCCATACCGTCTGCTGCGTGTATGAGAGTAAAATCAGGAAGGAGCTCTTTAAGTCGAACGGCGTGCTCGATGGTCTTAACCATGATCATCACCTGTTCGTCCGGTTCGAACTGTTTGACCCTCTCAGCGATGACTTTGTTGCGGTGTTGATTCGTCCAGATTCCAACCTGCTCCCGAACGGGAATCGAACCGATCCCACTTACGTCCGGGCCTTCCTTCACACGGAGGAATTCTGTTGTGATCGGCACCACACGGCCAGCGCTCTGTGCCTCTTGGTAGGGAAACTCATATAGGATCGGTCCGAAAATCGCTTCCAACAACACATCTCGTCCGTCCATTCTCCCCTTTGGAGTGGCTGAGAATCCAATCATCTTCGCCGAAGTGTACCGCCCCAACATTTGAGAGTATGTCGGCGCAGCTAGTTGGTGACAATTATGGACTAATTTCCCATTAGCGAAGTAAGAAGGGTGTCCACTGACACGAAGGTTGAATACAGGGACAGGGCCTTCGCATTCGACACGCGAAACACGGACCACCCGAGCTCGGCCATCAAGATCATCTTTTTCGCGTCTTGCGTCCTCCGTTCCAGACAGCAGTGACTGCCTCCGTCCAATTCGATCGCGATCTTCTTGTCCTTGTGAGCAATGTCCAATTTGTACGCCGTCGGGTAACCACTCCCCACTGGTTTCTTCGTTGGAATCGACACTTCGGACTCCCACCCTTCCCCGAGTGCGTGTAGCAGCGCAAGTTGAGGTAAGGGTAGCAATTGCCCGTTCCCGCCTCTCTTGATCGGCTTGTGCCTGATCTCTCGTAATCGCGCGCGGACCTTGAGACGGGTCTGTAGCTTGCTCATCGGGTTCGCAAGCCTCTTCGCACAGGATTGCGAGCAGGTCTTTTGCTTGGTCCAACTCGGTTCCGATTGGTGTTGTGGCCTTCCCGTCTTTGATTTGTTCTGCCACGGTACGATCGGCTTCCCACAAAAAGCGCACGGCTTCTGGGCCGAAAGCCGTCGAACCATCCAACTGTCGGGATGGTATCCACCCCTTTTCGGTGAAGACGGGGTGGTCTCCAGTACAGACGAATTGTGTGCCATCAGAGAATTCAACTCGGTAAAGATTCGACTTTGGCCGACAGAACACGCTGTCGACTTTTCCCAAGCCGGTTGCACAATATACTAAGTCGCCTGGACGCACACTGTCAATTCGACGCGATCCGCCTGGAACCAGCACCTCTACGTCTCCGGTAAAACACTCGTCAGCCAAAACAATATCCGCCTCACCCATCCCATGATGCATCGAGTCCGCGATAAACACCGTCACCCTACTAAACTTCTTCTTCCCCGCCCCAACGAAACCCACGTTGGGAATAACCTTGGCAACGTCGGTAACAATCTCGTCCGCCAGTGTTGCTGACTTCGTAATGATATGGATCTTAGCCTTATTGTAGAGACGACATAACATTCTTATAATTACACTTTTTCCAGCTCCGGTCGTAGCGGCAACCACACCCCCATCCGCAGCGATGATTTTCGACAGACACTCATCCTGACCGCTAAAAATTTGGAAGTCCGCAAACAGTCCGTCCCAGTCCAAGCTCTCAGCTTCTGGTGTCAGAAGTGGCTTCGAAAAATACCGCACCTCCAACCCGATCTTGTTGAGCTCTGACGCAATCCGCGGCCGGAGCCCCAACGGGAATGTCAACAGGTTCGTACGTGGGTGTCTCGCATATAACGTTTTCATCTCGGTTTGAATCCGAGATGCTCCTTCCTGGTTGTACTGCGATTGGAAGTTAAACTTCCTCTCGTAATACGTCAGCTTCTCTTCGAGAAACGAGATGATCTGAGGCTTAGGCTCTCTTCTGTTCTCGTCACAGACGACAACCGTCCGATTGATACGGTGTAGGCAAATAACTTCTTTACTCATGAGATCGTTACCAACGTGTCGAAGGCACTGGCAAGACGATTGTCGTGGGTCACGATGATGATCTGACTAGTAGCTGTGTGGTCCCGCCACGCGTCTAGAGCCAACCTCAGGGCCTCAATCCGCTTCTCATCCAAACCATAGGTCGGCTCGTCCAAACACAGCAATCCAGGACAAAGAGCCAACCGCCAAGCCAATGCCAACAATGCCGATTGACCGCCCGATAGTCTCGGAACAGGTCTCTTGTTCCGATGTGGTATCAGATTTCCGTCGGGGTCTAAGGACACACAAAAGTCCGCGACCAAAGACTCCAACACCGTATTCACCCGGTCCGTAAGTCCCTGCAGTCGAGACCGTACAACCGCTGCGGGTGCAGCGTCTCTATGGAGGATGGCCTCAGCCCCCTCCAAAATCTTCCGCCACTGGTCGTTCATCTTAGCGTCACGCTCAACGCGTTCGGCCGTCGCAATTATCTTATAATTCGAATCAAGAGCGGCCTGCGTCGACGACAAAATTCCTCCGAGTCGCGAGATCTCTTGTTCGTTGATCTTGGCCTCAAACAGCACTTTTCTAGCGAATTCTACCTCTTCTGCTGTCACTTCGTCGGGAAGTCTTTTTTCCAAATCTTTTAATTCGGACTCCAATTTCGGGAGTTCTTTTTTCGCTGTCTCGATCCTCTGAACCAAAGCCGCCTGCTCCTGGACCCGCTTCGTAATCGTCGCAATCTCCTCCTTCGTCGGCTCGGGAACGTCAGGAGGTACCGGCGGATCCATTTCCGGAATCGTCGCGAGCTCCGCGAGTGCTGCGTCCCTTTTAGCAATAGCAGCGTCGTACTCACGCTTCCTCTTTTGGTATTCCGCGTTAGCCTGTTCGTACGTGGTGTGAGCCTTGCGGATCCGATCGGCCTGGTGCTTGGCTTTCTTAGCGTCGACCAACCCGTCCGCGGGTTGTCCACACACCGGACAGTCTGACCCGTGAGAGCACTGGGCGAGAGCGTCCAATAAGGCAAGTTGTCTCACATCAACAGGAGCGGGAGGTCTTCCCGGATCGGTTAGGGTCAGCGAGCTGGCAATTTGACGTAAGCCAGCGAGCCGAGCTGTACGGTTGTGATACTCAACGCGTCGAACACGGTACTCATCCCACCGCTGTACGCGAGCAGTGACCTCTTCGTAGGCGTCGTGAGACTTCGCGCGTTGGTCAGCCGGTTTAAGTGCCGCGGTCTTGTACCCAATGACCCTGGCAAGTAAAGCGTCACGAGTGGGGAGAAGTGACGCGCGAACCGTAGCGTCAGAGAGAACTGTTGAAGCCGCATCGACCATCTCCTGCGGGTAGCGCTTGATCTGTTTGAGCTGCTTAGTCGCTTCAAGTAACTGATATTCCAACTCCGCGGACCTCGCTCTCGCAGCGGAAATCACCGCGAAGTCTGGAGGCGCCGGAATCGAACGGATCGCGTAGGCCACCGACTCCCGAGCCTTCGCTGCAGCATCCACCGAGAACAAGTGTTGCAACACCTCAGCCCGTTTCGCAGGTGGGGCGTCAATCACATCAGTCAACTTGCCCTGTGCCACAAACGCGAAGTCCCCCATGGACTTTGTAGGCATGTTGAACCAACCCTGGATAACCGCCGCGACGTCTTCGTCCGCAGTGTACGTTCGGTTGTCGTAGGTCAGCTTCCGCTTACCCTTCAACTTCCCATCCGGAATCCACCGGGTCAAAGTGGCCAAATCCCCGCCCGTCCCAGACGGCGAGAGGACAAGCTTAACGTAAGGCTGGTGATCATCAGGCCGCGGGAACGTAACAGCTCCCTCTGACTTACCCAACCGAGACAGGTCTCCTGTAAACGCGTAATAGATCGCCGATAGTGCCGTTGATTTTCCCGACCCGTTCGGACCTACAATCCCAACCAAATTCCCTGACAGGCTGATGAGGTTCTTCTTGTACTTCCCAACATTACGCAGTTCGACCGAAACGAGTTTCATGATCGGCTCGTGCTTTCTGAATTGCTGATTGGAAGTCGGCCCCCGGAGTTACAAGACTCCCAGCCAACAATCGGGCTTCCGGGAGTACGTCAGGCCAGGTACGGACAACATCGACCAGGTTGTCCCCGACAATGGATTTTAGGACGGACCCAGCGCCTGGAGTGGCGGGAGGGTTTACAATTCGGAGGACCAAGTCTCGCTTTTCTGCGAGTTTTTCTAATGATACGGCGACCACCGAGATCTACACAGTAACCTTCACCGCAACCATCGGTTTGGACAGGTGCTTCGGAATGGTTGGGTCGGGACTCAATCCCGCCATACCCACAAGCGCAGCGTCCGCTGTCTCCGCGTCTGTAATATCGTACCGAACGTACTTTCTACCTCGGACCTCAATCGGCCGTACGGAGAAGTCCTCGTACACCGCGTACACAACGGTGCTTTGATGGAACTCCGCGACGGATTGCGGTGCGTACGGTCCGGGAGAGAGAATTCTACGTGGGTAGGTAGGGCGGTCAAGGAAAGCTCGGACGTGGACGTCTCCGCACACGGAGAGCTTATGGTCAGGAAGCTGAACGATAGAAAAAGGACTCGGACCCGACAGCTCATCCCATCTCTGGTGATACACGCCGATATCTGTCCTGGGGGCCGAAGCAGTACCTTCGACAAACTGCTCGCGTGTCGATACGCACGACAAGCCGGTGATAGTAAACGATCCGGTTGGGGACTTCTCCACACGACTATCAACGTTCCGCGCCATCTCGCCTACAGGCATCAACCAATCCCGACCACGGTCATGGTTGCCAAGAACGTAGTACACAGGTTGGTCGTCGCGGAACATCCGCCGAAGTTCGTTGTAGACGGCAGACACAGCTCCTGGTTCTGGATCGGGACCGTCGAAAATATCCCCTGCGAGAATCAAGGGAACGCCGCTTTCACAGCATAGATCAACCGCGGCACTTAGTGTGTGGAGGGCGTCTCCGCGAACTTCTGGGACATTGACCCAGGATCCTCCACCGGCGCGTTCGGGAAAGTGGGAGTCAGAAGTTGCGTAGGCGATAACCGATCGCATGGTTGGGCCTCTTCTTTGATGCGCTCGATAAACGTCGTAGTTTGCTCGCAGACCACGGTCCCAATGTTCACGAACGTTCCGGCCCACCCAGATGCAGAGATCTCTGGCATCGTCTCCCTAACGTAGTCCCCACCCTTAAACAGAAAATCGGGTTTTAGGGCCGCGAGGATTTCAGCCGGATCCAAATCAAAAATCAGTACTGCGTGAACGCCGCGGAGGGAGGCAATAGCTAAAGCCCGCTCCCACTCACCGTGGATGGGTCTTGTATCCCCCTTGAGTTTACGCACTCGTGCGTCAGAGTCCACTCCCACAATCAAGACGTCGCACCCCTTAGCCGACTGGCCAATTGTAAACCTATGCCCGGCGTGGAGCCGCGCATCAAAGCACCCGTTGGTGTAACCCACGGTTAGCCCAATTGCCTGGCACTTCATGACGTACCTCGCCAACGCGTTCAGCGATCCATTCGAGTAAACCGCAGCCTCCTTATCACTGCCGACAAAATACGGAGCTACAACCGTAGTAACCTCGTCCAGAGTCACTGTGGCAGTTCCTGCCTTCGAGACAGCCACTCCCGCAGCAGCCGATGCAAAAGCGCATGCTTCTGCTGTCGACAACCCGCGGAGATCTGCGCAGACGTATCCCGCAAGATACGTGTCTCCAGCCCCCTGCACATCCCGAGCGTGATTGACAATGAACGGCGGGATCGTCACAGGCAACCCTGTGCGGTTGCCTGATGAGCCGTGGTTCGCCCACGTAAGAGTCGATCCGTACTTGCCTCGTTTAACAATTACTGAATTGGCCGAATATGCTGCGGCTACCCTGTCTGCGAGTTTTCCTGCATCAACGTCGGACGATATCCGCTTATCGAAATTCGATCCGTCGTATTTGAACGAACCGGACGCCTCCTCCCAGTTCATCACGAACGTGGTAAGTTTCACATCCGCCCACAGAGAAGTTCTCCCCTTTTTGGGGTCAGCAAACTTTTTGGGACACAGCGACGCCCAAAAGTGCGCATCTTCCACAGTCTCAATGGACCCTTTGCCGTAATCCGTGATGACAACTGCGTCGAACTGGTTGGAAAGGTCTCGGGCCACGTTAACTTTGTCCACCGACGTGACCTTGTAGTTGTCATCCACCCGAGCAACTAAACGATCACCGACGTAGTACCGACACTTGACCGTGGTTCTGAGAACGGTGTCGAGGTAGTAGAACTTGACCCCTAAAGATTTGAGATGCGCTTCAACTGCCACCCACTCTGCGTCACCTGCGGGGTGGCATGCCAGGGTCACATCGCAACCCAACGTAGCCAAGTTTGCTGCAAGGTTACCCGCGCCACCAGCGACGCACACGTCTTGGGATAGATCGTACTTTGGGTAGATTGGAACGGTGTGGTCTTCTTGGGTGGTGGGATATGTAGAACGAAAAACGGAGACGTCCAACATGACGTCTCCGTAAACGAGTACGCGGTTTTTCATCTTGGGAGCTCACCCTGGTTTTGGACTGAATCCTACAAAGTCCAACCAGGATTTACCAGGCGTGTAGCTCTCCGTCGAAGCACCGAAAGACCTGTACGTCCAACACCGGTGTTTGTAGTCCGTGTACGCCTTACTCAGAATCTTGATCTTGTTCTCGATTTGACCGCGAGCCCAGTTCGCTGGATACCGAAAATGCTGACTGATGAACCGAACCAACTGAAAGTCGTTCTCGATCTTTTCGACCTTCTTCACCCTGCTTCGCTTCAAATCCTTCGCAGAATCTGAGTAAGCCATGATCACGTAAGTCCACCGATTCCTACGCTTCTCATCCGCTAGAAACCGGTAAGCAACGCCCCCTGCACAATGACTCTTGATTGACCAAGACCGAAGATATTCGTTGTTTTCCGTGGTTGAAACGTAAACCCCAACGTGAAAATCCGAACCGACCGGTCGTCTCGACATGCCTTTCTTCAAGGCGTTGTAAACTTCCCAACCGTCACGAGCGTGACACTGAATACACATTGGCAACCGACAACGTCTGCTCTGCTGCGTTAGCGAAGACTTTTTGAGGATGTAACCCGCAGGTGGACATCCTAGTGACTTTACGACCTTTCTACTGAGTTGTTTGAAACTGTCGTCTGCACTCATCAACCGCACGGCACGGGCAGTATATACCTGGCATAGACTGGTCGACAAGGTCCACCGGTCGTGAATTGTGGTCTTCCCAAATTTCACGAAAGCTCTAGCCCTATTAAGAATCCTTGAATAGCTTCGAGCTACCAATATTCTTGCTAATAATGATCCAGGACTTTTTGTGTATTGTATTGGATGGTAAGACGAACTTACTGATCCTAAATTGTGCTCAGCAACCTTCGGTGACACTACATAATCATATTTTTTCATGCAAACGAAACTCCAGTGTATTTGCCTTTCCAGGGAGGAAAACGCCGAAGCGGCACGAGCGGAGGCGTAATTTCTTTGGGAAGAAAGACGGAGTCTTCGTAGTCTTTCTTCACACCTAGTAATATAACATTTATGTTTATAAGAGACGCGTCGAATTTAGGTGTCGGTTTGAGCATCTGCAGATTACCCACGGTTTGTAGGGGAATTCTACTTCATTATGACACGGATCAAACACTGTCGACGACTATACCCTCAGTCTTAGGAGAATTCGTCGTATCTCGTTGTCGGCTCACAACTTAACGACATTCGAAATGTCTTTAAATCGAGCAAATGACGCGTGTTTGATCATAGTGCTCCAGACGTCGTCGTCATTCTTACGTTTCTCAACGTGTGCAGCCAAGATCCGTAACACACGGTCAGGATCGTTGATGTTTGTTTCCCTGGTTTGATAGTCGTCGCTCGCGGCTAGCACTGTTTTGGTCACGTTGGCTACTAACTTCACAAACTTAGTGCTTTGTTCCAAATCGAACTTCCAACCTACCCTACGAAGAAGCATCGAGCGGTAATAGTCCCTGTACCCTCTCGGGTATCGCTCGTGGGCAAAGATCGCATGAGTAAACACAAGGTCTTCCGATACGACATCGTCGGGACTGTGGAGATAGACTCCCGTGTGTACCGCGTGTGTATGTGCTTGTGGGTTATGAAGTTGTATCAACTTCTTCTCGTAATACGGCTCCTTGTACTTCACGTAAGTAGTCGTGGACGGCGTAGGTTCGTACCTCGTAGAGGTGGTTGCGTTCGTTAGTGGGTGTTTGATCGCGTAACGGGCGGCGGTACTTGTCGCAGACGCCATAGGTGGTAAAGTAAAAACGGTAAACCCGTCTATGGTCGTAGCGTCAGTAGGATGGATTACGGTGATCTCCTCGTCCTGACCGCTACGGTAGTCGGGCATTACAAGTTTGATCTGTAAGTCGAAGGACGCGGACATCTTAAAACTGAAGTTCGGGTCTCGCACGGTGGTAATGCTGACGCGATAGATTCTCTGACGTGATCGTTTGATTTGGTACCATACGACACCCACAGCCCCACCAAACTCAGTCATGGCGTGATAGTCCCCGGTGATCCCCGAGGACCGGTGACTGAGTAGCTTCGAGTAGAGTTCGTTGGTTTGTCGACCGCAAGCGCGGTTGAAGACTTCGCAGATTTGTTTGACGTCGCTGCACTGAAAGCGGTAGTTCAATCTTCCGGCCTGGGGCGTCCGCGCCCAGTCCGGTTCCAACGGCGTCAGGTGCGACGCCGTAAACACGCTACCCATGCACTAAACCTCCAGTTCTTCATCCATCCTCTCTAGGGGCTCAGACATCATAGCCATGTGCTCCGCAGAGAGGATGTGTGATACATCCAAACCAATCTTCATGGCGCACCCAGCGAGTTCCAGCATATGCTGGGCGATCACCAAATTACCGTGACGTTGGGATACGCTATGTAGAAGCGTTGACCAAGCTCGATAAAGATAGACCATCCCGTCGCGTACTGCCGGGACTCGAGGACCAGATTTTGCAACCCAGTCCGTGTCCAAGTGCTCTAACATCTCGTTTTGTATGGTCGTCGCAGTTGCGACGATGACAGAAAGCGCGCCGCTAATCTCAGTGGGAACGGATTCGCGAGTAGAAACGGATGACTTCCGCATCTATAGGGTCCAACCGCAGGTTATGTGATTCGATCTTGGGAATAATAGATTACTGCGGCGGAAAGTCCACACATCGTTACGTTACTCCGGTGTCAAATACCCATACGCCATGCCCCAACGGATCCAGGCATCACGGTATCCCGTATCACGTTTCGGTGACTTTTTCCGACCTGTTAAATTCTTAAGCAGACGTATCCACGACATCGGAAGTTTCCCGAGGCTTCCAGCCTTACGGACTTTTTGTAGGACTAGTCCGAGGATTTCCGGACCCAAAGTTTCCATACGGCTGATGTGGTTTTTAGCGACGGCAAACAAGCGCTCGTCGCGCAACCACAACCACCAGTAGTACTCGAACTTTTCTTCAAGTGTCACAGACCCTCCAACAAAAAAGCCCGGTCCTTGTTATGGGACCGGGCGGATCGTTGTTAAACGGACGTCACGCGCAACCTGTAGTCGTTCCACATGCCACGCAGACTAGACACGTTCCATTACGGATCAACTTTAACTGTCCGCAGTGCCTACACGGAGTACCTTCATATTTCACCTCAGCTCCAGCGTCATCCGCCGTAATAGACTTGGTGGGTACCTCCTTACCCTGTGGGATGACGTGAGCGAGCTCCGTCCGTCCGCCGTATTCAATGCCCAGATCGCGGAAGATTGCGTCCAACAGCGAAGTACAGTTCTTAATCTTCTCGTGACCTGACACCGGACCATTCGGCTCGAACTGCGTGAATACGTAGGCGTCGATAAACTCGCTCAGCGGGACCCCGTATTGAAGACCGATCGACACGGCTTGGGCCAGAGCCCCCAATACGCTCTGTAACAGAGCCCCATCCTTGTGCGCAGTCAGGAAGATCTCTCCGATCGTCCCATCGTCGTATTCCCCAGTTCGCAGATAGAGCTTGTGACCTGGAACCCGGAACTTCTGGGTGTATCCTCGACGACGACTCGGAAGATACCGCCGCTTCGTGGCCTCGAATTTGGTTTCCTTGTCCTCCGTGTCTTCAACATCGGAAACGTCAGCCTGGTCTCCTGCGTTCAGTGGTTGGCTCAACTTTGAGCCGTCACGATACAGCGCTGCACACTTGATACGGTCCTTCCAGCACTTCATGTGGACCCGCTCGACTTCCGCGACCGTTACGTCGTGATCGAGGTTGAGAGTCTTCGAGCAGGAGCCGCTGAGCAATGGCTGGACAGCCGCCAACATGTCCATGTGCCCATCTGCGGAGATGGACCTCACACCCCCACCCTTCGTACAGGGGACAGCGCAGTCGAACACCGGAAGGTGCTCCGCCTTGAGGATCTCGCAACCCTCTACGGTACCCTTCTTGAGCACGTGGTCGCAGATGGTCGCGACGTCCGCGTCAGAGTACCCCAGCTTCTTGAGAGCTGGCGTAACTGACTGGTTGACGATCGTGATCCACCCACCACCAGCGAGCTGTTTACCTTTCACCAGGGCGAAATCTGGTTCTACGCCGGTGCAGTCACAATCCATCAGAAGGCCCACGGTTCCTGCGGGCTGGACCAGGGTGAGCTGGGCGTTGCGGAGCCCCTCGTCTAACACGACTAATGTGCTTCGCGCAACATCTTGGAGCTTCTCTCGCAACACAGCAGGAAGCGCATCCAGGAGAGGTTTAGCGGACGGGGGCGGGTAGGTCAGATCCTCGTACTTCTCCTCCAAAACATATTGAGCATGGTTGTTCAGAACTTTATTTACGCACGCAATGTTGTTGGCGTACTGGGGAAAAGACCCCAGCGATTGCGCGAGTGCTATCGAAGTTAGGGTGGACTGGTAGTGGATGACGCCCGTGAAGGCGACCGCCCACGCTCGGCCCTCGACACTGTCGTAAGGAATACCATTTTGCATAAGGAGCGCGCCGAGATTGGCGTACCCCAGACCGATGGTGCGGTATTTGTACGCACCGTTTGCAATGGCTTCCGACGGATACGAAGACATCGACACGGTAATGTCGAGTCCGATCGTCGTCAGCCGGGCCATATGCCGCAGTCTTTCGACCGTGGCGGGCCAATTGATGACGTCACCGTCGCGAACGACGGCCTTCACCAGGTTCAAGCACGATAGGTTACATGTACTATCGTCTATGAAATTGAATTCGCTGTTACTGACCACGATCGATTGCGTCGCAGGGGACGTCGAGTTCGTGACAGCGAAGTTGTGAGTGCCTTCGACTTCAAGGTCGTAAACCGGGACCTCCTCTCCAAGAGCTATGTGCTCTACCAACGCGACCTTGTCGTTCGCTTTCTGACGCAGGTCCTTTAGCTTCGACTCGAACGCTTCCCAGGACATACCTTGTACGATCCCGTTCGCCCCCTTGGGACGTCGTGCCAGGGGTAATCGTCCGGTCCAGCCCTTCTCCTGAACCATCTTGTTCCAACGGCCCACGGTAAACCGCCCGTACACCTTGCCTTTACCTGTGGTCGTCAGTGTTTCGTAAGCCTCGACGAGCAACGATTCGTCCACGTCCAGGAACCTGGGGTTGTTCTCCCCGGCACTGTGATACTTCCGGTGCTCGATGCGATCGACGAGCTCAAAATTACTGACGCGGTCGTCAGCCGGATCGTCGTTTTTGTGATGGACCTCCATATTTTCCGGGATGGGGCCGTTTACCTTCTCCCACATCCAAATGTTCTGGTACTGCGTACCGTTCGGAGTACCCGCCTTGGAGTCCGTAACCATCACGCGACCGGAACGCCGTACGTTCACGTGTCTCGGGATCTTGCGGAGACTTGTTCCTACGGCAAGATTCTGGGCTTCAATGTAATCGCCATTAAATGTCAGGACCTTGTGCTCCGGGGTGCACGTGAACTGAACACCCTTGTCCGTGGTAACACGTACCAAGGTCCTCGTGCGGCCCGCGCACCAAGCCCGTTTGATGGGCTTCAACGCGAGAGACTTCGATCCACGGTCGTGACCAAAAGCGTACGGAAGGATTTCACCACGGTCACACATTGCGACCAGCTCGTCGATCCGCAGCTTCCCCTCTGACGTATCAACTATCGTTTCTCCGACGAAACAACAAGGGTTAGTCGCACGGATCCTAGAGTCATTGATGACGGGATTCCAGTCGTTGACCGCGTCGTCGAACTGAACCCCAGGATCAGCACACTCCCAAGAGGCTCGAGCAATTTTCGTCCATAAGTCACGCGCATTGAGTGACTTACACGGCTTAGGTGTGCGACGTTCCTTCTTGGCTTTTCGAAGCTCAGTCCGATAGTAAAGGTGCCACTCCCGGTCGCCCAGAACGGCTTCCATGAACTTATCGCTGATACGAACTGAGTTGTTTGCGTTTTGTCCAGACACGGTTTGGTACGCCTCCTTTTCGTAATCCGTGTCAAACTCGTCGACCTGCGGACATGGTTGTCCGTGCTGCGCGGCAAGTTTAACGGCCTTGAGAGTTCCATAAGGAACACCCTCCTTGACCGCTTTGGCGATTAGCTTCTTCTGACGGGTGGGATCCTTCTCTTTGTACACCGCGTCTACGTTCCGTTTGACCAGTCGAGATCCGGCAACCAGAGCTGCGACTTTCTTTTCCTCGCGGGCTTTCCACCCAATGAAGTCTTCGATGTCTGGATGGTCCACATCCAGCACAACCATACGTGCGGCCCTGCGAGTGTTGTGAACTGCGACACCAGAGCCCTCGGGATTGTCTCCCGACCAAATCACAAAGTTGTGACCACTCTCCGGGACCTTTTCGTCGGTCGTGGGACAATCCACTTGGACATCGTAAACGTCCATCTCCCCGACTTCTGTAACAGACACGACTCGGTGATTGTTACTATTCACCTCCCGAAGAAACTCCGCGTATGAACCGAACCTACTCTCAATGGTTCGCAAGAGAGTCTTCTTGCAACCGATCCGTCCGCAAACGACCTCGCGCGCTTTCACGTAGTCCGAAAAACTGTCAATGACCTGACCGGCGTTCAAGCACTTCCAAGCGTAGTTCAACATCTTCTGGCGGGACGAGAGCAACGCCATACCCTCGGCGCGCCCTTGAATACGGTCCGCTTGCTTTGCTTTGTAAGATGCGACCTTTACGGTGTCGGTCCAAAACGCGGCACCCGACGCCATGGGATTAGACGCACCACATTTGGGAAACTTCCGCTGTTGGAATACATGATTACCCACAGCAGCCAAAGCCCTACCGTGACGTCGTGCGTGGTCCGATGACGATTTTAACTCCAAGTTAGTAATGAGATTGTTGTGCTTGTTGTCGTCAGCGTGGTCAACGACCATCTCACGCGACGCACCAAGAACGTCTTCACCAATCAGACGGTGCCAGTAACGACTCCCCCCTCCACGTTTTCCGGTACGCAACGAAACACGCAAGTAGCCGTTGCGATTAGCGACGTGACACGCGAACAGGCGTTGTCCAGCAACTAGATCTACTGCTTGTGCGTACTCACCACAAGCTAACCGCATCGGGTGATCGTGACTGACTCGGAATTCTCCCTTGTCGGTCTTTACCAACACCACCATTTTTCGTCCGGACTTGAACGCTTCAGCCCACTTTGCTTTGTACCGCCCCGCAGGGGGATCGTAACTCAAGCATACGAATCGTTCTCCGGAAGCTTCCAACTCAGAAACTGGGACTACACCCCGGTCCGTGAACACGCGGGTATCAGGGGCGAGGCACGTTCCCCCACTTTTAATGGCCCCAGCAGATGCATCGATGGGTTTTAGAAAACTCAACAGACCAGAAGACGTACCACCACCAGATAACGGTTCGCCGGCGCCACGGAGCTCGCTGTAGTTGGCACCGCTCCCGGCACCATTCGAGAAGATCCGAGCTTCCCGTTCGATAAAGTCCGTGATACCGTTAGGGCCGACTAGTGTATCATCCAAAGTTTGGATGAAACACGCTCCAGACGCAGGCCGACTGTAAGCGTCGTCGATTGCTTTCACGTCGTCCCCGTACAAACCCCACATACCTCGGTCGTCGCCTGTGATACCGTACGCGTAGTTCAACCCGGTGTTGAACCACTGTGGGCTGTTGGGGGCCATCATCTGATTGGCCAACATGAAAACGATTTCGTCGTAGTAATTCTTGGCCTGCGCTTCGTCGAGGAAATACCCCAACTTCCAACCCCAATATGTCCAGCACCCTGCGATGCGGTGGAACACCTGGCGGGAGTCCGTCTCCCGATCGTATTTGGCGTCTGGGGCTCCGGTTCTGCGCCACAACCATTCGGGAACTTTCTCTTCAGTGATGGCAGTGGTTTTGTCTGGTACGCCTGCCTTACGGAGGTACTTCTGCGCGATCATGTCCACTGCGGTCTGGGACCAGTTTTCTGGCGCGATTACGGACAAGTCGTAGAGGACAGTACCGTCACGCTTCGAGATCACAGAACGACGCTGGACAAAGTTGAGCCCGGCATGTGGCGAATTGGACGACAGCCGTGCCTCAATTTGCTGAGACATTGTTGGACCCTTATAGTAAGTTCGTGTTATTCGTTAGACGGAGGGATCGACAAGTAGAGCGCTAACATAAGCAGCGGCGCTAGCATTACGCCCGCGGCTTTAGTCTCCCAATAAACCATGAAGCAACCCACAAACGATAGAAGTATTGCCGACCTGATTTCATCAGGTGTTGCTGATTTCACCCTCGCAGCTCCCTAGTTCGTATGGAACAACCACCCTAATCCGGGTGGGGACGGAACACAAGCGAATCCGTACATGTAATTTTGACAGACATTTGAAGGAGATTTTTGTGGTCCTCGCAGCGGAAGAAAAGGTCAACAATCTGACTAGCTTTCTACCATCGCTCCTGAATCTGGAGCGTAAGCCGATGACTCTGGACGATCACTTCGTTTTCTACCCCTTGTTCTCTACCTACTGCGTTCCGAACGTTACTGTACGTGCCGGACGTCAGATCGGTAAGACGCACCAAACCTCAGCCCGCTTGATTCTCGATTTGGCTACTCAACCAGGATACAAGGTCCTCGTCGTGCTCCCCCTTCAGGAGCAATCGGACCGAATGTCATCGATCATCTTTAAGCCCATGGTCGACGAGAGCCCCGTCCGGGCGATCTTGGGTTACGAAGGATCTATGGGATCCGTTCGTCGGCGAAAGTTTGATAACGGGTCCTTGATCTACTTCTCCTACGCAGGTGCCGACGCAAACCGTGTGCGTGGTATTGCCGGTATCGACCAACTTTACGTCGATGAAAGCCAGGATCTGGATTCTGAGCACCTTCCTATCCTTCGTGAATGTCAATCATCACGACCGTCGCCAGTCACCATTCTCAGTGGAACAAGCAAGACCAACGGCAGTTTGCTTGAAAAATCCTGGATGATGTCCTCACAGGGGGTGTGGCACATCAAGTGTGACCTGTGCTCATTCGACAACATCTGCTGCATCGAGCCCGACGGGCACATGATGACAATGTTGGGACCAGTCCGCGACGACATCTCCGAGAATGAGCCAGGACTTGTCTGTCATCGATGCCAGAAACCAGTCCGCCCGCGACACGGCAGGTGGGTCCACCGATTTCCAGAACGTCGTCGCGATAGTGTGGGGTACTTCATCCCCCAACCTATCATGCCCAGTCACTACGCGCATCCCGTCAAGTGGTCTCAACTCATCGGGAAGATGAACGGGGCAGAATCGTTCACCGTTGCCAAGTTTCACAACGAGGTTCTCGGAGAAGCCTATGACCAGGCGTATAAACTCATCACCGAAGAACAGCTCCGAGAAGCCGCTCAAGGCGTTGGCCCAAACACGATGAAGGACGCCATGAACCGGATGTCTCGATATCCGTTTATCGTTCTCGGGGTCGACTGGGGCGGTGGTGGGGAGTCTGGAGCCAGCCGTACATCCGTAGCGGCTGTTGGGTTCAATCACGACGGAACCGCTGAAGCATTTTTTGGGTACCGGTTCCCACCTACGATTGATCCTATTTCTGAAGGCAAAGAAATTGCGCGTTTGGCAGGGGTGTTCCGTGCCCAACTCATTGCTCACGATGGTAACGGCTCTGGTCGCGTCAGTGAAGCTACCGTTACACAGTGCGGATGGCCCATTACGCGAATTGCACCCATGGTTTACCGGGCGACAGTGGGCGGAGATATGGTCGAGCACCACAAAGCTGTGAACAACCGATCTCGAGGGTTTTACTCCCTCGATAAGGGACAGTCTCTCCAATTCCTTTGTAGTGCAATCAAAGCTAAGAAGTTGCGGTTCTTCAACTATGATTACGCAGACGTACACCAAACGGGATTGATCTACGACTTCACCAATCTTGCCCAAGAGCTAAAAGACAGCTCTACCGGACAGTTCTACCGGATCGTCAAGGTGTATGACCAGCAGACAGACGACTTTGCACACGCCGTTAATTTCGCGGCGTGTGCAGGATGGGAAGCTTCTGGCGGGTGGCCAAACCTGGTTACGGTCGGCCGAGTTAATCCTTACGGCTACTGAGGTCAGTCACAGCTTGAGGATCCGCTGTCGCAAGACGAGCTACCGCAGTCGGAGCTCGAAGACGACCCACTGTCGTAGGAGGAATAACTACTACTGGATCCCGAATCGTACGACGAACTGGTGTCAGAACGAGAACTCGAGTAGTCACAGGAATCCACAACCGGGGCGTCGTTGACCTCCCGCGGCATTGGTGCGATCTCTGGGGCGTCCTGAACTTCTCGTGGAACCGGCGCAAGCTCGGGTGGTGTTGCTAGTGCTGCATTCATAGCCTGAACCGCAGCGTTATGGGCAGCATCACCCCACGTTGCAGAAACTGGATTGGTCGTCGTGGATGACATCAACAGGTACGGGTTTGTGGGAGGCGTGTACTCTTTCCACGTTACAGCCGGAGACGTTCGGGTAATCCTCTGCCACCGCGACGGCGGTTCGACGGTAGGAACTGGGAACGTTTCTGCTGGCGGGAAGGTAAGGCTCCCTGTCGTATACCCCGGGTAGCTTCGTAAGAGCCTGTTCGTGTAGTCCGTGACCCGTGGGTGAAGGTGGAAGCAGTACCACAACAACTCGATGGTCAATGGGAGCTTGAAGAACGCAGCTCTGTCCCGTACCAACCTTAACAGTTCCGGACCACACCTTCTGTCCTCGATGGCCTGTGCCAGTTCTGGTCTCTCGTCGGCCTTTAACACATCTGCCAGCGCCATCCGCACCGCTAGATCGTCGGGCGCCTCGCACGCGGCGTCCAACATTTGGTCAACGTGACGCATAGAGTCCCTTTCAAAAAGTGTGAATCGTTTAGTTATGGCTCCCAGTTCTCCCTTTCAAACAACTCCCCAGTGGCGAGCCATTGTGTACAGATACGGCACCAGTTTCGGGTGCACAGGCGCAAAGTCCGTAATTCCTGCTTTGAGCATCGTGGACTCAATCACCCCCATAGGGTCGTTCTTAAACTTTCGAGACCGGAAGTTGAAACATTTGCCGCGGTATCGGACGTAGCCCGTATAAACGATTCTCGAGTTTTCGAACCCGACGGCTGTTACGTAAGGTACCGTCTCACAAAGTACAGCGTTGGTTCTTACGTCGCGAACACCATCAGGTGAGTCATACACCGCCAGATCTTTCCTAAGCTCTACCGTGTCAACAAGTGGCAAATTAACTACCGCTCTAAGCTTCTCGTAGCTCGTACGAGACCAACGCGTCTTCAACTGACTCATGACGTCTTCAGCGTCCCCTACACCGTTAACCATGGCCCGAATCCGCCAATCCGGTTTGTTGTTCAGGAGCGTCAACAGTACTTCGGACCAGTGCACTGCGGATTTATCCCAGTTATCACAAATCATCTGTGCCGACAGACTCTGGTCTTCTTCACCTACAGGAGCCAAATCAGCGTTCATCTTGATTGCAAGAGACATCCAGTCCACAGGTATCGCATTGATTACAAAATCGCGGACGATCGTAACTCGGTACCCCTGGAGATCAGACGCAATTTTGTCAATGTTCTGGTATGACATCTGAACAAGCGACGTCACGGGCACTGTGGTCCCATTCGTCGCGGCGAGTCTTTGAACTTGGAGAGCGATGTCATCCCGCGTATCTGTAGAAACGTAAACCCTGCGGTCCGGTCGAATGGTGTGCCGAAACAGTACTCCGCCGTATGTACCTGTTGCACACACTATTCGGTTCTTAGTGCCTTCATAGAGTACCGCGCCGATCGGTCGCATCATCCGATCATATCCGGGTACTGCGGTACAGATGTGGTACGATTCGTTATGGTTCTTAGCTGAAGTCTTGATCTCCAAATACTGACAGAACTCAGGTTCTGTCACGGCCCACCAACTTGGGTGGTTGTGGGCTGCATACGGTTGTCCTGGCTGGGCCCCGACTCGCCTATGGGCCATATTCTTTGCAATCTGCTCCAGGTTACGAATCAATTTGACGTGTTTACTGTGCGCTGAGAATTCGTTTGTGCTAAAGTCCTTCAACTTAAGTTTCATACCTACAGCATTCAATGCCGCAATCGTTGCTGTCCAATCCTCGTTGAGGCTCTCAAAGACATAATTGAACGCGTATCCGCTCCAGCCACACGATGCACATCGCATCCAGTGCTGACCCGAGTCATCAGTGACGACGCAATCTATACTTTTGTTACCGCATTCATGACAGTAATATGGTTTGGATGTGGGGTCCTGTCGGACCGCCATTAAACCCAGACTGATTGGAACTCTGGCCACTGGCCAGTACGACTCCCACAAAGGTGACGACATGGTAACTACCCTTGGTGACGGGCCGCTGGCGGACCGAACCGGCGCTCGCACAGCCGTACTGATGGTCAAGTACGCAGCACCAGCCGGGGTACTTGAAGCCAGCGTTGAAGACTTGGAGCCCGTTGAGAAGGTGGCCTCTGCCTACGCAGACGCCGGGAAGACGTTTCCCGTCCACACCCCGTCTGCAGCTTGGGCTTCTGCTGCCCATTACCACGCAACACTCTCAACGGACACCAAGGTAGGAAATCGTATTAAAGCGGCTCTTGATCAGCACCGCCTGTTCGGTGAGTGGTCCCGTCTCGAACAGAACCGACCAGTTCCCGCCGAATCTCGACACTACGGACTCCCCGACAGTAAGAAGTATCCTTTGGACACCGCAGAACAAGTGAAGGCAGCAGCAGACTACTTCACCAAGTACAGCGACCAATTTACCCCTACGGATCTTCAGACTTTCTCCCGTAATGTTCTCAGCGCAGGGGAGCGTGTTCCTGGCGCTCTCAGCAACGCTGTCGTTGATCAGATCGAAGCAGCAGCAGGTCTCGGTCGACTCGCGAGTACGTGGAAGGAGGCATTCGATCAACGGATCTGGCACGCAACTCGCGATAAACTCCCAGCCCTTGTTGAGGTTCTCAAAGAAGCCTCTGCTTCTCCACCGACCGACCCAGTTCTTGCAGCGACCCATCTCCGGGCCGTTGACCGGGTCAACAATTGGCAGCTCCCGGACCCCTTGACACAGCTCTGCGACGAGACGCCCTCCGCGGCGCGGCGCAAGCTTGCCGCGATGGTCCGGGCGGCGGATGGGAGTTGGTACAAAAGGGCAGACCTGAACAAAATCCCGGACGAGACCCTTTCTAACTTGTTTGACCTACCAGCCGTGGTTTCTAACACGGCCCGATGCTCCTTGCTCCAGGAGAAGTGCGCAGCATTCCGTGAGGTTCTCGACCATCACGGTGTTTCGCCCGTTGAAGTCCCCCGTGATCCGCGGGTTGATTGGGCTGCTTTGGCCCGGTCGTAAAAGCATTCGATATATACAACCGCCCCGCAGGATAACGTCCTGGTCGGGGCGTTTATAATTCGCGCTACAATCTTACCATTCTCGTCGTAGATCGATTCGTACTGTTTCCGCGATGACTTCCCAGACCGCGACTTTCGGACAATGACGGGCGGGTCGTTAGACCCCGTCTTTTTGTTCCTTCGGATGACGGCTGAGGCCACGTGGATATATTTAACGACCTTCTTGGTCGGATTCTTCTTGTTGGGCATTTTCGCTTCCAGAGAAAATGACGAACCGGTCTGTAGACCAGTCGTTACGTGTCTGGAGGCACCTCCACCCGTGGGACTGTAAGACGTCCTGGGCGACCGTGGCCGACTTTTGAATGTCGGCGGTAATGTATCCTTTACCCTGGCTCCAGGTTTGGAACCGAGTGCCAATGCTTTGGATAATTGCAGACCCGATTGCGGCGCGAGTAGCGGCGTCAAATCTAGGGTCCACGGCAATCGATGTTACAAGCATCGTTGGCAGTCTCTTGGAGGTACCTCCCTCGTAGAACGCCACACCGATCGGACGGTTGGTTGCGTCAACTGCAACTGCCGTCCAACAATTACCGACAAGTGCAGACTTTTTCGGATGGTTGCGGAAGTCCTTGTGGGGTTCTCCGAACCAAACCGATTCTGGTCCTTTGAGTACGTTCTCCTTTATGTAAACAAAGTCCTTTCTAGGGACGCCGGCGCGGACCTCTTTGACCGGTACGTCGTCCGTAAACATCGTTCGGTACCTCGCTAGGCGGTCTTAAATGACGCCGCGACGGCCTCACACATAGCCGCCTCGTCGACGGCAACATTGTAAGCTTCCAGCATCAACTTACCAATCCGCAACGCGACACCGTCGTCTGCGTTGATTTGCGCTGCTACTTTCTTTGCGTCCGTTGCGTTGTTGGGTAGTTCTGCGGCGATCATAGATCTATAATGATCCAAAGACTCATCGATGGCCTTTCCGCATCTCGACAAAGCGTCTGAGATCTCCCGACTATTTACAAGAGATTGTCCTCGTACCGTTCGAGACCACGCTTTCTTCCGCACGACTCCGTCAACCGGGGCTTGTCGCGATCTCACTACCTGGTTTCCGTCTGCATCTGTTACGGTCTCTACTAACTGTTGGATCAGCCCTGCCCATTCCTCTGCAGCTTCCAGCCGTGGCGTGCGGACCGCTGCGGAGAGTAACTCAGCTACCGTACGGAATCGGTTCTCCTGAAGCTCTGGCGCCAAACCAGCGTCTTCTATCACCCGCACGGGAATCTCATAGTAGTGCAGCCCGAACTTAGCACGCATATCTTGGGGTTCGGGAATCAGTGCTTCAGCCTTGTTAAAATCCGCGGCGCCCATTTGGTCTTTGAGATACGACCGCAGTAAAACGTGACCATCGTTCGTGCACCACTTGTCAGCCGTACGAGACCATACGGCTTGCATGTGGGCCAATTTTTCCCGTACTCTAGGCCACTGCTCTTCTTCGATTGCGTACATGCCGTCCCCTAGGATCAGGGACTCGGCTGCGTCTTTTTGTCTCTGCGTTACGCAGTACAACTTAATGACGACGTTGACATTGGCCTCGAGATTCTGAAACTCCTCTCGCATCTTCGCAGGTACCAGCTTCCAGTTCGGGTTCGTTGTAGAACTCGTGGTAGCCTCTTCTGATCCTACAACGACCTTCGCGTCCTTGATCTTGTGGTATCCCCTCCACCACGATTTACGGATCTTAATGATCCGGTATTTCTTATTAACCATCCTGACCGCGGCGATCGGATCCTTGTAATACGTCTCCTGAATGAACTTTTCCAACGAAGCGACCTTAGACGTTGCGGGCATCGCACGTCTCCTTGTCTTGCTATTGGTGTCAGAGTCTTATTTTGAGATGAACTGCTTCAACTCGCCAGTTACCGCGGCGATTCCATGTCCATGAGTAAGTGGCAACTTCTCAAGCTGTGTCGTATACTCACGGAGTTCTCCGGCGAGCCACCCGTCCAAATCCTCTTCCCGAAACTGCGCGCCCTTCATTGCAGCCTGAACCAAAGAGGCGTCTTCCGAATAGTCGTATGGCGCGTAAACTGATTTGTCCTCGATCACCCCAAAAGCCGTGAACACTTGGGGAAGGCTGTGGAATCCCTCATTACGTGCGATCTGCGTTATGTAGCTCATTACGTCCGGAGAAAACCGCGGAGTGCTGCGGTTGTCGGGAGGGTCGATCAAGAACGTCTCTACACACGCCCAGAGGCACTCCGCAGTAGTAGGAGGGTGCCACGTCGTAGGCGAGAACCATTCACTGGCAATCGCTTGGACAATGTCGTTGAACCCAGCTTCCGACACGTAAAATTCGTCCGGGCTCGATAGCACCTGACACATACCCATAACACGATCTAGATTTCGCGGGTGCATATCCACCCGAAACGTATCACGAACCTCGTCGACCCACGTTTGCGGCGTCCAATTCACACACGAACCGAAATGGTCTAAACCCACCGCCAAGAGGCATGTGGCGAAACTCTCAGGGTCAGTGAAGACCCTAGCGACCATCTCGTTTCGGTTCGACATCGTTCAAAGATCTCCTGAACAGTTTTTCAATCACTCGGAGATTGAAAATTCTCATCTCGAACCAGTCGTCATTGATCCGTTTAACTGGCGCTGTGGCTTCGATTGAGAACCCGCCATGCGCACCCGGAAGACAAACAACTTCAGCCGATGTTACGCTCATTCCAGCCGGCTTTTTGTCAGTCAGGACTGTTTTCCAATCCACTCGGTTGACCCACTCGACTAAAGCCCGACTGATAGCGCGCATACCCAAAACGCCGTCGGAAACTAAGAGTGAAACTACAAATGCCGTAAAGGCTCCATTGTATCCTGGAGCCGTTCCCAATACAGACTGCAAACATTCGACCACATACCGCGGAGTTCCGAACGAAACATTTGCTGCGCGGTACACGTTCTCATAGGAGGTGGAATCGACGGAACCGGAAGAATCGGACATACTGCGTAGCTCCTGCCTTATTATGGAGCGCCATCTTCGCCGCCATCTTCAAGTACTCGTTCACCGACGTTGTTCCATCAGCCGTAGCTAGTTGTTCGAATGAAGGAGCCACCGTCCCATCGTCGGGCATGGGACCTTCCTCCGCGTCGATGCCGTCAACAGCACCGTACTTATTGGCCACGAAGATTCCCGCGTTGCGTGGAATCTCAGGGTTATGGAGGAGAGATTCCATAGATGGACCTGTCACAGCAACCCAGACGGCATCCGGAGCCGATGTGTCGTAGGGGGCGTTGGTGCCCTCTTGACGAACCCAAAGACGGTTCGGATCGATTTGGTACGTTGACATTACTACAGACTTTCTAACACAACGCGACCAGCCTTCACGACGGTCACGACGACGTTGTCGGACCCGAGCAGCCGCTTCAATTCCTTTTTACGCTCGGATGGTAGCAGTAGCAAGGCTTTAATCGCTTTATTACCATCCTGTTGCGGTTGAGCTTTACCGCAACACCCGCGTCTTGCTCCGGGTGCGTAATGCTTAAGAAATGGAAACGCCTCAACAATGACCGGGTTGACAGCCAACCCGGTCACGGATGAGGAAGTGATGACGATGCGATTCTCGTCCATCGCGTTACTCTTGGATAATTGTCCTAATCCATGAAGGCGGCGGATCGCAATGCGGCTTCCTGGTGAGGCACGCAACTACGTCCATTGACTTAATCTTATGCGCGGGCCACCCTGTCTCACCGTCGGTAAGAACAATCAGAAGCTTCGAGTGCTTCAGTTTTGCTGCTTGGTCGATTGCAGCGGACATGTCCGTCCCGCCGCCGCCTTCAAGTTCTAGATCCTTGAGGCTTGAGATCCACTGGACATCTCCGGCTCGTGCATCACAACAGAAGACGGGGATTTTCGTGAATCCCAAGCTTCGCATGACGCCGTGGATGTGTCCAAACGCGAGCTCATAGTCCTTCTTACCCATCGAACCGGATGTATCCAGAGCAACCATCACCTTAGGCGCAGGGGCAAACAACGTAGGCATTCGAACCTGGTGGTCCTCCTGCCGTTTGTTCAACCTCGTGTAAGTGAAGTCGTGCTGGCCCGCGACTTTATTTACAGCAGACCGAATGGCGCCTTTGAGAAGCTCAACCCAGTTTACCTTGCTGGGGATGAAATACTTCTCCGCCAACAATCGGAGCCCAGCGGGAACTGTTCCCCGCGCTTTCTTATCCTGCTCGATGATCTCCTGGGCCACCTTCTTCCGAATGATTTCCTGTTCTTCCCGACACGTCCCAGACGTTTGATCCGTGGGATCCACAGGACTGCGGTCCTCGTAGTCTTCAGGAGGACCTCCACCCCCCGATCCACACCGTCCTGATGCTGCATGCGGACGGTTGCCATCACCTGCTCCGTTGCCCTTCCCTTCACCATCACCGTCGTCGTTACCCTTGCCTTTGTCCTTGTCCTTGCCCTTGCCTTTGGCGCGGCTGTTGGCTTTACCACACTGAGGTGTGGGCTTGGCGTGTCGGATCAACAGATCCGCGTAATCTTCGGAAATCAGACCTGTCGGAAACGGACGACCATTGCTGTCCATGTACTTGTTGGGGTATGCGCCCTCTGCAATTTCTTCGGACACCTTCATTGGAAAAGGTGTGTACCCCTGTGACTCACGATAGAGCTTTGCGCTATCCAAGAATGATTGGAGAGCGCTGTTGATGGCCAAATCGTGCGCCAAGTTGGACAACGAACAGGGGCACCCCTGCACATTGACAACGAACTTGTCTTGGTGCTCCGTTAACCGTCGACTGTGTTCCCCGAACAGGTGCTGAAGCTCGTGGCCGGCAATAATCAGCGCGAGAGTTCCCGCGTGTTGTGTCTTAACCCAACTTGGATTCAAGTACAGACGCCACTTATCATCAACGCCTATAGTCGGAACCTGATCCGTCCACCGAGCCGCCAACTGCCACATCAGGCTGTGCAGATAGGGCCACGAAGCCGTCACGATCGTCTTCGCTGCCACAAGCTTATCCATGGCTTCCGGGTCATCAATCGTCTTCGTCGCGATCCCACTTACCATCGACATACCAGACCCTCTGATCGATGAATAAAAGGATACCCACCGCTGTCGGTGGGTACCGCAACCCAAATTATCAGCTCGTCACCGCCTCCAGCATCTTCGTTTGCATCCCGAGGTAAGGTTTCAGCAGTTTGCCGGCCTCGATCGACAACTTCGCGAGAGCGTCGCGGCTCATCTTGTGGTCTTTCGCGAACTTGTCCAACCGCTCGTCGGTGTTGACGAGTTGTGCCAAGCGGATGGCTGGGATCGCCGAAGCCTCATACGAGGCCACACCACTCTTACCGCGGCGTGCCGCAACCCTGTTACACACCATCAGCCCTGCCATCAACCGATCCGGAGTCGGACGGCCCTGCACCGCAGCCACGACACCCGTCAGCACCACGAAGTTGATGTCCGATCGGTCCGACGGTTCCCAGGTCGCAGCGGTACGAATCACATCTTCCGGGTCGGGGATGTTTGACTCCCTCACGTACGTCATGAACTCAACACCAGCCTCGCCGACCGCACCGCTCACCAAACGTGCGATCGAAAACTCCGAGCCCGTCTTGTACCCGTTTCGGTGGTACGCAAGGCCCAAGAACCGAGAGACCGCGTCCCACGACCGCGGCGTCGGATACCCGTTCACCCCCTCCGGATCCTTTGGCATCTTGAACCACAGCGACGGATGGCGCACGATGAACCCAGACACCATCGTGCGTGCCCGCCGCATAACGTCTTTCGCGATCTCGTGACCGTCCATACCGACATCGGGTTCCCGACCCCAATAGATCGGGAACTGCGCCGCCCATTCTTTGGCTGACATCTCGTTGACAGGAAAGTCCAGGTGGACCAAACGGTTCTTCATCGGCAGGGCCAGCTCCTGGCCGTTCGCGGCGTGCTCCGTCTTGTTCGCTGCTGCGATGAACAACAGTTTCTTCGCATCCATCTGAAAGTCGCCGAACCTCTTCGTTTGGATGGTCGTCAGGCCCGCGGCCTGCGTAGCCGGCGGTGTTGTCGTGAGCTCGTCCCAGAAGACGATGGCTCGTCCGTCGTGCTTGTTCTGGATCTCCCGCAGGAAACTGCGTGGGGCAAACTCGATACTCTTGTGTTCCTCTCCAGACGCGTCCTTGATCGTCGTGGACACCACTGGGAAACCGTTGATGTCTGTGGGGTCGCACAGCGAACCGATGATGATGTAAACGGGGATCCTGTGGTCTTTCCCGATCGACTTGACCATCTCGGTCTTGCCGACCCCCGGAGGTCCCCAAATGATCGGCACCGTCTCCGACATGCATGCATCCCAAACGTCCTGCTTCAGTTGCGCCAACGGAGTTTCTTGCAACATCTCTCTACCTCGCTCCAGAATCTCACCAAGGGGCCACTAGTAAGACGCAACATCGCATCCTACTAGTATATTTTGACAGCCAGAGGCTGGTTATTTATCGGGACAGTTGTGCGTTTACTGCTGCGATTACTGTTTCTGGCGTTATCAATTCCATACACTTTCCTACGTCACTCCCGCCGACATGGACCGGTAACTCGCACAACCAGTTCGGAGGAAAAGGAGTGTCCGCGTGTCCCTTAATTGGGCTACACCGACGGCACCCATACGACTTACAACAATCCAACTCTCCAATCGTGTGAAGAACTTTAAGCGACCGAACGTCGTCGAATAGCCACGGGTCCTCCCGACCCCCCATGATTGCTACGCATGGAGTGCCACACGACATCGCAATTAACATCGGCAGTGACACGTGACACACAACGACCCGAGCATGTCGAATCACAGCACAGAGTTGCTTAAAGTTCGTCTTCCCTAACAGACAACTGCAATTAAACAACATCGTCTGGTCGTGTGCGAATCGCCCGTCGTGTAGCAATCCGACCTGCTTCCAGTCGATCGGGACCTCGTCCACTACGCGCTGGAAGTAATCTACGGGCCACTGCTTGAGGCGCATGTCCGGCTTAATGCCGCACGCAACTACCCCGTAATCGTAATCGTTCTTTGCACGGGAGAACGGTTCGTGGTGACTGAACAGGTTGAACGGGAAGTCGGGTTTGGGTATTGGATTTCGGTTAATCGTGGCCCCAGTCTGCTCCTCGAAACTGTCGTGGCCGGCTTCGCAGTACCTTGCGGACTTGTCCGTAACGGAACGGTCGATGGTCGGCTTGTAGTCAATATTGACTACCGCCACCCCTGGGGGCGGGGCGGTCACGACGTCCGCGTAGCCGCTGACGTCGTGGAAGCCGTTGTGCCCAAATACCTTTTCTTCGTGGGCGCCCGAGACCGTGATTTGACAAACGTTGTTCCGCAGGTACAGATCCCGTACCAAACCCGTCATGTTAAACACGTCGCCCAGACCCCTCCTCACGCACCGGAGATGGACTGGGTCCCCAGGCACCCATTGGACAGGACTCTCGTTCATACGCAGCCTTTCCGGGTTTCCCTGCGTCGACAATGGCGTCGTCTGGGACCCGATCGAGGTAACACCCACAACGAGTGCATTGAGAGTTCGTACGGTATGGACATAGCCAACAGTACGACAGTCTTTCTTGAAGAACCTCCAACGAAACCAATCGCTTACCGTGGATAATGGATCCGAGCTTGAACTTCGTCAGGTTCCACGCTTGGATCCCTAATGATGGAAGCTGTTGTTTCTTGTTGGGGTCACGTGTGATTGTGATATAGCCGTTCCCAACCTTGGAGATCTCAATGACGGACCACTCCCTTCTCGTCCTGAGGAAGGTTGTGATCCCCTGAAGAATTCCAGGTCCCGTGTCCTCTCCGACGTCCCCCCACGTGATCGTCCCAGGAATCACGACGGTGAGAATGGCGGGGTCGTTGTGATAATCGATTAGCAGGTCGTAGGCTTGAATTGCGGTCTTTGGCTCGGGCATATTATTCCTCCGCGTTCCAAACTTGTAGACGTGTCCGGGCTTGCGCCAGGGTCCATTCCATATATCGCTTTGCGTTCACCCACAACGGATTGTTCTCATCACTGGCCATCTTCAGGCCCGTGTATGATCTCGCGTGGACAGCCCATTCAATACCTTCCGCAGCAATCGGGTGGAGTTGGTAGTTTGGCTCAGTACCCAGTAATACAGGAGACAACCCACTTTTTTGCATGGTCAGATAGAACGGACTTTCCGTATCAGGCCATCCGCGGGTGTCACCGCGCTCGTGGGGCCGCTCGTCGTAATACCGTTCGAAGTTCCACTGGAGCCCGTTCTTCCGGGCCGTAGGCATGTGAACCATGGTTGCTGTGTGACTGACTACCTGCTTCCACTCTCCTGACTTACACGTTGCTCGGGGGGACATCTGCCACCCGACCACAGGGTGTGTCGCCGAGCACTTGGCCTGGAGCCACGCGATGAAATCCTTACGAAACGGAAACACATCTGTGTGCGTGTGGAACAGAAACTGCGTTTGACACAGTGCATGGATTAGATCCAGTGCCACTGATACAGGAGCACTGGAGTGACGGTATGCGTGCGACCGTACGTAATGAATCTCGACGTCTTCGGCGCGGAGCTTTTCCAGTTCCGGCATAAGGGACTCGTGTGACCCTGTGTCCACAATCTGGAAGTACGGACGCATGGTCTGATGTCGCCACATTGCAATTGAGAGCTTGAGTTCCTCGATGGTGTTTAGGTGGGCCATACCAATAGTGACAGGGTACTCCCAAGGCTTTAAGTACGAGCCTCCTGTCCACGAGTGATAAAGAGGCGCCCACTTCACAGGCGGCGCCTCGTAATCCGAACAGACAGAGCATGCTTGTACTGCAGGACCCACAACACCACGTGTGCATTTATCACGTACGCCATTGGGGTGAAAACACGACCGAACATGTCGCATTTCTCCAGCACAACTTGTACACGGCTCAACTACAGGACCTTCATGAAGACATGGAAGTGTTCGTCGTTTCGTAGTCTTGCCGCGGAGATGTACCGCATATCGCTTATCTTTGGCTGCAATTTTTGCAATAATTTCCTGTACTGCACTCACGGCGGCGTCTCCGAGACCACAACGGTAATTGTTTCGATACAACAGGTCGTGTCTTCAACTGATATGGGTGTCAGCGTGTATACTGCTAAAAGAGGCTCACATTCGTATGTGACTGGTGTACCAAGCATACCGTTGTCTGCGCCAAATACGACATGTAGAGAACCGTCATCGCAATTGAACGAAGCTAGCGTAATGAATGTACATCCCCCCGCCCCACCAGTGCTGTCGGCATATGACCACACTGTCGTAACGCCAACGCGCACCAGGTGAATGACCAAATCTTCGGCGTTCGTACATCCACCAACCGCAGTGAAAATAATATAAATGTCATCGGGTATCGTATCGTCGCAACACGATGGCACAGGCACGGTTTCCGTGCCTATACCTGTACCTGTGCTTGTACCTGTGCCTGTACCTGTGCCCGTTCCACACGGGGTGCAACACTGAAGTTCGTTGCGTAGGTCGTAAGTTTGAAGCCGAGGAATTTGCGCCAAGGCATCACAGACAATTCGGAGTTTGGCGTACGTAATAATTTGGTTTCCGTATCCATCGCACGGACCAATGTCGTACACCACCTCGGGATCTAGACCGTCAGGTTGTGATTCTTCGTTTGGGAACAGTGTCGAGCAGTCGGAGCCTGTACCAGTCCCCGTTCCGCTTCCTGTTCCAGTAAAACACTCGACAGATGTGACGGTACCTTTGACCCATTCGGGGGTCATCCGCCAACCATCCGGCGGACATACATCTTCGCACGGATCGGCCATTTATCACCGTCTAAGCTTCAGCGGGGTGCGACTGTTTTGATTTGTATGATCTTAGCGAGCAGGTGTAAGGGGAGCGACCCAAAAGCGCCGTAAACGTGTGCCTCGTTGTCGGATCGTGAGTGGGACGCAAACTTCGAGCTGGTCACGGTCACAACGTATTTTCCGTTCTCGACTGCAACTTCAGTACGAGAGCCGGGAATGTGGCTTTTGATGGCGCGAATGATGCAGTCTGTTCCGTTCATATTCAGGTGGGCGTGATCTCGGGGATTGATGGCATGGTGTCTGTGTAATCGAATACGGTTGCATACGGCCCCACTGCCTTGGCCGTTGCAGCTTGACGGTCGGCAGTAGACGTAGCCTTCGGACCTAGTTTGGCGGAATTGACGATCAGCAAGTACGCGTTGCCCTGGAACAGTTCCTGACAAACAAACTGTAGCGGGTTTACCGTCGTGGGAAGGCTTGTTGCGTCTGGATCGCCAACAGGATTTGCTCGAACGTCCATAGCCTGCGCCAGTGACTTCACAGAACCCGCAATCCCCGTTGTGTGTGACTCCGTCCAGAACGCCGTGAAGTCCCCGCCAGAAGCCCCTAAAGGCCACCGAACGCGAGTGCGAGAGGATACTGTATCCACAACGAGGTTGCGCGTGCCGTTGTACCACGTCACTCCGCCTGACGTTACACCCTGGTGGTAGTCCGCTGGCACGGTTAGATAACTCAGATCAGGAAGGGCTGGTCCAAGCTTCGTTAGGATCCATGCGGAACCAATAGGCTGACCTTTTTTCAGCGCCGCACCAACGGCTACCGACGGAGTATCGCTGGACGGCAGAAGATACGCGCTCTTGTCCGTAATAACACGGTACGTACCATCAGCGTCAGCCCAGACATCCGTTACGGTTTCGCCTCCAACAGATGCGGGGGAGTCGCAGGACGTAACGATTGCATTGATGAGTGATTCGTACGTGGATTCTGTATTTGGTTCAACAGCGTCATCTGTTGCAACGTAGATGAGATCCGCAGCAGACACTGGGGATCCAGAGACCCACTGGAACCGCTTCACTGTGGCCCACGACAGTAGAGGGTCGTCATTAAACCAGATGGTGTTGTTGGATATGGAAAAATCGATATCCCGGATCAAAACGCGACCACCAACTAAATCGGCTGCGACAATCGTTGGGATGTTGAGGGGAAGCGGATACCCATACGTCGGACGCCCATTGGCGCTCCCAAGCGTCAGGTCCGTACTGAGAAGTGTCCAACCACGAATGAAGCCGGGCGAATACTTGGTAGCGTGCTCCAAGCATGCCCGACTAGCTGATACGTACGCGTCCGCGAACTCCGATAGGATCGCGGTTCCCCAGAAACTACCACAGACGTCGGACGCGCTTGGCATGGTTTACTTGCAGATCTCGGCAACGTGGTCGTCGGTGATCTTCACCTCACCGGGAATCACGTTGGCAACCGGGGTCGGGGAGAAGATGTTATCCCACACGTAGTCGAGAGCGTAGTTGAGGATCAGGTTCTTCGCCGTGGTCAGCGTCGACTTGAGGAAGTCGCTGGAGACGTAAGACGCAGCGAGATCGAAGATCTTCTCAACGATCTCCTTCGCAGTCTCAGGAGCGGCGTTCATCAGCGTACTATCGCCGACCGATGCGTTGTCCGGCACAAACCAAGTCACGGCCCATCGAGCCAACACCAAGACGGCCTTAGCCGCAGGACCCGCGGTGTTCGACACCAGATCGATGACAGCCAAGAGTGTGGACTTGAGATTCATAGCACAACCTTTCAAGGATGGAGTAGGTAGTTATCGACTGGCCCACAGTTGGACGCGGGCCTTGAGGCGATCAACAAAGCCCAGACGCGGGGCTTCCTTCACGATCACAGTCTTCTTGACCGTTGTAGTCTGTACCCGGGTTACCGTGGTGGGCCCAGGCATTGGCATAGGAACCGTAACGGTCGCTTTCGGGATGGTCACAGTCTTGGGTGCTGGAACCGTTTGCGGTGCGGGCGTCAACAACTGCCACGAGGACGTTGAGGATTTTGTTACCGTCCGCATCGGGAGTTGACACCGCCCGTTTGCACATTGCCCAAACGAGACGTTGGTGACAATCAGTAGAGCCGCGGCGGAAATCGTGTAACGCATCAAATCTCTCCAAGGAGTTAGCTAACCGAACCGAGCGGCCCGACCGGGCCACTACTTTATACGTCACCCACTTGGGGGACAGTTGTCAATGTGACCACCGTGTCCCGTCCACGGGACATTCATGGTAGTGTTCCCCATTTGGGGCGTAACCGCGAACGATCCAAGTCCCGGTCCCCGGCGCAGAAGTGTGTCCACACCGTGGACAACTGTGCCCTTCGTGGTGACCGGGAGTTCGACTTTTGGGGACTGGGGTACCTCAACTTTCGAAGTTGGTAACACTTTAGCGGGTCGAAGCGTCATCATCGGCGACTCGCCGTTAAGAAAGCAATCGTAAACTCCCGGAGCAATGCCGGGCAGACTGCCAACGTAACCGTCTGCATCCAGATCAGGTACACCTACAGCAAGTGACACTCGCTGTCCCAGGAGCACTCGACGCGTTGTCTCCTTGTAGCTGTATGGCTTGGACTCGACTTCCTTCGGTGGAGGAGAAATCTTAGGCGATGGTGTTGCACGCCGCGCCGCGGCTAATCGCAATGCGGCTTCAGCGTCGTCCGCGTCGGAGGCCAACGCGGGTGACGACAACAGGAATAATAGGAGCAGGGAACGCATTACGCACCCACTTGTGTGAAGCTCAAGATTTTGTCAGCCTGTGCCGGAAACCATGAGAGATTCGAAATCGCAAAGGCTTCGCCACGGACGATTCCACCAAATCCAGCTTTCATCATCCGAGTAACTTCGGATTCGGGCACCCACACGGAACATCGAGGACCGCCAGCCGGATCCTTACCGTACGTCGACGCCGTCCATTGGTTCCAATACAGGTACAGCGGCCCGTCATCCGGGTGATCCCAATACCCGAACCACCCTGTTTCGTGACCACCCCGCGAGTCGTACCGTCCGCGGACATAGGCAGAATCGCCGCTTCCGCGAATGCTGCCGTTGTCGACGAAATACGCACATCCGTTGAGTACTGGGTAACCATTGAGGATAGCCGTTTTCACGTCTTCCGCCGTGTAGACGGGTCCGCGACTACCAACGGTATGCTTCCGTCCTGCGTCCAACCACCGAGTAACGGTAGGGGAATCGCCATCGGACCATTGCATTTCAATGGCCTTGGTCAGCGTGTAACCGTCGTCATGGGTAAACGTTGGGAGTCCCGGCTCGTGGGTACCGAGAACGCCGTCGTTACCGAGCGTTGTTGCCATAACCGACGATACTGCACCCTCGCCAGGGTTACGGTCGCCCTGATTAAACCGCGTACGTCCGTATGCGTACGGCCAAAAATTTACGAAGGCTTGGGTGGGGTTGTCTGCGATCTTCCGCTGCACGGCGCTGAGCACGGTCAATGCGTTACCTGTCGCAGCGCCAACACAGTTATGTACAACTAGACCGCCTGCGATGAAAGAGTGATCTTCTTCCACCTCAAAGTCGTACACAGAGACGTGCTCCACGGTTCGGTAAGTAATCTTTCGAACCTTACGTGCGTACCCATTCGCTGTTCGAAGCACATCGTTGTCACGAAACGTCGGACCCGTTGCTCGATGCGCGACGGCAGGGAATAAGCTGACAGCTTTTTTGCCTGCCAGATCAACGCTATAAGACACCTTTGACGCGCCTCTTGCTTTGCGAAGTCCGGCCGTAGCACGTAGGCCGCAAGACAGTGCTAATGTAGTCATGTCGCGTGCGAGATCCGCACACACAGAGACGCCAGTTAGCCGAATATTGCCTGGTTGCCTTCCACCTTTAACGCCTACGTAACCATCGCCAGCCATCCACCCGAGGAGTACAGCTAAACGTACTTCCTCTGGTGCTCCGAAAATGATGGCCGGGACGCGTTTTGTATAGATGTTACCCGGAACAAGCTCTTTCAGCACTGTTGCAAGATTTTGGTTCGAAAACCGTACTCCGCAACGATTTGGATGCGCTTCCTGAATTTCAAGCTCACCTTCAACACCGAACAATCCACGAACAAGCGCCAATACTTCCGCAGCCAGGGTATCGCGTTCTTTCATATGGAACGTAAAGGTCACACGACCTTCGTGACACCCTCCTTCGGCCAGGTACAAGCCAAGCAAACGTCCGAATGACGGACAGATAGGGACGTTACGAAAAATCGAATTCTCGACCCGGGACTTATGTAATCGGACGCGACCACGCCAATCAATCCCGCTCCGTTTGACCATATAACGTGCCGAACTAATGTTACTGTTCGGGACATCGGGTTCGTTACCCTTGGTGTAAGCCTCGTCTTTCATTAGTTCGTCGAGAATGATACAGCCGTCGCCAAGCAGCTCTGCAGTGTCCAAAGGCTTCGGAGACGCAAACGTTTGGCTCCAACCAATCAAAACCTTGTCGCCCTCCTGAATGTCCCCTGCAGGCTTCCATTCAATTTCGCCGCCAACCGACACGGCAAATTGATGGTCTGCCGTAGACTCAACTGGGAATGGGAACCCGCTGACATGTAGCGTAACCATCTCACCCGTGTATTCTCGCCGCATGGTGTCAACTACGCGCCGCGCACGACCTTCATGCGTAACCACACGATCATCGACTTTAACGTTTTCAATAGACTTCTCAGTACCGTCGACCATACGAACAGGCGTTCCCGCAGGGAAGCAACTCCCGGTGAGTTGCCGGAAGCCATCAAACTCACGGCCAATATCCGCAACGACATCTGGATCTTTCAGGAAGTCAGTCAACAGTACCTTGACCGGACCGGCCGTCACAACTGGCGGCAACGAAAACATCACCATCCGCGAGAGGGCGTCGTTGTGCGCTGCCTCTTGTGCGGGGGTACGATCTGCCGGCTCAATGAAGCCTGTGGGACCTGCCATTATTTTGTCTCCTTCAAGGATTTGAGAGTGGCAGCAACCTTATTGAACTCGGCGACGCACGCGGCTTTGTCGATGGCTTTGTTTGTGGTCGGGGCGAGCTTGCTGTCAAGATACGTACCTACGGCGATCTTGAGTTTCGGCATAGTGGTTTCAGGAAACACAGCCGCTGCCTTCAGATCTGCAAATAGTTCTCCGTACGTCTTCACAGTCGGTACGGTAATCTTTGCAGCCCCCTCATACAGCGCGGCCAACTTGGACGCGTACTGCAACCGCGTATAAACCGTACCATCCTTGGCTGTAACACTATCGGGATCGCCGTCAATAGCGGTCTGAAACAGGGCGACGAGTGGGTCTGTGGGTGTGACCGGAGGGATTATCGGCGGAGGGTCTGTACCACTGTTAACGCTGAGGGTCCGGCTGATAATTTCTGTTTCAGCTTTGAACCCGAGCGGAATGATGTCGATGTCGACTTTTCCGGACACCCCCGGAACAGCTTCCACAATGAATACGAACGGTCCAGGGAATGTTTTGGTCTCGACCTGCGTGCCACCTGCAAACTTCCCACGGATACGGAGCGGACCATTTTCCTTGGTAATCTTCACGAGACCTTTCGGGTGGTCTCGAACAACCGCATCTGTCTTACCGTTGACGACCCAGAGTTGATCACCGGCAACAGCTTCGGACACCTTCGGAGCGGGCGGCGTAACGATCGGAGCTACAGGAAGATCGAAAGGTCCGTCGTTCGCAAACCCAATCAGGGTGGATAGGGACAGCAGCCACCCTGCCAGTGCAAGATTTTTGAAAGCCACGAAATTACCTTTCTCAAAGGGTTGTTACTGTTGCAGTAACGGATGCATCGTCACAATAGAACGCAACAGCGTCCGAACCTACACCATTTACCCAATCCGTGGATACCGCCAGATCCGAGGTCCCTGACACCGACGAGGTTGTCCCGTTACCCTTGTACACGGTTCCCGACCACCCCGAAAGCTGTAGTGTTGTGCCTGATGGTAAATATAGTAACGCGTTTGATCCGACAACAGAACCGTACAGCGTGGAATTAATGGAAGTTTCGTTTATCGCGCGGGCGACGGCGTTTGCGAGTTCTGCGGTAGTTAACGTGACTGAAGCAGGTACTCTGGCCACAGCAGTTACCGCAACCATCACGGGCGTCGCGCCGCGGACTAAACAATCACCACCGACGGCCCGTGCTGAGTCCTCGTCCACAGCGGTTTGTGCGGCTACGATACCTGGAATTTGACGAACGGACGCGTTGTACGCTTTGGTGGATACGTTAACCACGAGACTACCAACAGGCGTATCAGGATCCACAAACGTTACGCTCGCCGTGCAATATTCAGATAGGAATGCGTCCTGCACACTTCGTACGTCGGGTACTGGATCTGCTCCAGTAAGATCATACCCAGGTGTAACAGTCGGAGCGTATCCACCCGTTGTAAGGCTCGCGTTGACTTTCGTAACTCGCTCAACCACAAACCACCCTGGGGCCGTTCCAATAGCTAACGAGAACCGCCACTGTGTTTGCCCCAGATACGTCCCAATGTACGTGGCCGTTACTGACACGCGTTGTCGTGTGGGAGCTGTGGCGGTACGTACTCGAACATCCACACGACCGGGTGTTTGACCTGTCAGTACCGAACGTCCTCGACACATTCCCACATGACCGTACCCAATAACCTTTACATCTGAGAACGCGTACGCACTACGCACAGTACCTTCAGCACCAGCAAACGAGGCAGCAGTGCGCGCAGTGGTCGCTGATGGGAGTCGTGCGAGGAGCTCTCCGTCTGTTTCTGCATCAGCACCCCCTGTAGCGTCTGTAGCGAAAACCGCAGAGTAAAGATTCAACAGTGTGGTGTCTACAGTCAGTGTAACGCCTGCGACTCGGTTCCCTGCGGCTCCTGCATCTTCAGCACTGACAGGCACAGCCCCAACATATCGATTGGACGGATCCTGAACCAACACGACGTCTGTAGCGTTTACCGCGGTCGAACCGGGACTTAAGAATCGAACGGCGGATGTTGTACGGTAGTAAGTACCGTCGGCTGTGTGAAACCTAGCTCCGGTATTTACGGCTTGTTGTGTTGACGTCGTGAACGTCAACGCAACGGTACCTGTTGCCACGGCTGCGACCCCCCGGACTACCCCCAATCCCGCGAGGGCCGCAGCCATGACGTCCGCATCGTAACTTCCCGACGCCAACCCAACGGCTGGGTCTAAAGACGATTCAACAAGAGCGGCTCGATGCTCAACTGCAGCAAGAGCGTCCGTAGACGGGCCAAGGTTGAGATCCGCGATTGGGCCGCTCACGGCCGAAATCGTAGGGAACTTCGCCACGAGGTAGTTTGAGACTGCGGTGCGAGCCTCAGCCAACTCGGCGTCGGTTGCTCCGGCGAGTTCTGCAAAAGTTGCCATGCTTACAGATCCACAGTGAAGTCAACGGCCGCAGACGGGGAGGATCCGTCCTTCGCGGTTACAGACAAGGTGAGCGTAATCCCAGTTCCACTAACCGCCACGGACGCTAGACGTACAGTACCCACTTTTTCGGAATCTGCTTCGTCTGCGGATTCCGCAGCGCGTACCGTTGCGAGTACAGCCGCTTCTGCCGCTGCGAATGCGGTGAACACTTCATACTCGCTATGGTATTGCGCCACCAAGTCGGTAAACGGAGATCCGTCCGTTGGACGGCCGGGCACCGAACCTTGTTGAGTGAGGAGCGCGTAAACCACACGAGACGCAACTTTGTCCGCCCCACGAACCCCGTCTGGAGCCCATGAGTTCAGATCAAGTGTGTACGTGGAGCCGCTGAACAGTTGGAGCTCGGTGTTAGGCATTGGGCTGCATGTTGGGGACGGAGCGGGCCGCAGAAATCGACGCGTTGAGACTAGCCATCATTTGAGCGTACACGCCGAATGTACTGTCACCATGCCCTGTTCGTCGTGCGGACGACCATGCGCGCAACCTGACCGGAGAGGCGTGTCGAGCATGAAGAGCACGCTCGTAACACGCTTGGTAATCCATAGCGGTCTTAAGCGCACCCACGACACCGATCCGACCGCCGTTAATTACAGTGCCTGCGTGGTATTCTTCAATGCAGTCATAGTTCAGTTCTGTTCGATCGCACGCTGTGATGAATCCGGCTGGATCCTGAATATCCGTACCAATGGGAAACGTAAGCGGTACCTGCCATGTACGCGGCACTACACCCGGCATGGCCGCGGCCGATCCCTGTGCGGATTCTTGGAGCATGATCCCCAGAATGTGCGCGACGAACGGTGCGGGTAACATTTACGAGCTCACTGTTGGTACAAAACGCGGTACAACGCGAACAACACAATACCGATGACCACCAGCCACCATACCGGCTCAACGTCAGGGTTGAAGCAGGAAACAGTCAACTTACGTGGCACGACTTACCGTCCCATGAAAGATTCGAACTCGTCCAACATTTGCTGAATTCGCGCCTTCCGTTGGCTAATGGCACCAGGTGACAAATTCACCAATTTGGCCAACACGTTCGCAGGCGTTATTTCCTTACCATGCAACCCGAACGAATGTTCCAATATTACCTGGTCGACAGGGTGCAAGTCGTGATAAATACCTTCAACCCACTGATCCCAAGCTTTTTGAGAAGTCCCGCCTGAGCCCTCAACGGACCCCTCAAACTGACTCGACGCCATCGTATTCGGGACGGTAAGTGCCCGACGGATACGGTCGAGTGGAATGTTTAATTTGGTCGCAAGCTCAGCTTCCGATGGTTCTCGTCCCAAATCTTCCCGAAGGTCCTCCATAACGCCATGGGCACGTTGTGCGTCCAGTCGCCACTGTTCTGGCACATATACGCCTGCGGAAGACCGCTCGATTGGACGGCGGATCCCCCGCAGGTGCGACAGTAAGTGCGTTTTGAGTTTAGCTCGCTCCGGGTCATATCTCCGTACGGCTTCCAGTGCCAACTTTTTTGCTTGGGCCCGCGCCGTAGCGGTTTGCGCTTCGGATCCTCCGTACGATCGAAGCGACTCGTCAATAACGGGGGACAGTTTCTTCAGTAACTTGTCTGCGGACTCTGGAGTACGGGACTTTACGTAATCGTCGTATTCCGCATGGAACTCGGGTTCGATAAGAAGTTTCGATTTGTCCGGACCGATCGCAGACCATAGCGTCGGCACCGTACTACCTTTTGCCGGAGTGTGAACTTTAGGCTGCTGAGGGATCTGAATTTGGATCCCTTCTGGCGGCGAGCTGTGCTCCGGGAGTTTTGGAACTGTCGTCATACGTTGGCGTCCGGGGCGATTGTGGAGTTATTACCCAACGTGTCGCGAATCCACTGTGCGTCAGCCCACGGCACACCAAGACATGCCGTCGACCAGAATGGGTGGATGTCTGCGAACAATTTACTGTTTCGGTCTGCCTGTCCTTCTGTGCGAGCGAACCCTACGCTCAAGTGTGTCCGGTAGTCGTGACTCTCGCAATCGACGGAGATCGTCACCCGTAGAACCATCCCGTAGTTAACCGTATTTACGTCGCCCAACAGTGTTTGACGAACGTATCGATCCCCAGGTAGAGCCACCTTAACAAGCGATCCTGGTCCAATATCGTACCGGAACCTTGACGTTACATACAACGTGTTGTGCCGCGTCCGCTCCTGTTGGTACATAGCCTTCGCCAACCGTGCAGACGTAGAAATTGCCCAGTCCGGCGGCGCCGTCGGAGCACTCGCACTTAGTCCGGTGCTTGCGAACGCTAAAGGTCCTCCAAACGCTGAAGTAACTGCTGCCAAGGCGTTCAGCCCGGTCGTCCACGGTACGTCCGCACGAGCTCGGAACGGCACAGTAGCAGTTTTTGCTGCGTAAACCTCTGCGGGACGCCACAGGTTAATGAGCCATGGTGGTAACGTACGCACCTCAAACGCTCCAGCATCGCAACTGTCGAACCCAGCCGACATCATCTGATATTGACCCTGCACCCCAGCTCCAGATGCGTCATTACCCGACGCGTATACACCCGCAGTTGAGGGGTGATCACTGGTGAGGATAATTCCCCGGATCGCAATAGGGTTCGAGAAATCGTCATCCCACGCAATAATCTCACTGTCCGAAATTGATTGCCAGTACTTATCCAGAATCGGCTGCACAGGAAGCACAACTGCTCGGTCAGCCATGGGAGCAATCGCAATCTGGTACCGCGACGAGTATTGTCCGGACAAGAGTCCCCAAAACGTGTTCCCAGCCAAATCTGCGAACGTCGCCCCAGCAATATCCATCGCAAACGCCCGCCCACTCGGGAGGGGCACGAGAGCCGAATTTGAGAGATAGAACGCGATCGGCATACCATATCGGTATCCGATTGTGTCGTATGCCCCGCCGGCAATTGCCTTAATGTTTTGTCTGGTAATAGCGGACGACTGAAGGGTCCGAATCCCCTTAATTGTTGTGAGGGCTGCGGACCACTCGGTTGCTGCCTCTTGTGAGGTCCACGAGGGCCACATCGGTTCGATCTTAGCAAGGGCTGATAGCGCTAAATCATTCCGACGTCGGCCCACGACGCACGCAGAAGACCCTAGGTCCGCACGTGCGAGGTTCTCCCATGCGAATGTGTCTTGTGACGCGAGGAGATTGAAAAACCCTTTAATGCCCACCAAATTGGGTGGGGTGTTCCCAACACCACCGGGAACTTGGTAACCCCAAAAATCCGTGTCCAGTGCCTGTCCGCCTGCCATGGCCAATGCCGCCCCACCAAACGCTGTGAACGCAGGTGGTAGCGCGTTAGCGTTGCGGAACGGGACGAGCAACGGGGACATTGCAGCAGGATTGAACGGCCCTGCAGTTACCTGTCCAGAAACAGATGACGAGTCCGACAACGCGCTGAGAAAGTGTGTCAGGTGGAGACTAACCGAGGACCCGCCTTCCCCACCCCGTCGGTTGACGCCTGTCACGGTACCCTCGAACATTACGACCCATTCGTTGTCGAACGGAACGTTGTCGAAGCCGTCTAGATTCCCATCCTCTTCAGTAGTTAAGGCCCGCACAAACAACTTGGCTGGGAGCCGAAACGTTGAGAAGACTTTCTCAATAAGGTGGACAACAGACGTGGACAGTAGGTCCGGAGCACCCGCTGCGACCATCTGCGCGTCACGGCCGACACCAAGACGGACGGTAGCTTGAGGAATTTCATTAAGACCCGCGTCCGTTTGGAACGCAGCAACCTCAAGAACCACAGCATCGGGCGTATTCGTCTGGTTGTAGCCCGCATCAATCGCTGCGACGGTGAGGGGTTCCTTAGCGGTGTAGTAGTTCAATAAGGAATTAAACGTCGCCCGTTGGGGGATCGTAAGGATTTCATTCGCCATGATTGTATCTAGAGCTACCCGGGAAATACCCAGGAACGCCTCGACACGAATGGCGCGGTACCACGGCTGCGGCAATTTAGGACTCCCGGGCCAGGACCAGTTCGTACGACCGCTCAGCAACAGCCAAAGCGAGCACCGCAGCACGAAGAGGTGCTGGTAATCCAGCGTCGGACCAATCCGCAAACCATGCGGCCTCTCGAGAACTAGCCGACGGGTTAAAAATACCTCCGCCCGAAAAATTTGCTGCGTCCACCCACGAATGCGTGGGGGACGTCAACAGGGACACGGACCACGTTCCCGTCGCATTTGTCGGAACGACAAGACGGAGGGTGGATCCCGGCAAAGGGATCGCATCGCCTGTTGTAACGATACCTACAGACCCAGTTGCGTTACCGTCTGTGTCCGAGGATACCGAATAATTTCCTGCGCCGTCTGTCGTGACGATCCACTCTCCCCGAGAACGTCCGGTGACATAAAAAGTCGGAGACCCACTCCAACCCTCCGGAGCTGATCCAGACAGCGTAGTAACGGTCGCCCCGATTTGGGTCCACCACGCAGGCAACGGTGTCGTCGGGTCGTACGTAACTCTCGCATCGTAGTATAACGGGGCGTCAGAATACTTTGTAACAGACAGGAATCCCAAGATTCGAGACAGAGTGACGTTAATACCGGCGCGGTCTGGAGAGACACCGAAAAGAGCTGTGCGCGCAGCGGTGAGGGTATCTGGGAGTGTAATCGGTACGTAATCTGGAGGTACGTATTCCTCCGCGGGCCCAGGTGTAGCGGCGGCCCGTTGATTGAGGAGTACAGTACGAAACCAATTAACCATCACTATTCCCAGGGGAGTACCCGGGTCTCCCCAAAGTTAATAACGCGGGGTACGGCTGCGAACTTGAATGTAAACGACCCCACGGCAGTTTGAGGATCGTCTAGAGAGAAGCTCACATCACTCATAAACCCGGCGATCGTCGTCCGTGGTCCGAGGATTAAGCGACACGACTGTCCCTGAGTCGACGCCCGAACGCGTTCGTAGTATGCGTAAATGGAGTCGAATCCCGTCCAGTTGCCCCCCTGATTTGGAGACACGCCGCACGCTCCTGCAAACCCCACCCCGGAGATTTCCACCTCACCCATCCGTTCACCTGAAACGTACAGATAGATCCGATCCCGCAACGTGTGGGTGAATCCTAGCCCCGACCTCCCTCCGTACTTGAACCCGGTGAGGACTGCCTTCGCGAGTAGATAACTCGGAAACCCCGCGACACCATTGGTACCGCCAATAGCAATCGAGAACGGGAGCGTCTGTCCCGTAACAATGGCGCCAACAACTCCAGGTGTAGAACTGAACACAAGCATTTCAGGGTCCCGCCGGAGGAATGGCGGTCCCGCCGCCCGTCATGGTACCTGCAATCTTCAGGAAACCTGCAAGTGCCCCGTCTGCACCGGCTGTAATCTCTAGTTTACCGATCGTTGCTTCGAGGGTCATCGGTTCCTTAGCCTTCGCCCCCTTTCCTGCCTTTCCTTCAGCTAGCGCAACACTCGTAGCACCGCCCGCACCGGGAAGGATTGCATCGAGCACCGCACTGAACGAGTTGTTTTTATTGTTGTACTCGTTCATCGACATTGCCGTATCAAACGACTTCATCATCTCCAGACCCATAACACCTGGAAACGCACCTTTCATTGCGTCGTACAGCGGTGCTAAGCGGGCATTTCGTACGGACTCTGCGTCGACCATACCCAAAAGACCCTTTGCGGCGAGACCCAACAACCCAGGGTCATCCCCCATTCCGACGCCTTTGATGGCATTGGTAATGTTTCGCAACATACCACCGCGGCCCAGGTGAGTTAGTGCTGCGTAATCCGCACCACGAGCCCCGAAGCTTTCGTATAAGTCTTCAGCCCCACCCATGCGGGTATACGCGCGAAACATCTCGAACCCTGAGCTGAATCGACTAGCCATTGCTGCGCGAGTCAGTTCGGGACCCACACGTGAAGCCCACGCAGAATCCTTACCAAGCGCTTTCGCTGCAGCCATAGCCATTCCGGCGTCGCTCGTCTCACCAGACGCGTCGGATAGAGCTTTAACGATCCGAGCCATTTCAGCCGGATCGCCACCAGCCAACAGTTCGAGATTCGCACTAGAGAACGCCGCCATCGCTTCAGAAGACTGAGCCGCTCGTGTGAGCGCCATCGCTGTATCTGGAGAGAACGCACCCTTGTTTTGATTTCGTGCCGACAACTGTGTCAGCAACGCCGTAGGGTCTAATCCCGACGCGGAGAATAGTTTCTGAAGTGTCTCTGTACTCGCGTTGAGAAGGTTAACCTCGCCTACACCTGGAACGTTAACCGTGGTTTTCCCGGATCGTAGAGCATCACCTACAGCGGCTAACGCGGAGCCTGGTGCTGCATATTTCGCTTGCTGAGCAAGAGCTCCGAACAGATTCATCTGCTCGCTACCCATACCTGCTGCGAGACTATCAGCGTAGGCGCGGGTGAACGCGTCGCGACCCATCCCTTCCATCGAAGGACCGCCGAACCCAGCATTTGCGTACGCCGCACCCACCGCTGCTGTATACGTTGCAACAGGAGCAGCATAAGCCGCATGTGCACCATACCGCTGGAGAGCTGCGCCACTCGCTACAGACATTTGAACGAGCTGCTCAAACCCCATACCACTGAGTTGTGCAGCCCCTTGTGTCGTCCGGACAATCCGAGCCAAGTCCGACGCGTTGTAAGACCCCATCCCGCCTTGGGTGAGTGTTTGAAGGCCCCGAATCAATTCCGCCATTGGAGCGTTGGGACGCCCAGACTCCGCGAAGATGTCGTTGATTGCTGCAACAACCTGACTGTAGTTTTCAATCTGACTGGTAATACGATCGGCTTGAATTCCCCGCGCTTGGTCACCAGTGAGTACACCTGTCTTAACCAGGGCCCCTAGTTCGTTACCTGAACTAACAAACCCCTGCGCGGTAAGCTGTTCAAATAACTGACCCAAACGACCCGCACCGAGACCTGCGGTGGCTTTAGGACCCCTATCCAACAACGACCCAAGCACGCGTACACCGTACTGCGGATCGTTGGCGATCGAGTCGCCGGTTGCAGGATCGACGATAAACCGTCCAGCGTTCACAAAGGACGTTGACGCGACAGTCATGGACCCGCGAGGGAAAAACTTATCCACGGTGTCCGGAAACATGGACGCCAAAATCGGCAGCATGGCCGAAGCGTCCGAGGCCATGCGACCCATCGCCATCTCCGTGGCGGGGTTGAACATGACCTGACCCCACGCCGTCTTGCCGATCGGTTCGTGACCGATCATAACGGCCATACCACGGAGCAGGTCGTTTACTTGCGAGGTGTCCGCAACGGCGCCGGCGGAGCGTGCTTGATTAAGCTGCTGAACGAATTGGCGGGCGTACTCCGACGCCGCGATGTTCATGTCGGAGCCGAAGTTGAACCCGAACCCTCCTAACTGGCCCCGAAACATCTCCGCCACCATCGGCATGAGCGACTGCATCGCCCCGCCGAACATACCGCTACCGCCACCGCCATCCATCCCGAACATGCCGGGACCGCGGGGCGGCGGAACGTACCCGTAAAGCGAAGACCATCGCGGGTCGTTGTAATAGCTGTCAAATGGTCCGGGCATGGCTTACCTCGGGCGGGGACGATCCTTGCGGCGCAACTTGGCCGCTGCCGAGGCCGCTTTGGCTCTGTTCCTCGCGTCCGTTTCGGACTTTTCGAGGTCCAGTTTACGCATGTCTGCAACGGCTTTATAGATCCTTTCACGAACCTCGGGGTCGTCCATTGACCCTCCGTGCATCCGCTCCCACTCCTTGATCGATTCCTCACGAGAGGGAAGGCCGGCTACAGACCCGTCGATTTTGCCCGTACTGCGGATTGTTTCTGCATGATCCAACATCCGCGCTGCGGCTTTTGGGTCGTGTGTTCCAACGACAACGGCCATGAGCTCAAAAGCCCTGGCCTTATCGAGGGCCGCAGAAACCTGTGCGGCCCAAAGAATCCCAACGTTGTCAAAGCGACCGGGCTTTCCGTGACGAACAAGCGGTCCGGAACTAAACAATGTCCGGACCACGTTCCAAATCACGCGGTCGCCGCTGAGAAAGACTTTTCGACCGAACGGGCTTGGATGGTCCCCATCATCGCATGGAACCGAGTGTACTGCCATCGTACAGCCCGGTAAATCGGTTCCAGTTTACACGCGGTTCGAACTTTCTTAAGTTGCTCCTCATACATCGTCGTAGTGTCGGGTTCGGGGCCGGTGTAGTTTGTCGTTCCTGTGAGAATCGCTTGTACAGCAACCGCCAAGCGGAGATCGGTAAATCTCTCAACCACCTCAATGGATTGTTTGTAGATTCCAGATGCAGCTTCCCGTTTGATTGTGTTACTGATCGTATCTTCTTCCTCTGCAGTGAGAACCCGAAACGTTACTTTCGTAGCCCCTTCGTAGAGATCGATCTGCTTGTTGAATAAGTTACCCATCCGCACGGACTTCACGAACTCAGTCCAGTCGTCTTGGGTAGGTTCCACCGGATCAACCGTGTTGTTCCAACCACAGTGCTTACACGTCCCAGCGCCCAAATCATGTGTGTGATCGACGGGACCTTCTGGTTTAACTTCCTTCTCCATCTTGGGAGGCCGAGGTTCCGTGTCGGTCTTGAGGTTCATTCCAGGAGGAATTAATTTCCCGCCCGTCTTAACCAAATCAATAGGGATCTCAACGGCCATGGGTACCCTTTCATCAACCTGTGGGGGTGGTAATCTTCATCGACGAATCAATATTAGACGACGAGATCGCTGCCGTCTGCCCTGCTTCGTAAACCGCCGCGTTGATCGTGCGATCAATAGCCGTCCATCCAGTTGTAGGGTCAACAAACGTCGGGTCCGTAAACTTGTAACTCCCCGCCGCAGTACGTCGGTCACCAGGGAACGACGTAGTTGAAGCGCCAGACCGTAGCCCGATAACGGGGGTTTCAGACCAGCTCCACAACGACTGACCATCTTGGATCGCCAGCGTCTGCCACCGAGACTCCCAAAACGTGTAGTCCGACGTTCGATACTGCGCGACGTTACGGTGAGTGAACTCAGCGTCTTCAAACCCTTCGGGTAGGACGATTTGATTCTGGAACGCATCCAGGTATGTGTCTGTAAGGTACGCACTCCGCGTAAAAATCTCATCGTCAACAGTGTTCACATTAACGGCACTGTTGACCACCTTCTGCGAGAACTTATTGGCATCCGTGCTAACGAAGTGTTTGGCGGACTGTATCCACCCACCTGACGTCAGGCAGTCACTGAAGAACCCCGTTCCGTTGACGCTCAGATTCGTACCGATCAGTGTGTAGTCTTCCGAGAACTCATTGGCGGTCGGGCCGTTGTTAAACAGGTGGACCACGGACCCGTCCGTTGTCAGGTTGTTAACGAACACCTTACTTTGGGTGTAAATCCCCTTGTTCGCGCCAGCGTCGATATAGATGCGTCCGTCTGGAGCTGTGTCCGCCAGGGTCATGTTGATTTCTTGAGCCTCAACCATAAACGCCGAGTCTGGACACAGAATGTTGAACCCCGAACTGACAGCTTCCGCACCAACTTTACCCGCAAACTGATACGCCGGGCATGTGGCCTTATTCTCGAACAAAAACCCTCCACATCCGCCGTTACCGGAAACGGCGTGGAATTTATACTCTGACCGAATGAACAGATCTCCGCCGGTAGCGGCAATGTCGATCGTATCGCCGGACTTGATATCCACGTCGTGACCGGCCCAGGTAATTGCGTTCCGCCCAGGATATAACGCGATATCGCCAGCGGCACGAAACTCGATGTTCCCTGCCGTCATTCTGATTTCGGACCCCCAAGCATCCCAGATGGATACAGACCCATCATCCAACAGAGCCCACCCGGACTCGCCTTGGAAGTACTTCACAAACCCATACCGGTGATCTACGTCGAGAAACAAGTACGACGGACGATCCAGATATTGCTGAAGTGACAATGCTGTGTAGTCCGGGGGTTCTTGGTTTACCAAGTCACTGCCTGCTGCACCCTCCTGAGCCACAGCCCAGTCGTTCGTGTGGTACGCAAATGGGTGCAAATTCTCCCAATTAAACGTGTACGCAATCAGATCCGGTAACAGAATCGCGCTGCCACCAGCAGGTACGGCAACGGCTGGACCTACATCCGCAGTAACGAAGTGCGCAGGGACGCCACTCGCTAGTCCAGATGGCGCGTAATTGAGAGGACTATCCCCAGCCGGGTCTTCTTGTCGCCGGACAGGTCGCGGAGTCGGGATCGACGCCCGCTTCGTAAAGTACATCGATTTTGCGGCGCGGACCGAATACGTACCTGCAACGCTGCGATGCTCTTCAAACAGCCCTGGTTGATCAGGTCCCGCAGCCCGAGTGTTGGGCGGTACTGCATATGGTTGGAGTTCCGCAACGGAGACACCGTCAGTTTGGAGTCGACCTGCAGGCGCTCCATTCAAAGCAACCGCTGCCACAGGTAGGGCTCGAGTTTCCCCTGGCAGTGCTGGGTATGCCCAATCCAACTGCATGGGGGCCGAGACGATAGTTGTACCGCCTTGACCTAGATATCCAGACCACGTGTATTTACGTGAAGCGGAAATCTGCGAAACGTACTCCGGCTCGCGGACGGCGTAACCTGACCCAGACCCGGACTGATATGGGTCAGTCAACCTTTGACCCTGCCCAGCAGCCAACCCGTGGGACGGAATGGTAGACGCCAACCATCCAGGCGTCACCTGGTTAAACCGTGACAACCCGTACGGCTCCCAGGGATAGACGTTTTCACGAGTGAACCCTACTAATTCCCCCTGATCGTCCAAGTGTTCCAGGTCACACAAGCTGGTGAATTGCTGGAAGTTGTGGCCGGTCACACGGAGCATTTGATCCGGACCAAACCCAAAAACGCCTGTCTCCTCATCCACCCGCATGTAGACTTGAAATGGGTCTACGAACACGCCGCACCCAGTCTCCGTAATGACGCCCCATTCACCCACAGTCGTAGCGTCAGCCGGCCGACCTGCGGAGAAGTCGAACCCTTCCGTCGAACCCAAGGCCGTGGGTACAGTCCCCGCAGCAGTCGTGGAGATCGACAGAGGTTCCTGATGCGCAGCCTCAACAAACTGACCAGATCGAGTGAATGGCCAAATCGTGTCGGCTGGTTGATTGGCTGTGTGCGTGGACCAGTGAGGCTCCACAACGTGGATCACACCGCGGTCTGGGAAGTCTGGGTGTCGAATGAAGTGTACAACCGACCCAATTGGAAGGGTCGTTAATGACTTCGCCCCAACGTTACCAAACCCGGCTGCAGTGCCTCCTACGGAGCACCACAGTCGGGAGTTGTAACTGGCGGAGACGAGGTATGCTTGTTGCCCGGGGAGAGCGTCCACAATGACGCCAACCTCCCCACGAGGCCGATTGGCTTCAAACCGAGACCGTCCAATCGCCCCGGCCAAGTACGGGTCTGCTGTTCCGGATCTGCGGGAAGCCGCCTCGATGTCCAACCGACGGTTCGCGGCGACCGCGCGCCTCTCGTTGTACATCGTTGCGTCCTTTCATTAGCACTGCTGTGTGTCACCCTGGATTGCGATGTTGAGACCGACAAACATCGCCGTCAATTTCTCCTGAATAACCATCTCCTGTCCGTTAAGATCGACCGAGACACCGTTCAGCAGTACGCCGTTCAACGTCCAGGTCATCTTCTTGGCGGACGCATCCGTCGCGTTACACCCGGCCTTGCCCGAGAGGATCATATCATTCGATCCGCAAGGGTTACCATACGTGCGGTAGAAACATGTAGAGAGGGCATTAGGACCGACGAATCGGCCCATTTGGAGCGACCCCTCTGGACGCCCGATAATGTAATAGGTAGGTTGTGCGCGATATTGACACTGTTCAACCTGATCTGGGGTCAAACTCGACCCGTCGCAAAACGACGCGTCGACGTTGACCGTCAAACCGAAGAACCCTACCGGAATTACACCCGGCCCAATCTCGAAGATCCGCCGTACGGGTTGACGGTAGTCGAACGAGGTCTGCTGGATGAGCAAACCGACACCGCCGTTCGTAACGGTAGCCAACGAAGGCCACGTTACGAACATGCCGTCGCTGCTCAACCCGCCGTTGAGCACCTGATCCTGTCGCCCAAAAAGGTCCATGCTCGATGCCCTCGCGTTAGACGGTGATCGGCAGGCTCAGCCGAATCTGGTTGAGCGGGGCCGGCATGCCGACCATGTTTAGGGTAACGTCCAACAGTCGCGGGTCGTCCGTTGAGGTCATCAACGAATCGATCGACAAGTTGGCAATCGGAGGTCCCAACTGCTGTACGTTGTTGGCCGACTTCAGTTGGTTCACGAGGGTGACAAGCGCGCCATCCAACAACTGGCGGATGTTGCTAATCATGTTACCAGAGCCGATATACACAGCCCACGCGTCCAGGACAGCCTTTCGCAGCATGTCAGCATTCCGAACGATGGACTCCTCTTGTGTCGAAGCCGACGTCGGGTCTGTGGTGTACGGCTTAAAGACGTACGGGACACCATCAGGGGTTTGAGTAACGACAAACACACCTCCCACTGCCAGAGAAGCCAGTTGGGAGTTTGTGAAGTATCGACTCGATCGCGTTACGTCGTCCACCCCAGCGAAGCTCACGTTGGCAAGCCCCTGGTGGCTCGGGATGCTACCAGCAAGGCCCGCAAGAGACGCGCACAGGTGATAACCGCTTAGCGAAACGCCACCGAAACCAACGGTGTCTGGCCACACCATACGTACACGATCAGACCCCAAAGCAGCCGCTCGAGACGTAAGTTGAGTAACCAACTCGTCTTTTGTGTACGTCCGCCATACCTCGCACATAACGCCGACAGTGATAGCAGCGACCGGACCGCTGGATAGTACCAACGTAGTTTGCGACGTAACGGAGGCAACAGTGTACGAGTCGTATGTAGTAGTACCGAACGCATCCACACCGTAGTTGATACGGAGGGTATCCCCAGCTCGGACTGCGTTCGTGACGAATTGAGCGTTTGCAGACGCCGTTACGATTGTAAACTGCCCCGCACCGTTAGTTGCGATCGTTGCAGTTACAGCCTCGTCGTCGGTAGACGTTGCAGCCGACACGATTGCGGCAGTTTCGTTTACTGTCGACGGGACCCATGCCACCCGATAGAACCCGACGTTTGTCGTGCTCTGAGCTTCGACGTGGTCGCGGACCGTATTAAGGATGGTTGCATCTGTCGTCAACGGAACAAGCTGATACGCATCCTCTTCGTTCTCGATCGCTTGCAACGCCGTGGTCCACAATGCTGCGGTAGTCGGATCGCCGCCTAACGGGAGGCACATCACCTCATCCGTTGTCGCTGCGGCCGGGAACGTCGGATCCCCTTCCAGCTCCCCTGCAGTATTCAAGAGTGCCTGATACGCAGCATACGCTAAGGGATTATCTGGAGTCACTGTACCCAGAGCTGCAGCCACATCCGTAGTCCGGTTCAGCACAACCTTCGTCGCGGCACCATCCGTAACCCACTCGCGGTAGTTTACGTAAAGGATCGCGTTTTCGATCGGGACTGCAAACATAGTCCCGCTGTCGGTAAACTCCGAGTCGAGAACCTTGATGGCGGCTTTGACCGTGACGCCGTTGGCGTCAAGCGACCAGTTGGTCGCATTCGTCGGTACCGTCCGAACCTTCGGGATGCTAAGGCTTGTACGACGAGCAAACAACCGAAGATCGACTTCGGTACCACGGATCGCAGCAGGGACATCGTCCTTGAGAACCAGAGTCTTGATTGCCCCCGAAGATGCTGCGGTAGCGACAACGTAGTACTTGTCCCCCTTGCGGAGCTTGGTACCGCTGAACGCAACGGTAACCCCATAGTTACCGATAGCTACCGGCGTTGCAGCAGCAGTTACAGTTGTCGGACCCGACTGGTCGTACCCGTTGCTGGACGTGATGGTAATTTGCGGCTGTGAACCGGAGTACGTCCCACCAAGAGACACAGTCACAACGTAAGTCGTGCTTTGCGTTCCTGTGTATGTACCGGCCGAGGTCGGAGCGGGTTTTGTAAACGCCTGAGAGACGTTACAAACCCATTGCTGCCCAACAACGAAATCCTGCTCTGCGATTCCGAACAGAGACGCCGAGGAGTGAACGCTATCAATGTCAAATGTGAGCGTGAGGCCCTTCGTGCCGATAGTCGTCGGGGACCCAAACGTCGCGGGGACTACGTTATCAATCGACTCCAACCCATCCGAGGATCGAACCCGCAACCGACCCGTAGTCGCATCACCGCCAGTCGAGGACTGCGTTACCGTAACCGTATAGGTCCGGTTGATGTACCCGTCGTCCACGGAGTCGTATGCCGACCCGTCCACAGTCACAACGACGTCGTTGATCGGGGTGTCGGCAGTTTGCGTAACGTTGGCGGCTGCAATCTGCGTTGCAGGATTATTAGTGTCCGACGTCGCGGCAGCGGTTACGGCGGCTACCGTCTCACCGATAAACCCTGTGACAGACGTCGTGAGCTCCACAGTCCCGCCGCTGTTACCGCGGACGTAGACGATGTCTCCGACCTTGACATCTCGGTCGTAGAAGTCTGCTGACCGCGACGTCCCGTTGGCGGTCTGGAAGACGTAGTTAGCCGCCCGCACGCGGTTCGGGTAGGCCGAAGACGGTTGACAGCTACCGTTGGATCCGACGTACTTGTTAAAGTAGTTCAAATCTGCAGTAGAAGCGTACAGGGACACGTACGACAGGTCTACCGTCGAACCCGTAGCCTTGCCGGGATATGCGTAGGTGTGATCCGCGAGGATGTCGTATGTCGCCAAAAGTGCGCGCTCACCCACTTCGGAGTAGCGGTGCAAAGCAGCGCGGGGCCCCATAATAAGAGGGCGCAGCGACGACAGCAGGCCGCGATTGACCTGATCGGCTCGCCGTACCGCGTCGGACGCGGACAATACCTTTTTCATGGACGCCCTCGGTTTACTCGTCGCATGTGACAACGATTACGATAACTAACCAACGAGAAATAAACTAGCGAAATTACGGTACTGTAAGTCCCAACGCGATACCGGTGATCTCGGCTTCGTCGAGAGGACGGATCCGCCACGTCTCTTCGTACGTGTACGTACAGACGACGGGCACGGAGTAGTGTTCTTTATACTCATCCAATTGTACACGTTTTCCCCACTTTACAGGGAGAAAACGCATCAGACACAGCGCCTGTCGAGCAACTGGACCAAACCGGACCAACTCTCGCCACACTTCAGATGCTAGAATTTCTGCCTCACCCTCTCGTCCGCCAATACAGTGCACCACGTGGGCGCCTTGCATAAGATGCCAGAAAAATCCTTCTTTGACGCCTTGAAACTGGTCACCAATAACTCGATGGGCCATATCCTTTTCTTGATCCAGACGATCAACCAATATCGCCGGGCGGTTTCCTGACCTTTGAGGTTTCCACGCAGCTAAAGAATCAATGACGATCTGGGTGACTTCTTGATTGTCGTTGTACACACGACTCGTCAGGTTCGGATACTCAATTCGCGACACAGCGGAAAAATGGTATCGGAGCCACGATACGAGAGCATCTGTCATCCGCACGCACATAGGCTGCTGCGCGGCGAGATCGCCTAACCCTGCCCCGGTAATACTTAACGTAGGTGCCGCGCCGGGGCGAATAGGATCGGCGTCGTAATTTACGTCAGGCATATCAAACCGGGATGGTTTCGGTTACTTGCCAATACGGCGGGTCGTCCGGCGGGCGGATGATCGGTAAGGTGTATAGTACATCCGATCGAGCCGCGAATCTCAACTCCACGTCGTAAACAATCGGAACACCAAGCCTGGCAGAAATTGCGGCCACTCTATGAATATAGTACCGACGATCTGAACCTTCTGCGATCCAAGCATCTCGATGGACCAGTGGAAGGAACGCTAGGGCACGACCTTTGATGTTCACAGCATCGCCAATTGTCCCCAGGTTCTCGTTGTAGGCAACCCGTTCCTTGAACGACTCGTTACCCGTATCCACCAGTGAATAAGGGATGGGAGTCTCATACCCACCCAAAATACCAGTTCCGTAACAGTCAGGGCACGACGAGTTTTCAATCTCGTATGAAACTGGATCGACACAAGTGCACGGCGTTCCGTAACGCTTGGCTTTGAGAAGATACCCTTTGACTCCGGTAAACCGCCGGAGCATAAGACTCTCTTTGCGGTACACTTCACGCACAATCAACCACTGCTCTTTGTTCAACATGCCGTAAACGTTAGCGGACGGAGACGTATACGCGTGCCCATCGGCGGTGTTGAGAATGATGCGGTAGTGCAGTGTTGACGATACACCCCACAACCGCCGTTCTGGATCGATTAGATACACCGCATCCTGAACGGGCGGGCCCACATCAATCCAATCGGTAGCGTTTGCACCGCCCGATTGAGAACATTGCAGTTGGTAGCGGTATGGTCCTCGCTCGCCAAAAGCACGATCGACCTCCCACGTAATTCGCGAGTTTCCTGACGTAACAAAATCGACATTCACGCGACGAACTGGCGTCGGGGTAGGGACGTACGTTGGGACCCGATAGGGCGCGGAGGGGGTTGAAGAGACTTCTGTGGACCAATACACACGACGGAGAACAGTTCCCACACCGTTTGAGATCACGACGTCAATGGATTCTGCTGCGGAGCTGCCCGAAGAAACAGGAACGCGACGGATCCAAATCGCCCGCCCCATACGAACGCCAAGATTACCTAACGGTATCCCGCTCGCATACGATGACGGAGCTGTAAACGTGACACCCCCAGGTGCAGCGTAAATCGACACAGGCTCGACGGCTTGTGCTGCGGATGAGTCCACAGCGGTCACCGGTCGTGGATCTACACCAATCGTTGTAGCTGCGGATCCGGGAGACACGGAGACCATATGAATCCGTACATCGGTCAATCCCGACGTATAACTCGGATTGTAGACGTACAAGCACCGGTAATCCGCACGCGCGTTATCGAGATCGACACTCGACGATTGTCCGAACAAATCCCCCGTCGCACCGCCAAGATACGGAGTATTGGACGCGAACCCACCAATACTCGCGGCCGGGACCTCCTGTGAGAAGGCATACCCCGGTCCGCTGTCGGTGGTGTACAGCAAATCGACGATGTCGGGCATAGGTCAATACGTGGGGAAGGCAGGAAACCCAGACCCTACCGAGCCGTGGGCCGCAGCCAGGTTGATCGACATCCGCGTCAGTTTAATCCACCGCAAAAACTCCTCCCGGAGCCGATCGATGGCTTGTTGGTAATCTTTATTCTTCGCCAGGTCGTTGACTGCCAAGCCGCCCGAGTTATACGGAAGGTCTCCCCGGCGGAAGTACGTTGCAGCGGTTTCAAACAGATACGACAAGGTACCATTTAATAGTTGCCGGCGCCACGCCCCTGGGAGGTTGATCGTCGACATTAGAAACTGACGTGGCAGCGGCGGAAGCTCGCCGTTAAAACGCTGCACCGCAGATACAACAGCCATACCGATTTCTGCGGGGTCAAACTCGTATTCCGCCAATAGGCGGTTAGCAACAGGGTGATCTCGCATCGCTGTACGAACTTCGGAGAATGTCGGCGGACCGATATCTTGTGGCATATCTCCAGTAGTAGTCCACAACCCTCGATCCACATAAATCCAGAACTCGTCGCGCGTCTTTTCAATCGACTGTGCATCCACGACCCGGATCTGCGCTCGGAACACGCCCGACATGTTGGCGACTTCGGGTGGGACTGCAAACATAACAGCAGTACCCGAATCCGCGAGTTCAGCCGGAACGTCGGGTTCATAAACGCGAGGGTCGGCACCAGACGCCTCACGGATGCGGACATCCACAACCGGCGCCGAAGAATAGTTTCCGAGCGCAATCGTAACAGGCGCACCAGTTGTTTCAGAAGTCAGAGGCAGTTTGACCCATGCCGTGAGACCTTGGTCGTATTTGACCCCTCGAGTTTTGCCGTACAGAGGATCGTCGTAGAGTTTCGAGGTCGCGACCGTAATAACGCGGCGCGACGGAGTTGGGTCCCACGTCGGGTTGAGCGGTCCGAAGAAATCATCGAGAAGGTTGTCGCTGGACTCAGCCATGGGTCCCTCGTTAGTGCGAATAATCCGTGGGGAACCGAATAGTTGCCTCGATTATGGACGCCGACACTCGTTGGGCGGTGAGTGTACAGTCGCCGTATCCAGGCATGTGTGTCGTAATTGCCGACGTCCCTACTCCAGTCCGGTCCCCACACATGGTGACAAAAAGTGCGATCAACAACTGATGTACCGTCATGGTGCTGATTGTATTACCGTTCTCGTCAACGTATCTGCCGGAGGGTGTAACGGTCAACATGGTTGTTCCAAGCACCTGCGGGACGACATCTGCAACGCTCGGGAGAGCTGCAGTAACCGCGCTCGTAATGTCTGCGGTGTTATCCGCCATAGACGTAAGTGTTCGGTCTGCGTAACTCCAGACGTCTTCCGCGACATTGCTGGGCTCCGCCGCCACACCGGCTAATTGAACAGTGTTTGTAGGGAGGTACCCCGATGGGACTTGATAATTGATTGTGTCGAGTTCGATAAATACCCGACTGGGTGTCATATCCGGGGCCCCAGACAGTTCAATCTGCACCCATTCGGCACCAGCAACGAGCGCCGCGTCGGGGATCCCTAGTTCGTACCAACCTGTCGATGCGTCCGCGGTGAATGCGCCTGCCGCCCACGTACCGAGCGTCCCGGACACAAGCGAAACAGCAGTCCACGACGACTGTCCTTGACGTCGATATCTACAGATGAGCCCCGCCGTATTAAACACCAGTCCACCCAAGCCACCGTTGGCTGCACTGGATGCACTCTGTACAAAAACCGGAACCGCCTGTGAGACGGACCCGGCAACCATCTTCCGGAGCATCAGACAGGCCCTCGTTACGCCGTAACTTCCACGGTGTCAGATAAGCCTGAAGATAGCTGATTCCCGAGTGCCCGGATACGGTAATAGTAGACTGATCCCGGTACTGTTGTAACATCTGCATACATTGTCGGAGCCCCGGGCACTGTTTCCAGGGTCGTAAACGTCACGTTATCCTCTGATCGTTCGACGACGATATTTTTAACGTATGGGTAACCCAATACCAGTACCCAATTCAAGGATACGCCGCCCATAACAGCATCAGCAACCAGGTTGTATGGGGGTGGCGTTACGCGCTGTGCAACGAACTTACCAAGCGAGGTCCGGACAACCCACTGCCACGGGCCCGCATTGATGTCGACATAGGTAGATCGTAGAACAGCGGGGGCAAGCGTAACCACCAGATCGCTGCCGATCTGATCCAGCCCGGTGCCATAAATCGTACGATCCAAACCCGCTGTGAACTGTGAAAGTGTCGCTATAACCGGAATCGCACTCACGCCCCACAATTCCAAAGGTGAGAGCAATGTCGTTACAGCACCATTGAGCGGTACGGTACCTGTACTTGTCAGGGATGCTGCGTTCAATAGCTCTGCTACATCGCCTACTATCGGCAACGTACCTGTAGCGGTATTCGTTACACTAGACAATGTACGTGACGTAACCCCGAGGATACTCAGAAGTCCTGTGATGGTTCGCGACACGGGAGCCATCGCCTGAGCGAGTGATGCGGCGATCTGTGCTTGTGCGATACTAGAAAGCGCAGTTGGTGAAAACGTTTGGGTTAAGGTGCCTCCGACTGTAAGAGTTCCCGTAACCGACTTACTAAGTCCCGCCAACACTTTGATTACCGAGCCTTGAATCGCAACGGTTCCGACGCCATTGGTTGTTGTGTTGCCGAAGGTTCCGATCACCGCCCCATTCAGCGGGATAGTGCCGGTAATTGCTCTCCCCAAATCGGTCAGGGTGATAATTACGTGCCCACCTGATGTTGCGATCCCGAAACTTGATACCGATGCGGTACCTAGTGTTTTTATTAAGGCTCCATTAAGCGATAGCGAACCTGTACGTGTACCTCCCAAACCAGAAAGCGTCTGTGCCAGAATACCATTCACTGTCAAAGCACCCGTGACCGTACGCGATAGGTCGGTCAGGGTTTTGGTCAACGTGCCGTTTACCGCCAAGGTACCAGTTCGGGTTCCAGCAAGTCCTGCTAGCGTCTTTGTTAGCACGCCACCAATTGGGAGAGTTCCAGTACGCGTTCCTCCCAAACCGGAAAGGGTTTGCGTTAAGGTACCATTCACGGTCAAAACACCTGTGACCGTACGTGATAGATCGGTCAGGGTTTTGGTCAACGTGCCATTTGCCGTCAGGGTACCCGTTCGGGTCCCGGCAAGCCCCGTCAGTGTCTTTGTCAGCACTCCATTGATTGAGAGAGTTCCAGTACGCGTTCCGCCTAACCCATCCAAGCTTTTAGTCAAAATGCCAGTAATCGCGAGCGCACCCGTTGCGGACGGCGACAGGGCGCCGAGCGTGACAGACGCCGAACCGGAGATCTCGCCCCCACCCGACACGTACCCGCCGAAGACGGACACGCGCGGCGAGTACCACTTGAGCGTGTTGGGGTGGTCGAACTTGGATTCCCAGTAGTCGCCCCAGGCGTCATCGTCCGTTACGACTTTGTTGTAGATGCGAACGTCGTGAACCTGCCCCGCGAACCCGTTGAAACTGCCGCTCCGACTACCGATTCGAGTTGCTGAAGGAAAGGCAGGAAAGGGGGCAACCGGACTGACCGAAGTGCTTACCTTCAACAGCCCGTCAACGTAAATCTTGAGGTTTGTCCCACTGCCATTATTCTCGAACGAAGCAAGTAACCGAGTTGGGACATTGTTGGTGGCAGCGACACCTGAACTGGTAAGGGCATCACTTCCGCCACGAATGGACGTACCGAAATTCCCTCCGACCAAGATACCGATAAATGCCCACCCGCCGCCGCCGTCGATGCAAACAGCGGATTGCAATCCTCCCCCCGCACTCGTGGGGATCACTGTTGCCGCAAGAGTGGACGGGAACGCCGTAGGAACGACGGATGACGTGCTATTGGCAACGCTGGTATTGAGTCCTAAAAACTGCGATTGTGCCCGTGGGACAAACCCATTTGAAGCAGTTAGCGTTCCGTCGTATTTCCGACACAAGTCAAAAATCGTCTTGCTGCCCGAGTTGTGCGGAAGGCCGAGCCACCACGCGACCAACCCTTCGTTAAGGGGGTGCTGGGCGACCGGGTTTCCGAGGTCGAGGTAGCGTCCGAGCATCGGGCGTCACCTCACGCGGACGTGGCGTACACAGGGGTGTAGTTGTAGGTGTGCTCTGCTGCCGTGCCGTTCAGGTTCACGGCCGTGTTGTGCGAGACGAACACGGCGTACTTCTTGGGCAGCACACCACCAAAAATCTGCGCGGCGTTGAACTCGTAGTAGTAATCACGGTTGCTCGTAGTAGCGTCCACGGACAGGACCGCCGCGAGCTTCGCGAAGCCGTCCCGCACACCGACGCTCGTGACCGTCTCGGCACTCGGGGTGCCGTCGAACACGTCCGGCCAGTTGGTGCCGTCGTTGCACGCGATCAGGTAGATCCGAATCTGTGTCCCGCTCGTGGGCGTGGTGCCGACGCGGATCTTACCGTCGTGCCGATAGTCGAGAGCAAGTTCGGTGGTGTTGTCCACCACGAACCATTCGTAGCCCGCGACCCAGGTAGACGACGTGGCCAGCGAGGTCAGCCCGCCAGAACTGCTCGTCGTCGATCCGTATGCGACGTTGATATCGGCCATTACACCACCCCGTTTCGCGCGTTCCCGACCTGCGTAGCCGACACCGTAGGGAAGTAGTCGTCCGCCGTAGCCCACAACACCGCGGCCCGACTGCGACGGTTTGCGCCAAGAGCCTTGATGTTAGTCTGTTGCTGGCTCGTAAGTAACCCCACGCCGACGAGCATGTCCGTCATCGTGTCGAACGCGGGGTCGTCGAGGTCTGCGAAGTTGAGCCGCAGATCGTCCCGCAGCACTGAGAGCACCGAATAGCACAGCCCGCGGACAGGAATGTCAGCGGCTTGGTTATTCGCGGTGGCTTCGATACCGCCGGTGATCCCGTGTGTCGTACAGTACGCCGACAGGTCGATAATCGGGACGAGCCCACGGTAGTTCCGGGCGTTGAGCAGGTCCGCCACGGCCTGGTCGTTGGGGGTGTTGCCCGACAACAGGGCTGCGTACCCGAGCGCCTCCGGGTCGTTGTCGAGTTCGGCCTTGATCTGTTGCAGGGTCGGCACGGTATCCCTCCTTCGGCGGTAAACTTATAGTCACATATATGACGAACAACCTGGCTAACTGGCCGACTGCGAAGGTTGGGTTGGTAAAAGCCAGACAGTCCGCTGGATCATAATCACGCCGTCGATACAGCGTCGACAATGAGCTTGGCTTCCCGAATTTTGGCTTCTTCCATTTCGGCTTTGATGAAATTAATTAGCGCGACAGCCGCAGCTTCCCGCACGGATACGGGCAGATCGTCATGTCGCGTGATGCTGGTGATATTTGATTTCGTGTATTCAATTTTCTTGGACATACGCATGTGCAGGCTCCTTATTACGCGTTACCGTCGGTCAGTGTGAATGTCGTAACAGTGAAGTTCTGTCCCGCGGTGAAACTCGTGGAGTCCACAGTCATATCCCCCCCACCACCCGTGAGTGTGACGGTGCCTTGGATGTGGCACGTAGTTACACCACTATCGTAAATTCGAAAATACCCGGCGGTGCCGGTGTTATCTGCACTGGTGTCCTGCCAAGTACCAGATTTCGCCTTGCTACCGGACGATGCCGCGGCCATCCAGTCTGAGGGTAGCGTGAGTGTGGCCAGAGTCGTACCGGATTCTGCTGTGGCGCAGTCGGCGGGGGGCGACCCTGTAAGGATCTTCATCACCGGAGCTGTGCTGATCGTGGTTTCAATCTGGTCCAGACGAGCATTTCGGACAGATGTAGACAATTGGATGGCCAATTGAATAACCTCCTATTAAAACTAAGTCTCACTTCAGGTTAGTTATTCCTATGTAAGAGTGTAAATGAGTAGGGTCTAGATGTCTAGATGTCTACCATCCGACTACGCCGGAGGTGCAGCCGGGACAATAAGCGTCGCTTGGATGACAGTGGACGATATTCGAGTTGCTGTAACCGTACAATCACCGAACCCAGGAAGTGTAGCGGCAATACGTGTGGTTCCTACACCTGCACGATCGCCTAACATGTTGACGAATAGCGATGTAAGGAGTTGGTGTACCGTGAGTGCGGTAAGGGGTGCCCCATTTTGATCGGTCAGGCGTTCGGTGGATGTCAAATTTACTACTGGCGCATTGAATACGGTTTCAATCACATCATTAACTGCAGGAAGCGCTGCAGCGCATGCAGCGGTCACTGCTGTCGCGTCCAGGGTCGGAGCGCTCGTGAGCGTTCGGTCGCCATACGCCCAAATACTAGAAGCCGACAACGATTCGATGGTAACCAAGCTATCGTTCGTGGCGATCGTAGTATCTGGAAGTGCTGTAAGTCCACCGTTCGTTGCTTTGACCACGCCTAGAACGCGTTCGGAATCGTCACACCCAGCCGCCGTACCACGTACAACCAGGTCACCTAAGGTATTGGTGTCGGTTGTGGCTAGCGTGACCTTGTACCAACCGTCAGAAATTTCTGTGGCGTTGGTTGCTCCAACGTTGGGGTTGGTAAACGCACCTCCTGCCTTGGAAATGGTAACAGCGAGCGTTCGACCTGTTGCCGCAGTTTTGGTCCCTGCAAGATACAGTTTAAGTGTGACAACGCGGCCCGTGTTCTGCGGGATTTGAATGCTGTCCACGTAGTAAACCTCTTGTAACTAACAGGTACCAGAAGCCTCTGCGCAGTCTGGAGCTGCGACCATAATCTAAATACGATAGCATACTTTTGAGAATCTGAAACGGCGTCATTCTGCAGAAACTCGCCGATTAGCGATCCGGTCTAAAAATTGAGCTGCGTCTTCACGTACGTGCGGATTCCAAGCACGCCAACTTAGGTTATGACCGAAGATCAGGTGACAGTTGTGTGAAGGACACTCACACAACGTCACGAGATTGGTTGGATCCAGTTCAAGATCAGGATAGAGGTGGAAGGGCTTCTCATGGTGTACCGCAATCGCAGTTTTCGAACCGCACGCGGCGCACGTTGGAAAGCACACTAGATGCTCTGCACGCACTTTAGGCCAGCGGGAACTACGAGGGACCCCATACACGAGTTCCGGCTCGTTTGCGGGATCCAACGCGGGGTCGTAATGAACGAGATCGTAGAGCGTCAGCATTTCGTAGTATCCTGCGTGTCAGGTGACAACACAGACAGATTACCACGTGACACGCCCTACATCCAACCGCGCAAGTTGGCGCTCAGAACTAGGAAGTCACAGTAATGGAAAGGTTTACCGGGTTTGATAGTCCACTATCATTAGTGACCACAATGGTTTTGGTCCCAGTACTCCCTGGAGTGTAATCCACTGTCATACTGGGCGCATCTGCCGAGAGCCATGCTTTGACGGGGCTGAAAGACCCGCCGCCGCTGGAGTCTGACAAATTGACCAACACACATCCACCATTAATGACGGCTTGTCCTGTCTGTGGGGGTACCGCATCCGCCACACTAAAGGCAAACGTCAGTGTAACCGGAACCCCAACAGTCGTCGTACCACTGCTACTATTTGAAGTCACAGCCGTTGCTACAGTGGCAGCGGTACCGGTTACTGTGTAAGTCACCGGCGACGGGTTGACCAACCCACCGTCATTTGTGGTGGAAATCGTAACGTCGCCTGACGCACCAACAGCCGGGGTATAGCGGAACGTCGCACGTCGTCGATCTGCAGTCAACGGGATCGAAGCAGGTAAAAACGTTCCGCCAGCACCACCATCCGACGGCGTAACCGTTGTAGGTGAGGTGGCCGTTACAGTCGTCGTACCACCCAACTGCACAACAAACCGCCCGCTCGGAGCGTTGGGACGGCCCGTGTTCGATGTTGCGGTCAGTGTGTATGTAGTTGCGTTAGTCCACATACCATCGCCGCGGTCGCGGAACACGACGATGGTGCCGCCGTTCGTGTTCTGACCGTTCTTGATTCGACCGCACGTATCGAACGTGCAGTTTACGAACCGGGCCATATCTCCGGAGCCGCTCGGCGAAACGGACCAGTCCTGCGCCGCGGCCCCGACTCTGGTGAACGTGCAATACGAAGCGTCGGTTTTACCTGCACGAAGGAAATTCCCGTCATCGAGCCAAATGTAATTGGTCGTACTCTCACCCGTCACCGCACACGGCGAGGCTGAACAATTCAGTCAGTTGTTGTTTTGACTAATAAGTCTACGACGTGTAGTGTAACCAACCGTAACGTGCACTATGAGATCTGTGAACTACTTGACTATGGACGACAAGATCGCGGAAGGAGCTCTTTGAGGATCCCGAAGCGGGCGTACTTCGGGGTTGGTTTTGCGCGCGACATCCCGGTCACATCACTCGTCGGTGTCGAGGGTGAACACTGTGTCGTCAAACAGCACATCGTCGTTGTCGAACTCGGCGACGGGTGGGTTCTCCGGCGGCGAGGTGAACAGAGACAGAATGAACGGGAGAATGATCTTGATGACCTCAAGAATCGTCGGCCCGTACTTCCTAAGCCAGTCCAAAATCGTTCCGTCGCCCAGCTTCCCCATGACGTCGGAGATTTGGGTGCGCGAGTACCCCTTCGCTAGAAGGCGGACGCGCAATAGAACCCGAAACAAACGGATGGCGGGACGGTTCATAGTATGAACCTTTCATGTTGGGGTTACACGATGGCAAAGATGTTCGTCGCGGTGGTGCCGTTCGCGGTGGAGTAAAGCTTCGTAACGACCAGGTCGTGGCGTGTATTAGCCGCTACCGGGACGATTCGCCCGATGCCTCCGAAGAATGTGTCCACCTTGAAGCTCCCGGCCCCGACGATGTAGAGGCCCCTAGGAAGGACCCCCTTAGTGGGCCCGGCATCGTCTCGGAAGTCGATGTCATCCGCGAGGCTCAATAGAACATAGTCAACCGCTGGCTGAAACAACGGGGGGAAGTTTGAGTATCCGGAGTAAACTGCTGCAGGAACGATAAGAGCCATATCACACCTTCTAATGTCTGGGTGGCGGAACCCATACGGGTTAACATATCACAATACAGACGAAAAAGCCCTCTCGATTTGGGATGCCCGACGGGTCAGAGGAGCCAACCCACAGGTTCCGCACTGATAGCTTCACGTATGAGGTTAGCCAACCTGCGGATTTCAGGATCCACGGCACCCGTAGATTCGTTGGATCTCAGAGCAAGAGTATGACGAGCTTGTTCCCAACTCATGGATGATACCAACCGCGTTTCCGTGGCTCCGGGAAGCAGATTCCTCGCAGCGGATCGCGCAGTCTTATGATCTACTCCTGCCTCCGTTAACTTTCCGTAAACGTCTTTGTACCCCTCCTTGCACTTCGAGAATACATCCGCCAGCGTACGATGGAGGCCCAGGTCCACACCTTTCTCTGCAGTTGTCGGATTGACGATCTGTGTGGACCCTCCTTCATCTACGTACCGAGTCGAACGGACCGAATAGTTGGTTTGGTAGTGGTGTCGTACCCAGTCTTGAAGGAGGTCTCGGCTCACGCCTTCGATGTAAAGGCTCACCCATTGTTCCATAGGGTACACCGGCGCAGTCTTCGTAGCGGTAACACCCGCCTGTCGGAGAGCTGTGACGTACCCCGCGTCAAGATCCGTCGATTGTAGAGCACACGGGTAGTAATTACGGATCTCGTCCAGAAACCGACGACCAAGCCCTAAACCCAACACTCGAATCCGATCACGGAAACTAAACCCGGAGCTGATTTCGGCCACGGGTTGATGACTTGCCCACTCGATAATCGCTCGGAGACTCACAGCAACACGGAACCCAGTGTCCGTAAATGCTGTAACCCAAACCCCAGGACGAGACTGAAGTGCGAGAAGAGTTTCGTACCGCGTCTGGATGTGTGGGACACTTACAGCAAACGTTTCAACAGCGTGGGCGTAGACGCTGTGGTGTTTGGTGTTAAGGATGTGATCGTGGTACGCGGGGGTGGGTCGGCCTTTAATACTCGTCACACTATCGTAGCAAAGACGACCAGCGAATTCGGCTAGATTATCTCCAGCCGTAGACGCCAAACGGTCGGTTGGGTGTCCCGCATATCGCGGAGGCAAGTAAAACTTGTTGTTGTGATAAACGACGGAAACCACGGGACCGGACATAAAAATCCTTTCTGCGGAAGGGTGCAGAGGATTTTTAGCAAATAGGGTCCGTAAAGCCAAAAAAAAATCCCCGGCGAGTGGCCGGGGAAGGTGAGCAGGGGTGACGTTAGACGCTCGGAGCTGCGCCGGTGTAGCTACCGTAGTCTGGGTCGGCAACGGTGGCAGCGTTGCTAGACGAGGCAAGTACCCGCACTCGCGTAGCCGCTGTATCGAACACGAAGTTCTGCGGCGTCTGAAGGATCTCAATGCGACCGGCAATGAGAGCGTTCTCAATCGCCGTGGACTTCTGTGGGTTCCGGTGCCACATCGAAAAGATGTTACCCGGAATTGCCATGTCCGCCCCGGCCGCAAGGGTGGCGCCTCGCGGACCAAGGAAGTCGAAATACATGGTGACGCCCGACGTGTTGCGCACGATCGTGACATCAGCCTTGGTCGGGATCGCCATGGTTCATCCCCGAAGGGGGTCTCCGCGTTGTGGTTACTTGGCCTCACCAGCCATCTTGGCCTTTTCCTTCTCCGCCTCTTCCTCTTCGGGGGTTTCTTTACCCTCGAACGGCTTGGCTGGAATAACGCCAGTGTCCATAGACGCTTTGACCTTCTCGTTGAACAAGAAGGCAGCAGCGGCCTTGACCTGCGCGTCCAGAAGAAATTCAGGACTCTGTGGCTGTTGCTTTTCATTCCCGCCCAGGACTTCGAAAGTCGAGTCCAGCGCGTACTTGACGGCTTGTTCGGCGACGACGGCCTTCCCGTTTTCGACTTCGTTCAGGTAACCGTCGACGGCCATCTTGATCATGTCGTTCAAACGGAGGAACCGCTCGGATTCCTCCTTGGACTTCGCAACGTGACCCAGCTCCGACGCCATCTTGCTCCAGAAAACGGGCACGGTGACGTTGGTCATCAGAATCGCGTTTGCTTCGTCTCGACTTTGGGGGGTCACAGGCGCTCCTCGTTAGTGGGTCTCAATAGGCATTACGCCAGATAGTCAGCGCGACCGAGGGCCCCAGAATGCGCCAAGGTGACACCGTACTCTTCGGCACACTGGAACATGTACACGCCGAAGTTTTCGGTCTTCACCAACATAGTCGGCGGGGTGAACCGGCATGCCTTACCGAGGAACGCGGTCGGCCCGAACAGGTAATGCACCATGTTCGCCACAAGACCCCGCTTGATCGTCACCAACCAGTTCTGTCCGTGAAGACTGAACTTGGTGTACGGGTCCACAAGGGTTTGCGCGGTACGGTCCACACCGGCTTCGATCAAGTCCCATCGATATTGCTCCGACCAGGTGATGTTATTCACCAAGTTGGTCTCGACCGGGATGTTGAACGGGGTTTGTTGAACGATCTGGTGGCAGGCCGTAACCGTCGAGTTCCGGCTGAACCCACCCGAGATCTGCTTGTACTGCGCAACGCCACTATACGGCACGGTCGAACCCGGACCGATCAAGTACGCGTTGACGGCTGAAAGGAGCGCCATGTCCTTGACAGCCTGGAGGTCCTTGACCATGTTGTCGGCGAAGAGCTTACGAACGTCGTGCTTGTACGTCCGGAGCTCCCACTTGTTCTTGATGACCTTCGGCGACATCAACATCGTCGGGGTCACGGCGAACCGCGACGGACGAATGTAGAAGTTCGTCGGGTTGGCCATATAACCGACTGCGATCGATTGCGACAAGGTCATTTCCTTGTCGTAGATCTTGATCGGCTTGTCAGTCCAGAGCGCCCGGTCGAAATCATTCCCGACATCCTCGCTTGGGAGGATCTGCTCGGAGAATGATTCTTCGCGGAGCTGACGTCGAATGAAATCCGACGCTTCTTCTTCGGCCTTCTTGCGGAACGCGCCGTCCCGGTCGATCAGGTCGAGATAGGTTTCGTTCTGTTGAACGATTTGTTCTTTAAGAGCCACTTAGTCGAACCTCCGGTGGTTCGGGGGCGGTCAAGGCACGCCCGCCGATGATTAATTAGCGGGTGCCGGGAACGTACTTGGACCAGAAGGCGAGAGCGGTCCGACGGTTAGCGTTCGTATACGCGCCGCCAGAAACGATACCAACGATGGTGTCCCATGCCGCGATCGTCGGGTCACCGACCTGCAACAGGCCCGCAGAGTTGAACGCTGCGGTCGTACCCCGTTGGTTCGTGAGTTTGCCCGCATTCGCGTCCGTGTTGCTGGTCACACACCGGAGTGCTTGACCCGTCACGTACACCTGAGCGGTGTCGTACTCGGTACTTTCGAGTTCGTACCCACCCTCAGCCACTAGGGCAACGAGGTTCGAGCCACCCACGAGCGGCAGAACCGACAAGTACACATCCGGGTAGGTCGTGTTACCATAAACTGGAACGCCAGGGATGGCACCAGGGTTGGACACGTCTGGGTCCGTGGAGCTGGAGTACACATACATCGGCATGGTTACGCCGCTGGCACCCATCTCGACCGTGAAGGTCTTGGGACCATCGATACCTTCGCCATACGGCGAGAGGGCTGAAACCGTACTGACAGGGTGCACGACAAGACCCGGCACGACCGGGCTACCAATACTCCCGATGTTGACGTTCGAGCCGATGGTGACGGCTGCATCGAGAGCCATTTCCTTGAACCACCCCTTCAACGCCGTGAGGGTGTGGTCGTAGGCTTGACCAGGGTTAACGTAAGCCATGAAAACAATCCTCGCGGAAGCGGGTGGTTATAGGGTTACTGGATGGTACCGGTTGCCATTTGGGCGCGGAGAGCAGCCATCCGATTCGCAAAGGCACGGTCTGCTTCACTCTCCGGGCGGTCCCCAACCCAGACGCGCTCCGCCGGCGCCGACGCCTCTTTTTTGCCTGGGATTGGCGTCCCGGATGCAAGGCGAGGGTCATTACCCTGGTTGGTCCGTTGCTGCTCCAACGCCTCAGCCGCCTTAGTGGCGAGTTCGGTTAGAAGGGGCAGCGCTTGGTTGCTATCGGCCAGCATCGCCATCAAGTCGTCCTTGCGAGACGCCGGAACCCAGCCGCCGCCGAGCAAAGCGGACGCGGCCTTCTCGATCAGCGCCGGGTCGGCGGGCTTGACCTTGTCAAGCCGTTCCTTGTAGGCGTTAGCGACCTTGATGCTGTTGGCCACGAGCGTCGAGGCTTCGGCAAGTGGGTCCATGTGACAGATCTCTCAGGTACAAGTAACTGGTGCGCGGGTCAGTTTGCGGCGTTCCGCAATTCTTGGAAGTACGCTACGGCCGCATTCCGACGCTTACGCTCCGGGCTGTTTTCAGCCGCGGGCTTGAATCGGAACTTTCCGGCCTGCATGTGGGCCTTAGTGTTAGCAACAACAGACGCGGCCTTCGTAAGGACCTTGTCTACTGCCTCCTTCGTCTCCGGAGGCATTTCCTCGCCCTTGGACTTTTCCTTCAGGAGAGCAATGAGCTGTTCCAGCATTTCCGGCGTGATGCCCATCTCACCCATAGCCGCAGCGTTATCGTCTGGGCCGGGTTCGCCAGGAGGTGCACCTTCGGGAGGCATCGCACCTGCGAGTTCAGGCGGCAACTCACCACCAGCACCAGGAGGCATACCACCCGCTTCCGGAGGCATACCACCACC